TACAGCAACTACTGGATGCAGATTGTGGGCACACGCGGATTCAAGGGCAAAAAGACCATGAATGCACGTACTCAGTTCAATGTCTTGTTTGACATGTCTGAACCCAAAGTCGAAGACGATGGTTGCGAATTTGACTCTGCGGCCATGGACCAATTACAAAAGGAACAATCATGAACAGAACAGGACATGAAGATGTCAATTTTTTTTACGGAACCGAAGTAGAGAATACCCCGGCTTACGGCAAGACTACCTTGTTTGTGGTAGGAATTCAAAAGTCAGACGATATTCTAGCAGCCATGACTCGGGGGTCAAAGCCTGTGGGGCATATCTTTTTTGGTGCCAATCACAGTTTTGATCCTCGAAACAATCTGGATTGGTCACGCTGGGAAGGCATGATAGGGTCGTTTCTCTCTCGAGGTTATTTGTGTAGTCTGGACATTCCCATCACTGCTGTGGCGGATTTCAACGAAACCGGCTTGTGCGAATTCAGGAACTTTATTCCACAGATTCGAGTAAGTGTCCCCTATACAAAACTGTGGAATTATAATACAATGTTAAAAATAGATGATGTAGATTTTGATGCAACCAATCCTGGAGTGTGGACACATAGTTTACACAGCCTAATGAGTCGTAGCACGTTTACATCCTGGGATGAATATTCAAAGGACCAACCAGTATGAACCAACAAAGAGAACAAGCACTTGCTGAAAATCGCAGCAGAATCATGACCCGAGCCGATAAAAAAATCTGGGTGACCTTTCGGAAGGAAGGCATTCACAAATACCCTGCAGCAGCCACAGACCCAGAACTGGCCACTGGAGATGAGTATGACGTTTCGTTTTTGAGTTATCCTCATCGCCATATCTTTCATTTTCAGGTGTGGATTGATGTGCTGCATTCAGATCGAGATATCGAATTCATCCAGTTTAAACGCTGGTTGGAGAATCTTTACAAAGAAGGCACTCTCCAGCTGGATTTTAAAAGTTGCGAAATGATGGCAGATGATTTATATATGCAGATCGCCAGCCGCTATCCTGACCGTGCTGTCTGGATTGAGGTCTCCGAAGACGGTGAAAACGGAGCACTCATAAAATATGAAACCCACCAACCCCTTCAATCAATCAAAATCTAAGGACTATTATGGCCAAGCCAACCTTTAAACCCAATCCACGCATGACCGAGATCTTTGATGATCTGGACAAGTTCCTGGAGTTCTGTCAGGAATATGGGTATCGCTACAACGAAGGCGATCTCTACAACTTTCGCAGTTATGCTTGGCAGCAGTACAGCAAGTACAGCCAGGGCAAGAACGCCAAGAACATGTGGTGGGAGGACGCTCGACGCTTTGCAGGATTCCGTCCAGCATAACGCATGATCAATGTGTTTTTTGTTCCCGGAATGTTCGGGTCAACAATAGAGTATGTTCTAAGTAATTATACTCAAGAACATACTCCAGTCGATGCGACCATCTGCGAGGATGGATCTATGCATTCGTACAGTAAACAACTGCATATTACCGATCTTGATTGTGTTGTGCGTATGGCTAGTAACGATCTAGCGTGTAAAATTATCACACCAATTTATCCATTTAAGCATCAGCACCTTCCGGAAATTTTAACAAATTTTAAATCTACTGAGTCAGATAAAAATATACTGATGTATGCTGGTTCTTTGCAGTCAGCAGAACTTAACATGTTATTTCAGTATCACAAAATAGCATTTGGTACAAATTTACAACTTGGATTAACAATTTTCTCTGGCAGTAATGCACACAACATTGTGAATTGGAACACTGATTATACGTCCTGGGATCAAATGAAACCTTGGGAATGGCGTGAGTGGTTTAGTCTGTTTTATGTTGTGTGGACACAAGAATGGCAACAATCAGTCAATCAGGTGCCGGAGTATTTTTTAAAAATAAAAAATACTGATTTGTTGTTTGATACAGGATCGACATTGACCAAACTGATTGATTTTTGCAAACTCACCGCCAAACCTGGGCTTGCTGAATTTGTTCAAGAATGGCAAGGCCGACAGCAATACATTGTTGATGAGTTTGAATTATTGGATCAAATTGTAACTTATACTGTGAACAATCAGGAATTCTCATGGCAACCTGTCAACATAGTAGCTGAGGCCATTGTTCAGCAACGATTGCGAGCAAGAGGATACGAAATTCGCTGTGATGGTCTAAATACATTCCCAACTGATGCCAAAACTCTTTACAATCTACTGGAACCAGTGTAAAATACAATCATGAACTCAGAACAAACTGATCAAGATAATCTCGAGTCCCTGGCCGAGATGTTGGATACTGCATTGACCAGCCAGGATCCTCGTGTGGTCTCGGCCCTGCGTCAACTCATGATCATGGTGGCCCTGACTCGCCCAGACGCGGCTGCTGACAAAAACACGAAAAAATACGATTACGATATCCAACAATATCGAAACCCTTGGTCTGATTCGATGAGGGTCAAATCTGAATACCGTGACGCCCAAATGCTGAAAAAACTACAAAGTATAAAAGGAATATAATGCGCAAACTCTACTACATGGGACTTGAAAGTTACGAGGCCCGATACACTCTACAACTGTCTGAATGGAGCCGTGCGGTGTTTGACCGTCGTGGTGTGGACGTGGTGTACGTGCCTGGCCAGGTGATTGACAACACACAGGCCATCTCAGTAGGACAGGTGTTGGACGCACATGGTCGCAGTTACTTTGCCATGAGCCAGATGATGAATCTGGTGCAGATGATGAAGAACGGTGCGGTCACTGGTGACGATGTGGTGTTCTTTGAAGACATGTTCCAACCTGGGTTTGAAAGCCTTGGTTACATTCTCAATCAAGTGCCTGAATCGCAACAACCGCGTATCTATGTTCGTTGCTTGGCACAGGCCATTGACCCCGATGACTTTGTGCATGTGTGGGGCATGAGTAAGTGGATGGGCCTGTATGAGCAAATGGTCAATGACATTGTGCGAGACTCCGGCGGTGCTGTGTTGGCTACCACCGAAGAGATGGTCGCTCACATGAGAATTGCAGGCTGGACTGCTGACATCTACAACATTTCAGGCCTGGCATTTGGCAAGACAGAAGTTCAAGGTCGCATTGGCGGTGCTGCAAACATTCGTTGTTTGCTGCACGTTGGGATCAAGAAAAGCAGCCAGACTTTTACATGGACTTGATTGAAATGTGGCATGCTCAGGGCCCACATCCAGTGGAGTTTGCTCTACTACAAGGTGGGCCGCTACGCAGCAATGATCCCAAGTACGTGGCTCGTGCAAGACAGATGGCTGCAGAAGGTAAACTCGCAATTCATGAGAATCTAAAGAAAAATGATTACTACAATATTCTTAATGATAGCCGTGTGATGTTCAACTGTGCGCTGCAAGACTGGGTAAGCAATACAGTGTCGGAAGCAGATGCTCTTGGCTGTAATGTTCTATACCCTGCTTATAGGAGTTTCCCTGAAACTTTTGCACATGACCCTGACCGTTTATACGTTCCCTGGAGCATTGACGATGCGTTTGTAAAACTGCAACTGTTGTTGCGTGAACCACATCACAACATGGGCTTGATCTCAGACTGGAACAACGGCACTGTGGATCGCTGTGTGGACATCATGCAGGGCACAGGCGACCAATGGTTGCGTTCAGGCAGAAACTATCGCAACCATGTGAGCGAATCTAAATATCATGTGGTCAAGGTGGAAGAATGATGGTAGTAGTAACAGGAGCCGCGGGCTATATCGGCGGCGAGATTGCATTGTTGTTGCAGGATGCAGGACACACAGTGATCGGCATTGATCGACGTCCTTGTCCGGCACATTTGAAAGATGTGTTTGGCGAGTTTGTTCAAGCTGATTTTGACAGCGACGAAGCATATCGAAGCTTGATCAAGTCGCAGCCTGAGGCTGTGGTGCATTGTGCTGGCACCAGCTTGGTTGGCCCTAGTATAAAATATCCAAGTGATTACTATCACAACAACGTGGTCAAGACTTTGAATCTCTTGAACATCATGCACAGTGCGCTGCCCCGAACTAGGCTGATTTTCAGTTCGAGTGCAGCCGTGTATGGCGAACCCATCATGAATCCTTGTCACGAAGTTGATCCTAAGGAACCAGTAAGCCCGTATGGCGAAAGCAAGCTCATGATAGAACAGATTCTGGAGAGCTATCATCGTGCGTATGGCCTAGACTATGTGGCGTTTCGTTACTTCAATGCCTGCGGTGCCGATAGCCAAGGGCGTCACGGACAAGAACCTGGTGCTACACACATCATTGCTCGTGTGCTAGAAAGCATCCGCGACGGTCAAGAGTTTGTGCTGAACGGCATTGACTATCCCACGCCTGATGGCACCTGTGTGCGTGACTATGTGCATGTGGAAGACATTGCTCGAGCACATGTTCTGGCCCTAGATCGGCGTGTGGAGCCGGGTGTGTATAATCTGGGTACCAGTCAAGGCATCAGCAATCGTGAAATTATCGACACTGCTCAGCAGGTCACAGGCTCTGCTGTGGTGATTCGTGTGGGAGATCGACGCCCGGGTGATCCTCCCATGCTAACTGCTGGTGCAGACAAGTTCAATCGCTACACCACTGAGTGGCGCAAATATAATTTAGACGACATAATTGGCCATGCATGGGCATGGTACAAACAATGACTTGGTCGGTTTATCAACACTGGGATCCGTTAAGAGTTTGCGTAGTAGGTCGTAGCTACCCTCCTGAATTTTATTCCTGGATTAAAGTTCCTCATGTTAGAAAATTATTTGAACGTATTGCTATTGAGACAGAAGAAGATTATCAAGGCATAATAAAGTTATTAGAAAAATTTGGGGTAGAAGTACTGCGGCCGAACTTAGCAAAAACAACACTTGTGAATGGTAAGTTTTTGCCGCCGCCGATGACCCCGCGAGATTATAACATCATGATTGGCAGTACGTTTTACAACAATTATGGATTTGATTTTAAAAACTTTTATCTAAAGATCAAAGATCCGATGTGGCCTGAGTGTGATAATTTAAATGATTTTTATAAGTTGCCTGACGTAATCAAAAAAGAATGCATAGACACATTCAAACTTGATGAACAGATAAGTGAATATCACGATTATTCCTTAATTTCTGATCGTGTAAAAAAACAAGGGAACACAATTAATAATTTTATTAATGTTCAAAATATTAACGGGGCAATGATATCAAGAATAGGTCGCGATTTATATTTTGGCACCAAATCATATGATCAGGATACCGCGGGCATTCAGCAGCTGGTTGATCAAGAATTTCAGAACACTAGAAATCATGTGATTAATACAGGAGGGCACAGTGACGGAACATACTGCCCTGTTTGTCCGGGGTTAATTATAAGTCTTGAGGACATACCAACTTATAAAGATACATTTCCTGGCTGGGAAGTGATTTATCTTCCAGAACAAAGTTGGGAAGCAGTACGACCTTTTCTTGATCTCAAAAAAAAGAATAATGGGCGCTGGTGGATTCCGGGATTTGAACACAACAACAATGTGGTAGACGTGGTTGAGTCCTGGTTGGCTCACTGGACTGGGTATGTAGAAGAAACAGTGTTTGATGTCAACATGTTGATCATTGATCCCAAAAACGTCGCTGTGTTTAGCTACAACAAGCAGGTATTTGATGCACTAGACCGATACGGAATCACTCCTCACATTGTGCCATTTAGGCATAGATATTTCTGGGATGGTGGTATTCACTGTGTGACCAGCGATTTGCATCGAGAAGGCGTTATGCAAGATTTTTTTCCGGAGCGCAACCGTGTTTGATAAGATTCTAAAGTTTGAACAAGAACTAGCTGAGTTCACTGGCGCACCTTATGCGGTCATGACCGATTGTTGCACACATGCTATCGAACTGTGCTTGCGATATGATTGCGTGACTGAGTGTAGTTTTACGCCTTACACTTATCTCAGTGTCGCCATGACCATGCACAAACTGCGTATTGATTATCGGTATCACGAACACGAATGGCAACGCTGGATTGGAGAATATCCGTTTGTGGGCACCAGAATCTGGGACAGTGCTCGACGCCTGGAACGAAACATGTATCGAGCCGGTACCATGCAGTGCTTGAGTTTTGGACATTCTAAGCCTTTACACATAGGCCGTGGAGGTGCTATACTGTTGGATGACCCAGTGGCATATCACGAGATACTTTTGCAACGCTATGATGGTCGCGATCTAAATATCACACCATGGTCTCAACAACAAACATTCAGAGTTGGATATCACTACAAGCCCACACCAGAAGAAGCAGAACTAGGTTCCGCACTGCTGCAGGGCATACGAGAAAATCCACCCGAGCCCCGATTTGTTGAGTATCCAGATTTACGAACCATCACTATCAAGGACTAAAATGACAGATAAAAATCAAACAGCACTAGACGCCATGGCTGGCGACGGCGGCTACGGTCTGGCCAAAGCATGCGATCATCTTCGCTTTAAATTCAAGCGTGACGGGAAACGTTTCTGGGCTGGCGATAACATTAGCGAATACATCAGCAAGGGCACAGCTCGACGCTTGGCCAAGATGTACTTTAATGAAATAATGGCAGGAAGATATGAACCAGCACCAGACGCAACAGCATTTCCCAACGATTCGGCAGACCGTTACGAAGGTATGTTGGTGGTACGTAGTGAGTTGCGCTCTATGTGCAGTCATCATCATCAGCCCGTTAGCGGTGTCGCTTACATTGGCATCATCGCCGCAGAAAAACTTATTGGTCTTAGCAAGTACACTCGTATTGCTCAGTGGTGTGCTCGCCGCGGTACCTTACAAGAAGAACTAGCCAACGATATTGCTCGTGAGATACAGAATGCCACCGATGCCCGAGATGTAGGAGTTTACATACAGGCGGTGCATGGCTGCTGTGAGAATCGTGGCATCATGGCACACTCCAGCCTCACACAGACCACTGTGCTAAAAGGTGCGTTTAAATCTGATCCTGGTGTGAAAAAAGAATTCTTTGACAACATCAAACTGCAACAGGACTTTGCTCCACGATGACACAGCCATTACGCGATGATCTCATGGTGCAACAACAATTGCCGGCGCAGAATGAATGGATCCGGAGTTGGCAGCACATGGTGGCTGTGATCATGCTGAACCAGACCGGAAGGAAACCAGTCAAAACGGTGCTGCCCATGTTCTTAACAAGATGGTCATCGCCTCAGCAATTTCTCATCGCCCAGAAAGATGATGTGCGTGATGTTATCTGGAGTCTGGGCATGGTCAATCGACGATATGAACGACTGTGTAAGATGAGTGTGAATTTTTTAGAATGGGACGGTGAAGATGCCAGCAAGTTGTATGGCATAGGAAAGTATGGATCCGACTCATATGAAATATTTTTCAAACAGAACTATGCAGTAGTGCCCACTGACAAAGAACTCAAACGATATTTGGAAGAAGAAGTGTATGGATTTGTATGAAGCACAGAAATCAGGTATTGCACCCTGGGATCAAACAGTTGTAGAACTCAGTGACTTTCATGTGGCGGTGTTTCGTGACCGATTTCCGGTCACTCGCGGTCACTTGTTGTTTGTGCCTAGATTCAATACTCCTGGAGTAATCCGAGACTGTTTTGAATCTGCCATGGCCGAAGGCAACCGAATGGTCTCTGCCGGCCAATGTGATGCATTCAATGTGGGCATGAATTGTGGTACTGCAGCCGGACAGACCGTGATGTATCCGCATGTGCACATGATTCCAAGACACCGCAATGATTGCGGGGATCCTGTGGGTGGTGTTCGGGCAGTGATTCCGGGGCAGGCCAACTACAAAACCGACACCTATCAACAGCCCGATAAATAATGATCCAGCGGTCTCCGGCTCATCCCGCTATACAAACTCTGCTGCCTATGCTATAATCAACATAGGAGAATTAAATGGCAAATCAACCAAGACAATACAAATACACTTCAACCAAGGAGTATCACGATGCTTTTCCCTGCGCTTATCGCCAATGGCGTGCTGATAGTCACTGTAATCTCATTCATGGTTATAGTTTTAGTATGAAGTTCTACTTCGGCACAGACGACCTGGATGTGCGCAACTGGGCCGCTGACTACGGCGGGCTCAAAGAACTCAAGGGCATCTTGGAAGACCAGTTTGACCATACACTTTTGGTCAGTGCTGATGATCCTGAACTGGCAACGTACCAACTGTTGCAGGAGAAAAAGTTGGCCAAACTGACTATTCTGCCTAGACTGGGTTGCGAAGGACTGGCTGACATGCTTTACAAATATGTCAACGGTGTTTACATTCCTGACATGTGGGGACAGTCTGAAGCCGATCGCTTGTGGTGTTATCGTGTGGAAGTGCGTGAAACACAAAGCAACATGGCATTCCGTGAAGGACATCGTGAATGGAACGAGGACTTGTTTGCATGACAAAAAAATACAATCTTGCAATCCTGCTGCCCACTAGAGGCAGAACACATGCCCTGGATCGCAGTGTACGGACCTTGATTGACAATGCTCACAACATGGACAATGTGCAGATCATGTTTGGGTTCGATCGTGACGATGATGTGGGTCTGACACATTTCAAGTCTAGTCTCCAGCCTGAACTGGATCAACGTGGTGTGGACTATGTGGCAGTGCAGTTCAATCCATTGGGCTACATCAACATCAATCGCTATGGCAACATTCTAGCACAGCATGCTAACGCTGATTGGTACATGTTCTGGAACGACGATGCCATAATGGAAACTCCCGAGTGGGATCGAATCATTGGTGAACGCACGGGAGAATTCAAGCTCCTAGCGGTGCATACACACAACGATCACCCTTACAGCATCTTTCCTATTGTGCCTGCAGAGTGGATGGATATCCTAGGGCACTTGAGCCCGCATCAGATGATTGACGCCTGGTTGAGTCAACAGGCCTATATGCTGGATATTATGGATCGACTGGAGATTTATGTCACACATGATCGGCACGACTTGACCGGCAATAATGCAGATGCCACATTCCGAGGTCGCACTGCACTAGAGGGGCGACCGCACGATCCTGCAGACTTTCATCACATAACTCAAACCCAACGGCGTATGATGGAATGCGAGAAGCTGGCACAGTACATGCGTAATCAGGGCATGAGCACTGCGTGGTGGGAAGCAGTCAGGGCTGGTACACAGGATCCTTGGGCCAAGCTCAAAGAATTTGATACCAACCGGCAAATGGTTCAATTCAGTATGAAAGTGGATCCTGCTACTCAGCAAGTTCGTTATGACCCAGAAAATACACAGTAAAATTTATCCACAGATGCTGCTGGTATCTGTGTTGTCGGCCAACACTACAGAGTCTCGTGTGGATGCAGCAGGCACAGATGAAATCCTACAGGCCAGCCTGTTGAGATTACCACAGGGCAAGACCATTGCACCACACAAACATCTTTTGCAGTTTCGCAACACACAGGGCACATGCGAAGCCTGGGTGGTGATATCTGGCACTTTGCAAGCCCAGGTGTTTGATGTTGACAACACCGTGGCAGACACTGTGACGTTGTCAGCAGGAGACTGTATGGTGTTGTATCGTGGCGGTCACAACTTCACAGTGGTGTCTGAGGACGCTGTGATCTATGAAATCAAAAACGGACCATACTATGGTGCTGTATTTGACTCGGAGAAAATCTAATGCGAGCCGTGGTATTTGGATCCACAGGTGGTATTGGTGCTTGTGTTAGTCGACAGTTGACTCAACAAGGGCATACTGTGGCAGGGGTCAACCGATCCCAATTGGACTGTGTAGGCGAAGCGTTTGAACAAGAGATTTCCAACATTATCTCTCAGACCGAACCTGACTGGATATTCAACTGCATTGGTGTGCTGGGCAACAATCAAAGTGACTATCGTTCGGTATTTGATGCCAACTTTGGTAGTGCCTGGGCTATTGTGCGGCATTACATTGAACATCCTGATCAAGCAGTTAAAATCATGCTGACCGGAAGTGCTGTGCACAATCAACCCCGACGTAATCTGGTGTTGTATGCTGCCAGCAAGTCAGCACTTCACAACATGTGGCAAAGCACCGAAGACATATTTGCCGGAACCAATGTTCATATTGCCCTGGTTCATCCGCCCCGAGTCAACACCGCCATGCTGAATGGAAGACCGGGTGCCAGTCTGGAACCAGAATACGTGGCACAGGTCATGATAGACTTGACACGCACAATGAAAAGCCGTACACTACTAGAACTAGGAACTTAACAATGAAAACAGCATTTATCACAGGCATCGCAGGGCAAGACGGCAGCTATTTGGCCGAGCACCTGTTGGCACAGGGCTACAGAGTCACTGGCATTATCCGACGAAACTCCACAGTAGAACACCAGAAGGATCGCATTGGCAACTTGCCAGTGGAAGTGGAGTACGGTGACCTTACTGATCAAAGCAGTCTGGAACGTGCCTTGCGTTTGTACCAGCCAGATGAAATCTACAACTTGGGTGCACAAAGTCATGTGCGTATTTCTAGTGACATTCCACAGTTTACAGCACAGGTCAATGCACTTGGCGTGATCAACATGCTGGAAGCTTATCGAACTGTGGTACCCGAGGCACGGTTTTATCAAGCCAGTTCTAGCGAGATGTTTGGTAGCAGTGTGGATGCTGACAACTACCAGCGTGAGACCACTCCCATGCGTCCTGTCAGCCCTTATGGTTGTACCAAGGTGTTTGCCTACAACATGGTGCATCATTATCGCAAGGCTTATCGACTGCATGCCAGCAACGGCATCTTGTTCAATCACGAAAGCCCACGACGTGGTTCAAACTTTGTGACCAACAAAGTGGTCAAGGGTGCTGTGGAAATTGCCCTGGGCTTGAGCCGGCAGTTGGAAATGGGCAATATGGACAGTTATCGAGACTGGGGTCACAGTTCAGACTATGTGCGAGCCATGCACATGATTGTACAACAAGACAACCCCGACGACTTTGTGGTGTCCACTGGTGTCACTCGTTCAGTACGTGACATGTGTGAGTATGTGTTTGGTCGTCTTGGACTGAATTATCAAGACCATGTGGTTCAGAATCCTAAATATCTTCGTCCAGAAGAACTGCCTTACCTGCGTGGGGACAACACCAAGATCACTACTGAACTTGGATGGAAGCCCACATATACGTTTGAAGCCTTAATGGACGAAATGATTGAGCACTGGCAGCACATCTACAAGCAAAAGGAAGCATAATGAAACTCAAAGTAAGCGAACTATTTTATTCAGCACAAGGCGAAGGACGGTATGTGGGTGTGCCCTCAGTGTTCTTGAGAACATTTGGCTGCAACTTTACTTGTTCAGGATTTGGATGCAAGCCAGGCGAGAAGAGCACCGAAGCAGACGAAGTGGCCAAGACTGTAGAACTGTACAAGACTTTTGAAGAACTACCCCTGGTGGCCACAGGCTGTGACAGTTATGCCAGTTGGCACCCAGACTTCAAACATCTCAGCCCCACATACACCCCACAGGACTTGGCTGATCGTATGACAGCACTGTTGCCCAACGGTGTGTGGCAACAGCCCAATGGCAACCCTGTGCACCTGGTGATCACCGGAGGCGAACCGTTGCTGGGCTGGCAACGTGCCTATCCCGAACTGTTGGATATCTTGGCTGAACGAGGTCTGCGGCACATCACATTTGAAACCAACGGCACCCAAGATCTTACGCCAGACTTTAAACAGTATCTAGCCAACTGGTTTGGTGAGATCACTTTCAGCGTCAGTCCCAAACTGAGTGTGAGTGGTGAATCTTGGTCAGATGCTATCAAGCCCGACGTGGTCTGGGACTACGAATCTTATGGTGTGACCTATCTCAAGTTTGTGGTAGAAAAGCCACAAGACTTTGATGAACTGGATCGTGCTGTGGCCGAGTATCGCAGTCGCGAGTTTGCTGGTCCTGTGTTTGTGATGCCCGTGGGCGGTGTGGTGTCAGTTTACAACGGCAACCGAATCAATGTAGCTGACGAAGCACTTAAACGTGGCTACTGGTACAGTCCTAGACTTCACGTGGACATCTGGGGCAATGGCTGGGGCAAGTGATGCTAAAACCCAAATACCGTGACCAAGTGCACCAAATTCCTGAGCAGGATTGGGGATTGGGTCGTGCGAGACACTGGAGACTCCAACTGTGTTGGCTCCCCAAAAAGTGTTTCTTGACCGGACGACCACTCTGGGGTCAACTGGCCTATCACGGTGAACGCTGGATCACTGGCCCGGGAGAGCCAGTTGTAGAACACTACTGGATCGACCGAGATGAATTTGTAATGTGGAGATTAAAACATGTTTGACGGCATAAAAAAATGGCTTGCACAAGAACCCAAAGTCAGCACTCCGATGGCTGCAGCACCACGGAAAGAAATATCAGAACCCAAGGTCAAGACACGTGCCCGGAATCCTGAAAAGTCAGCCAAGGAACTGGCTACTGAAGCAGGCGAACCTTATGTGGCTGTGTTGAGAATGGATGTGGACCCTGCCAACCTGCATCAGGGTGCGTTTGAACTGGACTGGAATGAGATCTTTGTGGCTCGCTTGGTCAAGGCTGGCTACATGATGAAAAAAGAAGATCAGGATTCAGAAATTGTGGATCGTTGGTTCCAGAACATTTGCCGTCATGTTGTGATGGAAACTTGGGAACAAGAAGAAGCCATGCGCAAAAGCGGTATCTGGGTCAAGACCACAGACATTGGCGGTGGTAGATCGGAAGTGTCGTGATATTCAATCACATCAAACAACTCAAGGCTGAAGGCAAAAAGATTGGCATCACGTTCAGCACATTCGACATGTTGCATGCTGGTCATATTGCCATGCTGAGCGAGGCCCGCAATCACTGTGACTACTTAATTGCTGGCTTGCAAACTGATCCCACTATTGATAGACCTGACACCAAAAACCCACCAGTGCAATCAATTGTGGAACGACAGATACAATTGGCTGCTTGCCGCTATGTAGACGAAGTTGTGGTATATCAAACTGAACAGGACCTGGTGGACTTGCTGCTGATATTGCCTGTGGATGTGCGTATCTTGGGCGTGGAGTACGAGCACCAGGAATTTACTGGCCGCAACGAATGTCATGGTCGAGGTATTGATCTTGTGTTCAACGGTAGAGATCACAGTTTTTCCAGTTCAAGCCTGCGTAAGCGGGTGGCTCATGCTGAAACTCTAAAAACATTAAAACAATGATTTTGTATGTCAACGGCGACAGTCATGCTGCTGCTGCAGAAGCGGTGAATCCACATGCCTGGGCCTGTGATGACGGCCTGTATTGGGGACTGGGTCAGCAGCCGCATCCCGACAACGAGCGTGTGAGTTTTGGCTGTGAACTGGCCAATTGGCTCAATGCTATCTTGTACTTAGACGCACAGGCTGGAGGATCCAACGCCAGAATCATGAGGACCACACGGGACTGGATATCGCAGCAGACTTCTGCTGTGTTACAGGACACCTTTGTGGTACTGCAGTGGAGCACTTGGGAACGCCAAGAATGGTTGATCAACGAGGAATATCTACAGGTCAATGCATCCGGTGTAGATCATGTGCCTGAGAGCCATCAGCCGCAGTATCGGGAGTTTGTGGCCGGCATAGACTGGGCTGCATGCGAAGCACAGGCACATGCTGAAATTCATCGGTTCCATTTAGAACTACAGGATCAGAATATTGCACATGTGATGTTCAATGGCAACAGCCATTTTGAATCACAACCACTCTACTACAACTGGCACAACTGTTACATGCACCCCTATGATCCTGCCCGAACCTATGATCGTGTGCTAAAAAACAACGGATTCCGCACAGTAAATCCTGATAGTTGGCATTTTGGTCCAGATGCCCATTGCTTTTGGGGCGAATATCTGCTACAATATATTAACGCCAATAACTTACTGCCCACACAATGAAATATCTCCTGATCGATACCAGCAACATGTTCTTTCGTGCTCGGCATCAGGCACACCGTGCCGCCGACACATGGACCAAGCTGGGTTTTGCTCTGCACCTGACTTTTATGAGTGCCAACAAGGTAGCACGTGACATTGGTGCTGATCACGTGGTATTTGCCCTGGAAGGGCGTAGCTGGCGCAAGGATGTGTACAAGCCCTACAAGGCCAATCGTGCTGTGGCTCGGGGCAAGATGAACGAGACCGAAGCAGAAGAAGACAAGATGTTCTGGGAAACATATGACCTGCTGACACAGTATCTGGCCGCCAAGACCAACTGCAGTGTGCTTCGTTGTGCCACTGCTGAAGCAGATGACATTATTGCTCGTTGGATTGCACTACACCCTGCGGATGAACATGTGATTGTGAGTTCAGACTCGGACTTTGTGCAGTTGGTGGCACCCAATGTCAAGCTCTACAACGGCATTAACGATCACTTGTTTGCTGTGGACGGCGTCACAGATGCCAAAGGCCGTCGACTGGCATTCACTATCGAAAGCAACAGCAAGATCAAAGTGGGCAAGCCTGACCCTGAGTTTGTGGCACCCGAAGACTATCAGAAGTGGGTGTTGTTCATGAAGTGCATGCGTGGCGACCCAGGTGACAATGTGTTCTCGGCCTATCCAGGTGTGCGTGTGAAAGGTACCAAGAATCAAGTGGGCCTAACTGAAGCATTTGAAGACCGCGAACGTCGTGGCTATGCCTGGAACAACATGATGTTGCAACGCTGGACTGATCACGAGCAGACGGAACACCGTGTGCTGGACGACTACGAACGCAACCGTACTCTGATCGATCTCACAGCACAACCACAAGAGATCAAGGATGTTGTGGATGCTGTGATCCTCGAACAGGTCACACACAAGGACGTGGGCATGGTGGGTGCACACTTTATGAAATTCTGTGGCAAGTATGATCTTGTCAAGCTCAGCGACTACGCAGATTCAGTAGGTCGCTGGCTCAACGCAACGTATCAAGGAGTATTAAAATGATTGTGGCAAAGCCGGTTATTCCAGATCGTTATTGGATACTGAAACAAAATGACCGCAAAGTAGGTCAGATCGAAGCTACTGACAACGGAGTGGTCGTAAAGATACAGAATCAGGTGGTTGGTTACAAAACCATCCGGATGGCCAGTCGTGATGCCAACATTGAGTTCACCAAACTGGCCAGTGCTGCCAAGGCAGTGACCAATCAGGTGCACGGATACGAAGTGTCAGGTAGAGTATACAATCCTGTATGGGATGTAAAACATCGACTGCCGTTGTTCACTCGAGATACCAAAAGCAAAAGCTGGTATGCAGCTGGGTGGTACATGGTCAAACAACATCGTGCCTGGAAAGCTGTACAACATCCCAAACTAATCACCTTGCAACGCTATACGTACCAAGGTCCATTTCATTCAAAGGAACAAGCAAATGAATCCGTTTCGTGATCAAGAAAAATTTATGCGGGCCTGTGATCAGACCGTAGACATCTACAATCAAGAACAATACAAACTGTACCTTGACCTTATGGAAGAAGAATGGAAAGAGCTCAAGGCTGCACTGTTGATGAATGATCCAGTTGAACAACTGGATGCACTCCTGGATTTTATTGTGGTCACAACCGGTGCTATCCACAGTGCCGGGTTTGATGGGGAAGGTGGCTGGAAAGAAGTCATGAAGACCAACTTTGCCAAGATCGATCGAGAAACCGGCAAGGTTCGCAAGCGTGAAGATGGCAAAGTGCTCAAGCCAACCGGCTGGACACCTCCTAACTTGAAGCCGTTTGTGACTCGTCAGGGCGTGGCTGAAAACGGCTATGCTGCTCCTGATCACCTGTGATCAACATGACTGAGCAGGAGGCCCGTGAGTTCATTAGACGAGTCATGGGTCCTCAACGTCGTGAACTTGAGGGCGAGGAACGTGATCAGGTGTTGCTGATGTTGGCCATGATGGGCGGACCAACAGTCACCAGCAACAACCAGCACTCGTATTCGGAAGACTATGTGCATGCTGGTCGTCACTGGTGTGTGACCACTTGGCCCAATGGACAATACATTGTAGAGGAGATTGAACGTGAAAACTCGTGAAGAAATTATTACTGCCATGTGCTATACTTGGCGACATGACTATGGGCTTGACCGTCAAGAACATGATGGGCCCGGTGGCCTGATCAGTATGGGGTTGACCGCTGCACAACGAGAAATTCTCCGGCAGAAGATGGAACAGATTTTTGACAATGACATTGCACCTAACATGGAGTTCAAGCAATGAGCCTACACATCAATCGCTTTGTGGATTCAATCAAAGCACATGAAGCACGTGGACAGCGTGACTTTACCATGAGCCTGCGTGATGCCAAAGATCTGCATGCTGACATCACCAAACTGCTGTTGACCTTACAAGCCTTGAGCACGGACTTTAAAAACTCCTAGTTTATGGCATAAATAATGCTAGGAGCAACCCATGTCAAGACCCAAGCCAAATGTGCTGATTGAGCACACTGATCGCCAGACCTACAAGACCGAGCAAGTGCTGGCATCTGAAGGAGTGTGGGCAGTGTTCTATGACTCCAAGCCTATCAATCTCAAGACCGGCAACATGCTGACGCAGTATCCAGGTCCCAAGTACAAAAAGGTTTCGTTCTCTAATCCTGGTCATGCCAAGAACCTGGCACGTAAACTCAACACCCAGTTCAAGACCGACAAGTTTACTGTGGTGCTGCTGACTCAGGGGGCGCAGGTGTACCCCGATGCAGGATCGAAATAAACTGACCCAAGGCTGGTTGGCACAGATCAATCCCGAAGTGCGACCTACACTAGATCAGGCCATGAGCACATGGTGGCGTAACATTAGGGACACTGGCGGCCTAGGACTCAGCGATGATGGTTATGAATGGCTCACTAGAGAACTCGGTTTACAAGAGTGGCGATATCATATTCCACACAAGGATGCCACCAGCATGAGTTTGAAACGCATGCTGGTCTTGGATCGTCACTGTCCTTGCGTGTATTGGTTTAAGTTGAACAGCCGTGAATTCCAACTGAGTTTTTTTGACAGCCGCGAAGCCATGACCTACAATCTCTACGGGGACCTGGATCGTTACTTGGACATGCTGAGTCGCACTTGATGTAGTACTGTAAAAATGTAATACTTGAGTGTTACTTTGGGCAATTTGCCCGAAATGGGCACCTGTGTTATAATAATAACATGATACAGCAAAAAGCAACTCGTAAAAAGCGTTCGGATCGTACCCATGTTATCTACAAGATCATGTCGGGTTCGGACTTCTACATTGGCGTCACTGCCAAGACCGAAAGCACTGTGCTCAAGAGTGTGAAGACTCGCATCAACAAGCACATCTATCGCTCGCGTAGCGAAGACAAGTCGTGGGCCCTGTACGAAGCAATTCGTGAGCGTGGCTGTGGTGCGTTTGCGTTTGGCATCGTGGCTGTGGTGCGTGGCAAGACTGCGGCACACCAAATGGAACGTGCCTTGATCCGCGAACTGCGTCCCAACCTCAACACTGACGTGCGAGTGGCTGCATAAGTAATTGCATGGATCAACCTCGCAAAATAATTCCTATACAAACTACTCAATCTCCTATTTTTTCAGCTGCAACAGATGTACATGTGCAGGTTACTGAGCTTTTTTTGCAGGCTACACAAGCTCAAGCAACACTAGCCCCACCGGTCACAAGTCGCAAACAGAAAAATCTGACAGAAGTTGTTGCAACACAAAGCACAGTAAGTCGTGCCAACCGAGTAGCACTGGTCATTGCTCCTGAGTGGGCTATAAATTCTCCCCCGTATGGTATAGCCAGAATGGCAGCATTGAGTCAGCACATGGGCTTTGATACCAAGACCTGGGACATCAACATTTACTGTTACCACAATGGTCCTCAAGAATACTGGAGCTCGTACGCAGACTGGAAGTGGCAAGATCCACATTATTCAGAGAATATCCATCCAAAGATTGTCGGGATGTTGGATCAAAAAATAAAAGAAATTGTTGACTTTAATCCTACCATAATAGGATTTACTATTTGGTACACCAACAATCGTTGTGCTCAATATATTTCAGAACAATTGCAAAAGTTGTTACCGAATGCAGTGATTGTGTACGGTGGTGCCAGTGCTACGCAAGGAATTGTCAAAGGGGGCGAAGCAGTAGACCATGTCATAGTCGGCGAAGGTGAATTGCTTTGGGTGCAATTACTTGAACACTACGAAAATCCACAAGGTGCAATATTACCGCACACTATAACACAATCTCGGGACCAGCGAGTGGATCTAGATTCAATGCCGCCTGCGGATTATTCAGATTTTGATATCTCTCTATACGAATCAAAAGGAATCACTTCAGAATTTTCTCGAGGATGCATCGCTACATGTGCGTACTGCAATGAAACACAGTTTTGGAAATTTCGAGCTCGACAGGCACATAGGGTGCTGGATGAAATTGAGATTGCATATCGATCTCAACAGATTCATTCGGTGTATTTTATTGACAGTTTGCTGAATGGCAATCTTAAAGAATTTGAAAATTTTGCAAGAGGATTAATCGAAAGAGATATAAAAATTACCTGGACAGGATATGCAAGGATTGACGGACGAATTGATAAAGATTTGTGGAAATTGCTTCGGCAGGCCGGAGCATTGGGATTTGCGTTTGGAGTAGAATCAGGTAGTCAGCATACCCTGGATCTTATGCGTAAAAAATGCAAAGTCGAATGGATTGAACAGAATTTTGAAGATCTTGGTAAATTGGGCATGTACAATAATTTTGCCACTTGGTTTACTGGATTTCCAGGGGAAGAAATAAAGCATGTGGCAGAAAGTTTGACCATGCTGTGGCGGTTGAGAAATTCAGGCATGGGAAATCTCAGTATGGGCACTTGCGGACTAGGAGTAAACACTCCGTTAGATACCGAGCGTGATAAATTTGGAGTATCTGAATCAGACTGGTCTTGGGGATGGCACACCATTGACATGCGTAACACTGTGTTTCATAGATTTTTACGTTTTAAATTTAGTAATATCTTTCTAGAACATTTTAGAAATCATCGTACTAACCGAAATTATTTCCAACACACCAGTAACATAACCTATCCAGGATTGCAAAATCACTACAGTCTCGAATATGACCCTGCCATGTGGGAGCCAAACAAGATACCATGGGAACCAGACTTTGATTACGAAATAATCAAAGTTAACATAAATCCTGTTGCCGACACTCTGGTAAACGAAATTTGGTCACTGCTACGGGTAATGTGGCTGGCCATGGGACCGTTTAGTATCAAAATTAGATTTGACCCAGAAGAAGATAAAAAAGAATTTGGGTATCATAGATACCCCCTTGGTGGCCACCATGAATTCAGAGCTACATATATTTTTAATATCGACGTTGATGGAAAATGGTCAGCTGATTTTGATTATCGACTCGTGGCTGATAATTGGCAATCAACAGTAGATTGCAATTTTGATTTAAACTGGAAGGGTACCGGACAATGGGATCGGCCTCGAGAAATTTGACTTTGTTTCAAAGATATTGTATTATTACAAAACACTGAATAAAATACTATGCAATTTTTACCTGAACTTGAACTTATCGATCGCCTGTGCATTGCCAGGATCAAACATGAACGCACCAGCGGCAGCAATCAAGCTGAGCTGGACTGGTACGAAGCACGGCACCAGGAACTGCAAGCAAGGTTAACTGCTGACCAGTGTGAAACCTTGGAATACAACATCGCCGAAATCACCCGGATCCACAATCAGATCTGGAACCTGGAATGGCAACTAAAATCTGGCGTGGAGCATCTGTTGGATCTGGCCGAGATTGGACAGCGAGCCATTGCTATCCGTGACTGGAACAACAAACGCATCACCTACAAGAACTCCATTGCTGAACTGTTTGGCCTGGAGTTGAGGGAGATCAAAACAGATCATCTCAGCGACAGTGAACAACTGTTCAAAACAGTAGACACTAAATGACTTAAAAGCACTAGACTCTGCTAAATAAAAGCATTGGAGTCTAATGCTTTATGATATGTCCTCATTGTTCAAAAGAATTTACCAGCAAGATTGGGTATTCTAATCATGTTCGTCGGTGTCCTAAAAATCCTAATAGGATTCACGAAGGCCTAACAGACGCTGGTAGAGAAAGAATACGGCAAGCAACTGCAGACAGAAACAAAGTCAACTTTTCTAATTCTGAATTTAGAAAAAAACACAGAGAATCAATGAAGCGGGCAGTTTTATCAAATCCTGAATCGTATAGTTCTTCTAATAGAGGGCGGACAAAACAGATTATTGTTGATGGTATAAAACTGCAAGGGCAATGGGAAGTAGATTTTTACTTATGGGCAAAAGAAAAAGGATTACAACCACAACGACCAACTGAAGCATTTAAATATGTCTGGAATGGGGAAAGGTGGTATCACCCTGATTTTTACATCAAATCAATGGATTTGTATGTTGAAGTAAAAGGTTATGAAACTGAAAGAGATAGAGCCAAATGGTCGCAATTTCCCAAAAAGTTGTGTATAATAAAATCTGCAGAGATAAAGCAAATTAGACAAGGGTGTTTTGAGCGACTTTAGCATAGCGGTAGTGCCGAGAACTCATAATTCTTACGGGACTGGTTCGAATCCAGTAGGTCGCACAAAACATCTTTATAAATTCTGGCGTTCGTTCAACGGATAGGACAAGACTCTTCTAAAGTCTTTATGGGGGTTCGATTCCCTCACGCCGGACCAGGCAATGCGACTGTGACGGAATGGTATACGTAATTGACTTAAAATCAATCGCCCGAGAGGGATTGAGGGTTCAAGTCCCTCCAGTCGTACCAACTTTGAGGAGATCAAGTGATGCCTACACCGCCAAGTCAGAGCCCCGAGCGTCACACTTTTCAGCTTGATGCATATCGCCAACGTCGAGAGGAAGACGGCGAGGTGATCAGCGACGAATACGTGGCCATGCTGGAGCAGATCCGCCTGCAGGACAAGCTCAAGTGGGAAGATCCTGAGAGATGCAAACACAACTTGGAATATGACTTGGTCACAACAGACTGGATTCTAGCCAAGGCTCGTGCATCCGAAGCCTACGCACAAAATCTCTATGCTGCCTTGTGCAACAACGATTTCCAACGCAATGATGTTTGGCCCAGAATAAGTGACCAAAAATGGCACTGTTCATGGCGCTATGCCGGCGGCATCATTGCTGACATGCGACAGCAGGGCGACTACATTGACTGGTACTGCTCGGGCATCAACAACGGTGACTGGCAACGGACCCCGGAAGAAGTGGCTGCAATGACCCCGGATCAGCAGGAATACTATCACATGCATGAGCAGTTTGTGAGCGAGAGCCAGGTCACAGACGAGATCCGCGAAGACCTGTTTCGTCTGGGCTGGCTGGTGATAGAAGATTCAGATTAAATACACCATGTTGATAACCGGACTCACTCTACTGCAAAGCTATTTTGTCATAGGCGTTGGATTTGGTATAGTAATGACCCTGCTATTTTTAGGGTTAATTTTGTTAGCCAAAAACTCATGAACACAATATTAATAATACTTGGATTGACTGCTTTGATAATGCTTGTGATAGCCGTGGCAGTTTTTCGCAGTGCTGTTCAGGACCTGGAATCCGCAGACGAGTACAAGTGCCCGGTTGACAGCTGATGAACATGGTGGCGATTATATTTTGGATGAACGTTTTGGCCATTGTGTCAATCAGCGCAGGAGTGATCCTCACTGTGGCACGAGACCTGCTGGTTGACAACCCCGCAGATAAATATATACTGTGAGTTATTGCTGTATGAAGCGATGAGAAACGGATTCAAGACTCGGGGGCAGTGCCCGAATGGTCCACCATAAACACATTGTCAGCACTGTGGGAAGCGCAGATCGACAAGACTAGAACAAGGTTTGAATCCAAACAGTGTGTTTATAATGGGCCATACACAGGATCGATTGGGTCAAGAGTAGCAGAGTGGACAGCACAGTAGGCGATGACTGTAAATCAAGCAAAACCTTTAAATGCAAATGATGACGCATTTTTGATGGCCGCCTGATAGGCACCATCTGAGTTTTGCTAGTTGAACTTGGAAACAGAATCAACTAGCCTTATTTCGCCGAAAATCGTAGACTTTTTGCGACCTGTCATATATAATAGCACTTATGAACAAACACATTGCACTGATCAACAACATAGCCCCTGAAGCGGCCGTGGCCTATGAGCACGATCGTCCGCCCGGTCTTTGTGAGTGAGTAGAACCAACTGCCCCACACAAAGACCCGCCAACTAAGCGGGTTTTTTTATGGCGGTAGACCAAAAATGCCACCTGTGTTACAATAGAAGCAAGTTAGAGAGAAAAGGGCAGCAGAGTTTGTAAAGACCCGTCAAGTCAAAGGGCTTTTACAAAACCAGTTGACCAGTATTGCACTCAGTGTTATACTAGAGGCTAGTTAGGAGAAACAGTCGATCGTGGCTGTGGATCAGATCGTTAAAAATTTATGTTTGTGTAGTGAACTCGGGTTAGCCCCGGGCACTATATGAGAACACACTTGATTCCCCTGTAGCTACCCCTGGGAGTTCGTAAGAATCAACGTAGCCAAGTGTGGTCCCATATAGTGGAGCGTTCGTCTATCGGTTAGGACATCAGGTTTTCATCCTGAGAAGAGGGGTTCGACTCCCCTACGCTCTTCCAAGTTAGGGTGCTGTATACAGTTAAATGTGGTAGAACCGCAGCCGGAGATAGTATAATGGAGAATCCGCCGCAATGGTGTGGCAGGGGACTGTAAATCCTCCGACTTCGGTCACGACTGGTTCGATCCCAGTATTCTCCACCAAGAACGTTCCAGCTAATCACTGGATAGTGTGACCCACACGATGAGAAGTGCAGTGATATGCACGGGTGGTAGTCTTCGAACCGAAAGGCCGCTAGCAATGCGACAACGGTCCCGGTCGGGAAGCGGGTGGAAGGTACGTGTGATGACTCCAAAGGTCTGATGTACTACAATTACCGCCGCGGGATGCAGAGCATTTTTGTTTTTATAGTTAAGCACCGATAAAGGTATCGTGTGGGGACGCTCACACTATTCGGGTCAAAGCGGCCGGCGACTGATCCTGAAACAACTGCTATCGGCTGTTGCACTCTTAGCGGAGTACGCATAAATCAAGCATCTCTCGGTGCTTAACTATAAAAATTTAGGTCTTAAAGTGTTCATGGACGCACGACGGCTTGTCACGCCGTAAGAGTGGGGATCGTTACCCCCTAAGACCGCCAAGTTTAATGGGCTGTTAGTGATAATGGTAGCACGGGGCCTTTGCAAGGCTTAGGTGGGAGTTCGATCCTCCCACGGTCCACCAAGTTTATGTGCGTTTGGTCTAAATGTTAGGGCGTCATGACAGGGGGCTAATAACCTCAAGATGCGGGTTCGAATCCCGTAACGCACACCGTTTTGCAGCAATGGAGGGGTAGGGGGCATGTCCTCCGCATTCTAGATTCCCGCAGTGGTTCGAGTCCACTGGCTGCACCAAGTTTTGCTTAGTTAGTATCAGAAAGTGTGTTTAATTGGGGCAACGAACTTTTACTCTGCCCGAGGAGTGGTATCGTAAAGATATATGGACCACCTTTACACAGTGCAATCAAGTTTTGTTAGTATATGATAGAGTAATGTTCCAGGGTGTGGATTCCCTACTATCTTGTGGATAAGCCCGTTCGAATCGGGTCAATAGAGAACATTCTAACAGATCAAGTTTTGTAGCGTCGGCAAGAGAAAGGCACACTGGCAAGATTCTTCGAAGATCAAGTCAGTGTAGAGCAGAAGGGGGTTCGACTCCCCGCCATTCGGAAGAATGGTAGCTGTAGTGGTAGCGTCTGGTCGAGTATCCCAAGCGACATGTCCTGGAAAACCTCGACGTTAGGAAAGTCCGGCTCTGAACGTCTAAACACCAGCAATAAACCTGAGGATGCTGGGCTACAAATTCAACATCGGGGGCAGCAGAGGGCTGCGGTGTTCGCTGGCAGCGATCATGTCTAGAGGGGTTCGATACCCCCGGTCTCCACCAAATACATCGCATTGGACTTCAGGTGAGGTCATCACCCTTTCAAGGTGACTAGACGGGATCGTTACCCGTATGCGATACCATTCTTGAAAATAATCGAACCTAGCTAAATACTCTTATAAACATAAGGGTTCGATATGACAAAAGTTTGTCCAAAATGTAATTCAGAGCATCATAAAAATGGCACATTTTGCAGTAGAAAATGTGCCAACAGTAGAACATTCAGTGAAGAATCTAAGATTAAAAAATCTTTAGCAAGTAAAAAACATTATCAATCACTTAGTGAAGATGATAAAAATAAAATTAACAAACGTCTCAAAGAGTTGTCCATTAACACTCAGGGGTATCGATTAGAACTTTTGCTCTCAAAAGAGTTTTCAACCTTAGCGTATCAGAGCAAGAGAAAGCGAGTTTTGATAGAACAAGAATTTAAATGCAAAAAATGCAATATAGATACTTGGTTTGGTAAACCATTGACTCTAGAATTGGAGCATATCGATGGCAATCATCAAAATGATATTAGGTCAAATTTAATAGCATTGTGTCCAAACTGCCATAGTTTAACTGAAACATGGAGGGGACGCAATAGAAAGAACAAATTACCCCCAGTAGCTCAAGGAGAGCAGGTCGTTTTATAAGCGATTAATCTAGATAAGGTCCAGGATGAGGTTCGATTCCTCACTGGGGGACCAAGAAACTTCATCTGGGTTCAATTCCCGGCGGGGGTACCAAGTTAAACAAGTCAGGTGTGAACAAGAGGTTGATCACCAGCCCAGCTGCCAGGGACTACTATCGATCCACATCTCTGATCGGATGGAAACATCGCGACAACTGCTGATCACAGTTACTCATGTCAGTGGAAGGAAGTCTCGGCTTTGTGCCGACAGTACCTTTAAACGCAAGGCAGTGCCTGACTTGTTTATCCAAAATCAGTTGACACTTATTCCAGAGTCAGCTACAATACACACATGCCAACTAATACTTGGTATTAGTGAACTCATTACGTGCACCATTCTGCGGGCTCTCAGGATTGCAAGATCCCGTATCCCAAGGTTGTCAGCGGGTAGACATGGAAGTCGCTGTGCTCCGAGCACAGAAAGACGCCGTGGTAGTGAGGTCACTAATACAAAGAATTTTGGCAACATTGACAGTTGACATGATTCACTGTTGATGTTACAATAAAGATTACAGGGCAGCGTAATGTCCTGTACAGTTGGGTTCGCCCAGCTGTGCAAAAGATAACTGTGGTGACACAGCCAAAGGAGGTATGCCTACATAACTCCGCCAGCAAAGGTCTGGTTACGCAAGCCTGCTCACTAGGGTGACCTAGCGATCACTGATAAGACCGGTGGTTGTAACAACGACGCTGGATGTTGTGGAAAGAACGTTTGCCGACAAGCCTGAGATTGTATCAAGGGGAACTTGGGTAGATGGAAAGTAACAGGTGGTGCTGACTTCACAACTAAACCAGTCCAGTTAGTTAGTATGAGAAAGGGTAGTGTACATGTCCGAGGGGTTGCACCCAAGGGCTAGTATGCAGTTTGAGTGGTAGGTGGGACTGTCAGCAATGGCGGGGTCACACTGATCGCAAAAGACGACTGAGTAGCTCGCAAGGCCAAAGGTACGTGGTGTGTTGTATTGGGTAGAGCAAAACTTTATTCAGCAACTGTGTCAGCACATCGCAGTAGGTTCAGTTATAGCACAATGGTAGTGCATCTCCCTGTTAAGGAGACGGCTGAAGGTTCAACTCCTTCTAACGTTTAAAAAGCAAAGACTGACACGGCGGTATGTGAAAAGCATCTAATACTTGACACGCAAGTGAATCAAGTCCAACGTAGCTCGCAAGGTGAAATTGGTTTATGCAGGAAGTTTCGTAAGGTGTTAGCGCACTTGAATGGCTAGGTGCTGTTAGGTAAGCATGTAATCTCAGTGCTCCACTATTCTAAAACACATTACCCCCGTAAAACGGTCTATACTAGTCACTAACCGAGTTGTTGTGTAGTGTGTTTCAGAATGGTAAATATATCGCGGGTAGGGTGGCCACCACACCGGTCTCATAAGCCAGGTGCATCGGCAGTTCGAATCTGTCACCCGCATCCAGTTTTTTGGCGTGTTGTATAAATACAACATAAAATTTTTCACTTGGTTGACAACATCGACTAAGTACAGTACAATAGGACACATGATGAAACAACAATTCTGTTCACAGCTGACCAAACCCACAATGCTCCAGACATCCGTCTGGTCGCACGGTTTTGGCCGCGTGAATAGTATTCCAGGCATCAGGGTCCACGAAGGTTGGGACGATTAACAAGTCGTAACACACACAAACTTCAAAGACCCTGGAACTCAAAACTCCAGGGTTTTTCTTTTAGTGCAAGGCAACGCGAGCCGGCAACACTCAAAACTGCAAATGAGGGCGTCCTCGGGGATGAGAAGCACTTCTTGTAGTGTGTGAAAAAACCGAGCGTATCGAAGAGGATTGTTCTCTTAACTGAGCATCCGCGGAGAGGAACTAATATTATGTTCGACTGACTCAACAGTCTTCTTCGATACCTGCATTGGCAACAGTGCAGTAAATTTACCCGCATAGCTCAAAGGTAGAGCACACGCTTGATAAGCGTTAGACCAAGGATCGTTACCTTGTGTGGGTACCAAATTTTATCTCTCTGGTGTAATGGCAGCACATCGGCCTCCAAAGCCGTAAGGTCAGGGTTCGAGTCCTTGGGGGGATGCCAATTTTTGTTCGGGAATTGTGTAATGGTAGCACAACAGACTTTGACTCTGTTAGCCTAGGTTCGATCCCTAGTTCCCGTGCCAGTTTTTGTATTCCACAGAACCCGAGCGTGGTGCATGGGCCGGACTGTTAATCCGTGGTTAGCTGGGATCGTCACCCAGATGTGGAGCCAAGTTTTCTCCGTATAGCGTAATCTGGTAGCGTTCCTGGTTTGGGGCCAGGAGGTTGGGGTTCAAATCCTCATATGGAGACCAAAAATTTGTTGACAGTAACCGCTGTTGACTATATAATACAAACAACAAAGTATGTTCCTCAGTAGCTCAGCGGTAGAGCAATCGGCTGTTAACCGATCGGTCATTGGTTCGATCCCAGTCTGAGGAGCCAAAATAAAAAGCGGATGACCTTTCTGCTCTTTTGTATAAATAAAACAAAGGAGCATGATATGAATGTGAATCAAAAAGGAAACATTGGCTTATTAAAAGTTATTAGTGATTTGTATAACAAAGGTTTTACAGCGTTTAAACCGTTTGATGACTACAATCCAGTGGATTTGATTGCTATGGAATCGTCTGGAAAAACGTTTAGACTACAAGTAAAATATCGTAGTATGGATCCTAAAAGAAAAAGATATGAAATTTCTGCACAATCTATAGTTAATAGCAAAGCTGTGCCAATAGATAGAAATCTAATAGATTTTTGGGCAGTATATTTGGCAGATCTAGATCAAGTGGTCTATATGCCGGTTAGTATTATGGAGGGCAAAGGAGTCCACTATATTACTGAGAGACAATTAGGTGAGATGGATGAGAGGTTGAAATCGGCACCCTGCTAAGGTGTTTTCTTGGGAAACCAGGGACGTGGGTTCGAATCCCACTTTCACCACCAATTTAGAGTTTAGCAAACTCAAACAATTCGCCCTGTTAGTTAAGTGGCATAACGCCTGTTTTGTAATCAGGAGTTGGCAGTTCGATTCTGTCACGGGGCACCAATTAAAATGCGGGTGTAGCTCAGTTGGTAGAGCACTTCCTTGCCAAGGAAGATGTCAGGAGTTCGAGCCTCCTTACCCGCTCCAATTTTTGTAGAGATGCAAGTGCCAAACTGAGCGCATGCTCACCGGTGCATCCCGGCTATGCCTAGATATTGGCTCTGGGCTTACTACATTTTTCTTTTGCTCTTGTAGTTAAGTGGTATAACGAATCCATGGTAAGGATTAATCGACAGTTCGATTCTGTACTTGAGCACCACCCAACCGGCCCATACCATCCCTTGACGAGCAGGTCCCTGGGCTTTGTTTTCGCGCCGCGGTAGCTCATCAGGTAGAGCAGCAGACTGAAAATCTGTGTGTGGCTGGTTCGAGTCCAGCTCGTGGCACCATCTAATGCGTCTTTAGCTCAGTTGGAATAGAGCACTGGTTTACGAAACCGGGGGTCGGGAGTTCGAGTCTCTCAGGACGCACCACACAGTTGACAACAATTGCAGATTGTTGTATAATTAAGACTTAAACAAAAAGGTTACACTATGAAACGCTCAGGCAAACCCTAGTGTCATCCTGGTCCCCCGTATGGTCCTGGATGGCACGTAAAAGACAATCTATTACGATCCATCCATGCTAAACTTTGCTGGCGAAGTACCCGGCTCTTACCCGGACAAACTGAGTTCGATTCTCAGAGCATGGACCATATGGGGGCATAACTTAACGGCTAAAGTAGTCGGCTTTTAACCGACCTATCAGAGTTCAATTCTCTGTGCCCCTACCATATGCAAACACATTAACAGCGTCGTGCCGGTCGCCGGACTTAGGTTGAATTCCTAATAGTGTGTTTACATATGGTGTCGTTAGTTTAGTGGCAAAACCGCGGATTGTGATTCCGCTATCATGAGTTCAATTCTCATACGATACCCCACATACCAAAATTACATAAGTTAGACTTAATCTACATAATTAATAATATGACAAATCAGTATAGTGACGTTCTCAATACTCATAAAATCATGTTCAACGATTCTATTAGAAATAATTTTTACAAAAAAATTTTAACTGGTTGCGTTGAGAACAAGCACTGCGTAGAAGTGGGGTTTGGTACTGGCATTTTATCTGTTATTGCATGTGATCTTGGTGCAAAACATGTGATTGCATATGAGCACAATCTCGACACATACAACTTTGGTCAGGAAATGATCAAAACTTTAAACTTGACCGACAGAATTTTATTGCTTAATGAAACATTTGAACCTTCCAAACTATCACAACATCATAAGATAGATGTAATGTTTTCTGAAACAGTTGATAATGCGTTATGGGGGGAAGGTTGGTATCTCAATACATTTATTGATGACCCAAACATAAACATACTGCCCAACAAATATTTTTTCGAATCTTTTTGTATTGAAGTCGAAGATAATTATGCTCAAGGGCTACTAATGGGTCCTGAACACTTGTGTAATCCAGGCATACCCATCAATCATCAATTTGTTGATTTTATTAATCAACATCTCACATCTGGTGGTAGTAAAGATACGGTTGTATCTAAAATTGACGAGTATTACACTAATAAAATAGTTGACATAAGTTTGGCCAATCAAGGTACTTTTTGGGGATGGCACACCCAACTAATGGAAGCGTTTGATATTAGACAGAAAGTTGCCGATTTTCAATATGCATTAGACCTTAACAAAAAAAACATAATTTTAACAGACAAATATAAAACAACTATAAAAAAAATAAACCCAGATTTATCGTCGATAGAATTTCAACTAAAAATGGAAAATCCCGATTCTAATTATCTAATATTTTTTAGAGTAGGATTAGAATCCGGCAACGAAAAATTTTATTTAGATAGCGGACATTTTGGACCTTTCAGTTCAGCGTTTTTACTGAGAAGTTCTTCTAAAAATAAAATAGTAAATCTTTCACATAATTTGTTCGATGGCGGAATAACTGCTGAATACAATAAAAAAATTATCAAAAAAGTTGCTTCGGATAATTGGGCATGACCTATTGCAACAATTAGGTTGGCCTTTCAACATAGACATGGAAGTATAGCACAGCGGTAGTGCAGCACCTTCATACGGTGTTGGTCAGTAGTTCGAATCTACTTACTTCCACCATGGGCCTTTGGTGAAATGGATATCATGCTGGTCTTCGAAACCAGCGGTGGGAGTTCGATCCTCTCAGGGCCCGCCAGTTATAACGATGCAATGAATCGCCTGGCTGATTCAGCGTCAACAAAATAGAACATGCGCAGGCTGTCGTCGTAAATATCATTGACAATGATGTAGCCTGTGTTGTCGTTGCTCATGCTGAGATGGATTTGAATTCCGTCTGCGGTGAGAGTGTCGTAGATGTACATAAGTTTATTTAAGCGGGTAAGCTCAAGGTGAGACGTCAGCCTTCCAAGCTGCACTGAGTGGGGTTCGACTCCCCCTACCCGCTCCAGTTTTTCTCGGTATGGTGAAATGGTATCACTCGACGTTTGGGACGTTGGAGCGTAGGTTCGATTCCTGCTACCGAGACCATGACAATGCACAGGTGGCGGAGTGGCCCAACGCAAGGGATTGCAAATCCCTAAAACCGTGAGTTCAAATCTCACCCTGTGCTCCAGATACGGAAAGTAATGCAGCGGGGATGGTCCTGCGACTGGCCTTGAAAACCAGGTTCTCTTAACAGGGATGGGGTTCGACTCCTCTGCTTTCCGCCATAAGTACAGCAAAGGAGATCATGATGACAAGATCAGCAATTTTTCAAAACAAAATTACTCGGGAACGCCTGATCTGCGACAACGTGGATCTTGTGCGTTGGTTTGATGGTGCGGCCTTTTTGTCAGTTCGGCGAGAAGGAACTGAACGACGTTTCCTAATTCGTCGCGATGCACTGCAAGAAATAGTATAATTGACACATGCCTGGTTAGCTCAGGGGGAGAGCGCTTCGTTTACACCGAAGATGTCCGCGGTTCGAAACCGTGACCAGGTACCAAACATAGTCTCTGTAGTTCAATGGATAGAACAAGTTCCTCCTAAGAATTAGATATCAGTTCAATTCTGGTCAGAGACGCCAATCTTGCGATAGTGGTGGCATCAATAATTTTATTTTTACTGTGATTAATTATTTTACCGATAATCTCCTATTTGCATATTATCCACAGGGCGCTGGGGGGAAATTTTTACTTAACTGCATTGGATTAAGTGATCATTCCGTATTACAATCTAGAGCACTAGTGGTAAAACAACTTGAAAATAATTTTAATCAAGACCAAAAATTTAATTGGTTACTGGAAAAAATTAAATATGCTAAAAAAAGAAAACACTGGAATGATCTGGACCTTGGTTGTACTGAATTGTTTGGACAGGAAGATCAACCATATTATCCAGAAATAGACATACTATCTAACTCACATTTAATTTTTTCCAAAGTAGCACACAGTTATAATGTGTTGCTAGACGCAACTAACACTTGGCCCAATGCAAAAATTTTGCAACTAGAAAATTGTCATAACTTTATTTCAGCATATAGATCTCATACTTTGTCCAATCCAGCAGCCCCCGAACCTGATATTTTGTCATTAGTTTGGAAAAATATTAGAGATCAATCATGGCCAGTTAATCATCCCACTACGCTAGAAGAATACAATCAATTAGATATTAAAATTCGTAATGAAGATCAATACATGCATAATCATTCAATTTTACAAGAGATTATTAAATGCAAACAACTGAATTATCGGCTATTGCAAAATATCAACGTTATTAAATGGGACTGTGATTGGTTTTTTGATTGTGATGTTTGTGTTGATCAATTAAGTACAGTATATCAAAAACTTTGTTTACCTGACTTCGATCGAAAAAAAATTAAAGCCTATTTTTTAGCCTGGATAGACTGTCTAGATACTATAGACAAAGATCAAAAGAAAAATCTCAGAAGCAATAAAAGCCAAATGGGAAGATAGAAAAATGCGGATGTGGCGTAATTGGTAGCCGCACCAGATTTAGGTTCTGGCGTTGAAAGGCGTGGGGGTTCGAGTCCCTTCATCCGCACCAAGACTCTCCCTGACACACGGAGTATAATAGGACAAGTAGTGTGTTTCCAGGTCATTAGCTCAAAGGTAGAGCGGTGCATTGACATTGCACATACAGCGGATCGTTACCGTTATGACCTACCAAACATCATGCCTTTGTAGCCGAATTGGTATAGGCACTGCGTTGAGGTCGCAGGTTCTGCTGGTTCGAGTCCAGTCAAAGGCACCATTTTTAGCGTCACTCTGGCTGATCTAACTGGGGTCCAATCCCGGTAGTCAAAGGTTCGATTCCTGCAGGCGCTGCCATTTTTGCAAACACAAAACCGTGCAGGGGCAATCCCCCGGCTGGCCCTGTGCAGTGATGCATAACCAGCGGATCAGGTGTCGGGGTGAGAGGCCCCGGGTCGTTTCTGGTGGAAACAGCATCTAGTAACGATGCTGACGACAGCAGTGCCCTGCACGAAACCAGGTGTTTGCGTTTTTATCGACCAAAAATCAAGAACACAGTATAATAGAAACATGTATAAATTAATAAACAAAGCAGGCACAGAACTAGATGGATTTGAGACCTTGGACTCTGCTATGCAAGCCGCAAAGGCAGTGGGCTTCTTTGTGACCATTGCAGGACCGGACTTTGAAGTGTGTGGTCGGTTTGGAGTAGACACTGTTCGAAACGGGCTGTGCCCAGATGGTGTTAAATACGATTGGAACAAAGCTAGTCGCATTGGCGCAACTAAACGAAAAAGATAAAAATGCTGGATAGATTGTTTACAGGTCTTGAAGATATACAAACAAAAACTTGCGGAATGTGTTTGAAAACTCTACCGCTAACTATGTTCGGTAACGACGGCGGCGCAAAATATCTTAGATATGAGTGCAAGACATGTGCAAAAGCTCAAAGCAAATTGTTAAAAACAATTAAAAAATCTGCACCAGCAATTCCTAAAGATTACAAGTGTCCAATTTGCAAGCGTAATGAGCAAGAAGCTAAAGGACATAATCCCAACAAAAAAGGAATTTGGTGTGCCGACCACAATCATGCATCGGGTAAATTTAGAGGTTGGCTATGTCACAAATGCAATTTAGGATTAGGCAATATGAACGATGACATAGATAGATTAGAAGCTGCTATCAAATATTTAAAGGAGAAACCATGAAACGTGTGATTGAAATTCGTGCTGCCGAAGGCGGCGAAGACTCTAAGTTGTTTGTGCAAGATCTTGCACAGGCCTACATCAAGTTTGCTCACAGCAAAGGCTGAGCTGCCCGCCTGACAAATCAGATGGCCGGCGAGCAGCATGTGTTGGTCGAAGGCGGTGATTTATCAGGCTTGACGAACGAAGCAGGAGGGCATCGTATTCAACGAGTGCCGCCTACCGAACGCAAAGGCCGTGTGCATACCAGCACAGTGACAGTGGCCATAGTTGACCCCCGAACCATTGCTACCACCATTCGAGAGAGTGATCTCTATGTAGAGTGGTATTCAGGTACAGGTGCTGGAGGGCAGTATCGCAACAAGCATCAAAACTCATGTAGAATCACACATGTGCCCACCGGCATCACTGCCAAGTCTGAGTGCCGAAGCCGAGCCAACAGTTTGGCTGAAGCTACCCAGGCCATACAGCAACGAGTTGACCACGTGCTACAAAGTCGCTATAATAGTGCAGTGGCACAGGATCGACGTTCACAAGTGGGCACTGGCCAGCGAGGAGACAAAATACGCACCTATAGATTTCAAGACGATGTCACACAAGACCATGTGACTGGACAACGTGCCAGCACACGACGAGTGTTACAGGGAAACTTTGATCTCTTGTGGAACTGATGCGTAAATAGAAACAGGTGGCGTCCAGCCTGGACCTCTACTGCACTGGTCTGCAGACATGTCAAACTAGAACGGGTGAGTTGAGGAGCCGCAGGTGCCAAAGGCCTGCACTGGATTCGGTAACCAGTATTTTTGCCCCTGTGGACAAATTGGCAAAGTCGCTTCTCTCAAAAGGAAGAGTGTTCTCAGTTCGACTCTGAGCAGGGGTACCATTTAAAGAAAGAACCATATGAAGCAAATCAATCTAGACGAAGTCACACAGTTTATCCAGGCACAGACACCAGAAACCAAGATCTATCTTGGTTGCGACTCGGAACGCCTGCGAGTGGACGGTGACTGGTACGCGGATTACGTGCTGGCCATTGTGGTTCACATCAACGGCAACAATGGCTGCAAACTGTTTGGCGAAGTGCATCGGGAACGTGTATGGGATGCCAAGCCCAGCAAGCCCAGCATGAGGCTCATGACCGAAGTGTACAAGGTTTCCGAACTGTACTTGAAGTTGGCCGAAGTGCTGGAAGGCAGGCATGTGGAAGTGCATTTGGACATCAACCCCAACGAAATGCACGGCAGCTCATGCGTGATCAGCCAGGCCATAGGCTACATCAAGGGCACCTGCAACGTGGTGCCATTTGTGAAACCTGAAGCTTTTGCTGCCAGTTACGCCGCAGACCGATTCAAAGGCCTGCGAGTAGCATAACAAAAACCCGCTGAGGCGGGTTTTTTTGTGGCTGCTAATAGGCAATGCCAAACAGTACCATTGGAAAATACAATAGCTAAAACCTATGGAAACCGCTTGACCTGTAGGTATTTTATGCTATATAATACTTTATGACATCAGCACAGACTGTGCTGACTCGATCCAATCAACATTTATACATAGGAGAAATAATGAAAACAGTTGGCGATAAATTGACTAAATTTGCAGTGACCGGTGTCCGGCCCGGGCAACCTGAAGACGCATTCTTCACAATCACAGACGAGAGCTTTGCAGGCAAGTGGAAAGTGATTGTGTATTACCCCAAGGACTTTACCTTTGTATGCCCAACAGAAATCGTTGCATACGATAAATTGACTGGTGACTTTGCTGATCGTGATGCAGTGTTGCTGACCGGTTCGACAGACAATGAGTTCTGCAAGGTTGCTTGGCAAACTGCTCATGAAGATCTCAAGAAGATCACCCACACTCAGTTTGCTGATACACAGCGTGGTGAGTTGAGCTTGATCGAACAACTGGGCGTGTTCTACGCTCCAGCAGGTGCTGCCCTTCGTGCCACATTCATTGTTGACCCCAACAACGAGATCCAGCACGTGACTGTCAACAACTTGAACGTGGGTCGTAGCCCAGAAGAAACTTTGCGTGTACTTGACGCACTGCAAACTGGTGAACTGTGTGCATGTAACCGTACTGTGGGCGGGGAGACACTGTAATGGCATTCATCGACGCAGTTAAAGGTGCGTTGCCAGAATACGCAAAGGACACCAAGTTAAATCTTGACGCTGTTCTTTTGCGTAGTACTCTAGATGCGGATGTGGCCATGGGGTGTGCTGTGGCTGCATTGGCTGCAACCGGCAACGGCAAAGTACTCAGCATCATGTTGGCCGATGCGCCTGTGCATGCAGAACCAGCAATGACAGCAGCCAGCATCATGGCCCAAAACAACGTTTGGTATCCTTACGTTGAAATGGCAGATGATCCGGCACTGAAAGGCCTGCCTGCTCAGTTGCGTATGAATGCTATTGCGTCACACGGCGGAACTACCAAGGCCAACTTTGAAGCGTTCTCGTTGGCAGCAAGTATTGTGGGCAAGTGTCACTTCTGTGTCAAAGCACACTATGATACTCTAAAGGCAGAAGGCTACACTGTAGAGAACTTGCGTGATATCGGACGTATTGCCAGTGTCATGAATGCTGTGGCCAAAGTGCTCAACAGTTAAGGAATCGCGATGCAAATTCGAGTACAAGAAGATTCTGAAGATTTTGGTGCCTGCGGCTGCGGCCGTAGTCCAGATGGCAAGTGCATTGGGTGGCATGCTCTGTCGCCACAAGAATACGAAGATGCGTTGGTTAAATACGAAGCACAGTTGTTTAGTGAGCCTCCTCAGGACCAAACCAGTTGACCTTGTGGGCTAGGCGTGTTATACTGTGACACACTGCAAACTTACAAGGAAGCCTATGAGCACTGAACAAGATCGATTCAAGAACTCAAAACGTCGTCTACGTGACGAGTCGGCAGTGAAAAAGCAAACCAAAATTGCCAAGGCATACGGAGTTCCTGTAACGGAGCCCCACAAGTTTGCCAAACATCATGCCATGAACTGTGGAAACCCAGATTGTGTCATGTGTGGTAACCCACGCAAGACGTTCAATGAACTGACCGCACAAGAACAGCGACTGTTTCAGGACACCGAAGCAATCCGTAACCGCCATTCAAACGGCACACAAGAGGAAACACCATGAGAGACATTGATAGAACTGCTGGCCTGACCAGTCAAGCTGCTGTGGAAGCCATTGGCAATCGTTACAACCTGGTGCTGGTGGCATCTCAACGCATGCGAGAGCTGGCCCGTGGCAGTGCCAGGCGAGTGACATCTCGATATGGTGACGGTGTTACTACCTTGTTGGAAATCGAGCAGGGCAAGGTAGGTATTGATTACCTGATGAAAGCCCCGCAAGTTGAGCAACGAAGACGATCAAATCCTCGTTGACAGCAAACTACAATCCTGCTACAATAAAACATAGCAGGATTTTTTTTGGAGAGCATGATGCCCTGGATTCAAAACGTAGCACTCAGTGATGTCAAAAAAGGACATCATGTTCGCGTGGGCGAGAATAGCATGCTGATTCAGATTGTGGATCCTGACATGGAGCATCCTGCTCCTGCACACCAGTTTAAGGAAGTGTATCAGTTCCGCTTTTTGGATCTAGAACACAATGACGACTGCATCAACGATGCCTGGAAGATCCAGGACCAGGATGCTAAACAGTTGGTTGGCCTGTTGCAACATGCCCTGGACAATCGCATGGACGTGGTTGTGCACTGTGTGGCAGGCGTTTGCCGTAGTGGTGCAGTTGCCGAAGTCGGAGTCATGATGGGCTTTGACGACACCGAAGTGTTCCGCAGTCCCAATCTCTTGGTCAAGCACAAGATGATGAAGCAGTTGGGCTGGACATATGATGAGAACGAGCCACACACCATTAATGGTGTGATGTTGGATTCGGGTATCATCATCCCTAAATCAAGAGACGGAGATATTTGATGTATTTGCATAGAGAAGATTTAAAAAAGATGTTGGAAATTTTAGAAAAGTTTCCAGAGGTTGATGTGGTAGATGTCCAAGTTGACAACAGTTCAGGCATTGGATCGCATACTACCATGCACTTAGTGACCCAGGTCAACGGGATCGACGGTACTTTGGAAGTTGTTGTTTCCAGCGTAGAGAACTGGTAACCGATTTGACCTAAATTCACACCTGTGCTATAATACAGCATAGGTTAACAAAACAGGAGTCCAAAATGGTACATGCATGGGAAGTCAGCTCTGTTGATCAAGGGGACACTCGTTACCGTGTCGCCCGGGTATACATCAATGCCAACGGCAAGTATACTGTGGAAAAACACCCCCGCACTTTTGCCTCTCTTGACGCCGCAGAAAAAATTGCCCGAAAACTGAATTTGGTTGACCAATAATACCCGATTTGCTATAATAAAGCATAGGTTAACAAAACAGGAGCTCAAGATGTCCAAAAGTATCACCCTGCAGATGTTTAGTGACCCCGGCCACGGTTGGGTTCGTTTCCCCAAAGCACGCCTGGCCCGACTGGGTATTGCTGAAAAGATTTCGGCCTACAGTTATCAGAACGGTGCCATGGCATTCCTGGAAGAAGACTGTGACGTCTCGGTGCTGATCACTGCACTCCGAGCTCATGGCTATGAGGACATTCGATTCCGTGGCGGTGCCAGCAATCGTCAAAGCAAGATTCGCAATTTTGAATACTACCGTGCCTGACCCAGGAGCACCAGATGTATATCGCAATGATGAAACATGCTGAACAAGAGCAGATTGTGAGAGCACTGAAAGGTTGGCAGTTTGATCGCGACACTCATGGTAGCCTCTACGATCGCGGTGCGTCAGACTCATACTACGGACGCAACCCCAAACCGCACTATGGTGGTGTTGGTGGTGGCTCAGGTCCAACGGTGCCGGTCACCGATGAAGCTAGTGTTGCTGAATACCTGGCCGGCTACCAAGACAACGAACAGTCAGGTGCCAAAAAAGAATGGTGATTGTTGTTGGTCACGAAAAAGCCCCAATGGGGCTTTTTTCTTTATCTTGGATAAAGCAAGAAATCTTCTGTTGAACCATCGGCGTCAGTTCTGTTGCCTACGATTGGTGTAGGTCTTCCTTGCACTAGATCAACAATCATGCCGTTGTTGGATTTCAGCGACTCTACTGAGTTGTTGCTGTGAGTAATAGCAACATCTGTACTTTTACCAATGGCGTAGACTTGAGTAAGACTGGGTACCAATACGCTGGCCCACTTGAGCATGGTGTCGCCGAAGCTGGTTGGTGCGGCAATCTGTTGCGAGCCTTGCGAGCCTTGCGACTGACCTTGTGAGCCAAACTGCAGGCTCATGACCGCGGCCACTCTGGCAGCAGTGTCGCCACTGGCAGCAATTTCTTTGAGTGCGTTGGTCCTGGCAATGTCAGCTTCAGATTTGGACACTGCAATCTGTTGCTGTGTTTGTGCATACAATGCATAGTTGCTTGTGGCACATCCTGTTAGAAACATTGCGCCCACGGCAATGGCAATTAGGGATTTTTTCATTTGGGATTTTCCTTAGGGTAAGGGCCCTTAAAGAATGTACTAAACCGCTAGGACATTTTCTAAGAAGTCTCTACGGTTATTTATAAATATTTTTATGACACATCGAAAACACATTGAAGCACTGGTAGAATCTGCCGGCGATTTATGGGCCAAATCGGCCCGTTTTGAGCTGATAGATGTTGATTCTACCAGTTATACTTGGCACGTGACCAGTCAAAACACTGTGTACGAAATCTACTACAGTGACAGCGGTGTTATTTCTCTTACGGCACTGCCCTCCAAATGCTGGCCCGGCAGCAGATCTAGAGAAATCTACAGCGGCAACAATAGTCAATCCAGTTACCAACACATGATTGGACTGCTGGCTGACAATTTGATCGATTTGGTTTGACAAAAAACACAAGATAGCATATACTGTATGCTATGTCAAATAGTCCTACTGTATATGTGTTGATTGGCTTGCCGGCCGCTGGCAAAAGCACCTGGGTGTCTCAGCAAGATTGGGCCAGCACTTGTGCCTACATCAGCACCGATCACTATGTGGATCGCTTTGCGGCTCGTATGGGTCAGACTTATAACCAGGTGTTTGAGACTGTGATGCCCCGGGCCATACGGCTCATGATGCGAGCAGTGCGACGAGCACAGGCTCGGGGTCAAGACATCATCTGGGATCAGACCAACCTGACTCGGGCCAGTCGTGTCAAAAAGTTTAGAATCCTGCCTGAGTATCGTGCAGTGGCAGTGGTGTTTGCTGCTCCTGAGCCTGAAGAACATGCTCGCAGGCTTGCCAGTCGTCCGGGCAAGCGGATACCTGACGCAGTGCTGGCCGACATGATTCAGAGTTATGAGCCGCCCGATGAAGGCGAAGGCTTCGAGGAGATTTGGTATGCCCAGTGATGCTGTTGTGTGTCGAGGATGCGGCACTGCAAAAGACTCTGACCGTTGGGGGCAATGGTGGCACCTCAACGGCTACTATGGCTTCCGCGGCAGTTTTTGTCAAAACTGCTACAGCATGATCTCGCATGATGCCGACGGCAAGCCTTGCAATCCTGGGCAACATCTGTTCATGGTGCTGAAACTACAGAAAGAAAACACATGACTCAAACTGTTCGACGCAAGCCCTTGACCGACAAAGAAGAACGTGTACTGGCCTATGCCCAACTCATGGGTGTGGAGGTGTCCAGCATGAGCCGCATTGCCAACCGCATGCGAGCCCAGGCTCTGGAACAAGAAAACGCCCGAACCGTGGCCACGGTGATCAGCGACTATGAGTGGACAGTGGTCAGCAGTGAACATCCGCGACAGGTGTATGAGATCTTGAACAAAAGCACAGGTTGGCGTTGGCACTGTCGGTGCACTGGTCGTGGGGCATCATCCTGGCTCAGCGTGGGCTGGGAGTTTGAAGTAACTTGGACTGCACCCGATGGCACTGCGGGAAAAGAACTGCCCAGCCCCAGTCAACCCCGAGATCTGCAACTGCGATTGTTGCCCGAGCGTGACCGAGCACTGTATAGCCTGATTCGCTGGATCAGGAACCAGGACTGGGATTATCTTCTCCGTCGGTGTCAAAAACAACAACAGCAAACCAAAAAGAAAAAGCCTCGACCCTGATTTGCTCAATATTCCTGTTTGTGCTATAATACATGTATAGCGAAAAGGAGTTGATTATGGACATGACAGAAAGAGCCCGCGTGTTTGCCACTGCCGCACATGCCGCTGTGGGTCAACTCCGCAAGTATACGCACGAACCTTACATAGTGCACCCCGCTGAAGTGGTGAGCATTGTGCAAACTGTGCCGCATACCGAAGCCATGTTGGCCGCGGCCTGGTTGCATGATGTAGTGGAAGACACCGGCGTCACAATAGAAACTGTGCGAGCCGAATTCGGAACAGCGGTTGCGGACTTGGTGTCATGGTTGACTGATGTGAGTCGTCCCGAACAGGGCAATCGTGCACATCGCAAGGCCTTGGACCGTGCACACACTGCAGCCGCTCCGGCTGAAGCACAGACTGTGAAGTTGGCTGATTTGATCTCCAACACTCGTAGCATCGTGGCTCACGACGCCAAGTTTGCTGAAACTTACCTCGCAGAAAAGAGGTTGTTGTTGGAGGTAATGACCCGGGGCGATGCCACGTTGATGGCCATAGCCCGTAGAAATATTGGAGCATGATATGAGCCAGCGTCAATGGACTGTGAAAATCTGGGACGGGTATTCCAACAGTGAATATCAACGTCAAGGCACGTATCAGCAGGTGGCAAATAGTCTGGCAGGACTGCCACCTGCATATATTTGGAGCATGATATGAACCCACGTATTCGAGAACTGATGGTTGAACTCAAAAAGACTGTTTCGACTCATCGTGGTGCTGAAGTGCTAGCTGGCTATGATGAGATTGAAAAGTTCGCCGAGTTGATTGTGCGGGAATGTATGACAGTAACTAAAGATTACACCTGTAATCAAGGTTGGGATTATTCTGCACCTGTTGCATTAGCAAGGCATTTTGGATTTGGAGTTGAAGAATGGAACAACTATTTGACAAATTGCTCAACCAAGCCATCGACGGCGGTGATGAAACATCGTTTCGGAGTTGAACAATGAACGAACGAATTCGAGAACTTAGAGAACAGGCTTGGGCACTGGTATCTGATGAAGAACGAGATTGTGGCGAATTGTATGAGACACGGTGGGAACGATGTGATCAAAAGTTCGCCGAGTTGATTGTGAGAGAATGTGCCTTACAGTGCGTTCATAATGAAGATATGGACCTGATTGAAAAACATTTCGGAGTTGAAGAATGAAACTACATTTATATTATGTTGTTCAAGGCAGTGAAGCCGCAGGTTACACACTAGTCAACGGTCCATTCTCCTCATTGGATCGGGCGCTTGACGCTAAATCTGGTCAGCTGTTCAGCGAAGGTATGACTGTTGTTAAACACACAATCGAGGTTACGAATGAACGAACGAATCAATAAACTTGCTCTACAGGCTGAACAATATGCCCGGGATGACTTAATTGAACGCCGTGCAGTGGGTGCTCCGCTCTATACTGAGGGTGAATATGAGAACAAGATCAAGCAAAAGTTTGCTGAGTTGATTGTGCTGGAATGTGCTGGATTATTTCCAAATGTGTATGTAGAAATTGAAAACGAATACGGGCACACTCCTGTTATTGCGGCGGACTATATAAAAGAACATTTCGGAGTTGAATCATGATTGAGCCAATCGTGCCTGTCACACTGTATAAAACAACCTTCACTGGTGTGTTGGCCTCGGCGGCTGTGGGCAAGGGTCGAGTAGAGAGCGAAATGTGGAGTCAGACTCTGTATCCCAACGGCAGTGCAGTGACTCGAATATATCATCAATCGATTGAAGTGTATGACCACAGAGCAGTGGTCACTCAGCACAATGTTCGACCCAATCTGGATGTAATGGCATGAGCCCTGTAGAACTTTTTTTTGGAGTATAACATGAACAAACGAATTCAAGCTCTTGCTGAACAGGCTGGATACACAAAAGATATGTTTGGTGTAGGACACTGGGATATGCCAGAGTGTAAAAAGTTCGCTGAGTTGATTGTGCGGGAATGTGCTGGTATTGCCAATAAACAATTTAGTGCGGCGTCTGGGTTGGATGATCGAGATTGTTGGACTGCGGCTGAGATGAAGAAACATTTCGGAGTTGAATAATGGAAACGTTTAGTTTTATCATTATGATAATCGCCGTTGCAGTGCTGCTGTGGGTGGTAGCCTTGGTGTTTGGTCTTGTGTTCATGTATGCTGTAATGAATTGGATAGAAAAATGATTGAAATAATTGCGTTGATCTGCGTTGTTGGACCTGTTATAATTGTTCACTACCTGGGCAAATGAAAGAACATATGAACGAACTTGAAACTGCACTGAAGTCGCATGACTGGACACATCTGGGCTGTTTTGCCCGACCTGCCCTGGATCAACTCATGCGCACACACCCGGATGCGGCCGCGGCCAAGGCACTGTGGGAACAGTATTGCCCCTGGAGTTCAGCCAACGGTGGTTATATTGCCTGGGCCAAAACACCCGCCAACTGGACCAGAACATGAACAAACGAATTCGAGAACTGGCTCTACAGGCTGGCATACAGATGTTCGAAGACAAATCGTTTAGCTGGAGCGTGATCGCCGGCACTGACCACAACCTACAACGGTTTGCTGAGTCAATTGTGACAGAATGTGTGCGTGTTTGTGTGGCTGATCTAGCTGATCCTAGAGATTCAGTTGAACTCCAGTGTGCAAAAAAGATTCAGAAACATTTTGAGGTTGAATCGTGAAGGACGAAAGCATGTTGCCAGTGAGTGAACAAAGCCTGGTGTTCCGACTACGAAAGCGAGCAGAAATTCGCCGGTCGATCAAGGACCGCAAAAGTGTGCAACAAGGTGCTGCTGACCGTATTGCTGATCTACTGGAAGAGGCTGCGGCAGAAATTGAGGCACTGCAGGCCCTGAGACACGAACTGCAGGGTGTGCTGGTGGATTCGGAACAGGACGAGTTTGATGCAGTGTGTCGAGAGACTGTGCAGTATGTGATTGACCGCATGGCAGGCGTCAAATGATCCCGGGCCAATAAATACATTTTTAAGGAGCCGTTATGAAATACTCAAGTCTAGCGGCGTTCCTATTCTGCCTAGCCCACAGCGTAGCCAACGCCCAACCAGTGAAAATTGACAAACCAGTGGTGTGCGACAAAACCGCCACAGTGTTTGCGGCATTGGAAGAAAAATTCCAGGAAATGCCGGTCTGGGGAGGCAACAACTCTCGAAGCAACGCAAACTATGCGCTGATGTTGAACCCCGAAACCAAAACCTGGACACTGGTGCAGTTCAACACTGAGACTGCCTGTATCTTGGGCATAGGCAACAACTATGTGACACAAAAACTGTGATTGACAGGTTGTGATATTTTCAGTACAATATCAATTGTCACCCTAAACTTATTGGTATTAAAATAAATCTATTCTGAAGAGAATCACCGTATGAAAGCAACCTCAGCCACTGGAGTCACTGGATTCGTCCTGCACACTATTGACGGGTACGTGTTCCGGGTGTATGAAAAAGACACCGAAGCCTTCCGGGACTATGACTTGCACCACTGGGATCTGGAAGTCAGAATCGTGGACGAGGACGCTGTGTTCTACGAACTGGACAACGGTAAGAAACTGTTGGACTACAGCCCTGCAACCCTGGGAATTGACCAATAATCCCCGTTGTGCTATAATACAGCATAGGTTAACAAAACAGGAGTTCAACATGAACGTGCAAGAAATCAACCGTGCTATCGTCTCCGGCCATCTTACCAATGCTGATCTCAACAGTGTGATTGACGCTGTGAAGTTTGCTCGTGCTCGGCTTACACGACAAAACAAGGCCAGTCTCATGCTGGGCGATACGGTGCAGTTTACCAGCACACGAACTGGCCGAACCATGCAGGGCACAGTTCGAAAGATTGCCATCAAGTTTGTCACAGTCAACACCCCCACAGGCCTGTGGAAAGTTCCAGCCAGCATGCTGACTGCAGTTTAATTTCAACAATCACCAGGGAGATTTCTATGAGCCGCACCAAAGATTATTTTACCATGTACGAAGATCCCACCTATGATGATGACGGCACCTGCCAGGATCTGGAGCCTGCAGAGACGGCCAGTACAGACACAGGCAGTGTGGCATTTGCTCAAATGATTGAGCAGTTGACTAGAAAACCTGAGCTAGAATTTGACTGAGATAAATAATCTTGCAACGCCAAATTCATCGACGTCGGAAATAAATTGACGCCTGGAGTGTATCTCCTTTACTAGATATCAAATATCTACAACGCCAACCGTAAGCACTTGACGGTGCCAGCACTATTAATATAAAATGTTAATATGGCATCAATTTATTTTCGTGATCAAAACAACAACATCTATCTCACACGATATCAAGCTGAATCTTCTGCCGCAGGCAATTTAGAGTTTGTGTGTGGTCATTATAATTTTGCAGCTCATCGCGATGCATCAATTGAAACTGCAGTTGATTACCGAACAAAAGAAATTGCAGACACCTATCAATACACCCAGTTATTCTACAGTGGCGGCAGCGATTCGCACACCATATTAAAATCCTTTGTAAAAAATAATATACCGTTGTCTGAAATAGTGCTCAGCAGATGGAGTACCGACAACAATTTTTTGCAAGAACAAAACAAAGAAATAAATCAAATTGCTGTTCCGCTACTGAACAGATATCAAGATTATCTTGACCGATTTCAGGTCAAAATTACGTTTTGTGATTTTGGGCTAGACCAAATTGCCAAGGTCTATCATCCTGATCAACTGGCAATACTGCACGGCAATGGAATTTACAATCCTTGCACGTTCAACGTGATAAATTTTGCGTATCCTCAATTGAGGGATCATCACAACATGTGTCAAATTGTTGGCTGGGAAAAACCATTGATGCAATACAAAAACAAGAAGTTTTATACTTTTATGTTTGACAAAGCCTTGCCGTTTCTAACAGAAAATCCTGAAGTTTTTGCCAGGCAAGAAAATTTCTACTTTGGTGGTGATGGATTTCTAACAGTAAATCAATTTAGACGAGCAACTGAGCTAATAGACACCAGGCAGTGTACACAAAATCAGCTGTTTACCAACTCCGATAAAGATTTTTTCAACAGTGTGATTTCCAACCTTAGGGACGCAGATGAGTGTGGCCTAAGCAATACTGAACACATAGGAAAATCTTTTACTGTTGATGTCCCTGAAAAAGAAAAAATATTTTTTTCCAATCTAAAAAAGCATCCGGGTGTGTGGAATTCAATTACTACCTATTGCCAATCTGAAAAATTTTCTGACATTACTAATCGGTGTTCTTATCTTTCCAACAACAAGCTGACCATTGATACGCTGGTGGCAACTCAGCAGGAGATCACATGATTGAAGCCACTGTGATGGGAATATTTGCTGGCTTGATCAGCGGTCTAGTTCCAGCAGCCGGACTATTGACTGCCTTGATCATGATGTTGCCACTGTTGACATACCTGTCGGCCAGCGAGCTGTTGTTGTTTTATATGGTGCTAGGCACGGTCACACAGTATATCACAGCCATTCCTTCGATACTGATCTCTATTCCTGGGCATCCTTCTAGCATGCACACTGTGATAGAATCCAGCAAACTACTGCCTGAGCAAAAAAAACAAGTGCTTGGCACTGCATCTCTCCACAGTTTTTTTGCAGTTATGGGTACGTTTTTGATTTTGGTGCTGGCGTCAAGTGCAATTGATCAACACATTTCTGTGCTGTTTAGATCCGAAATAATTTTTTTGTTGTTGTTGTTGACGCTGGCGCTGACCACTGCATTTAGCAAAAACAACATGATTGTTTCTACAGTGCTACTGGGCGTGGGAATCGCACTGTCGTTTGTTGGATACAATTTCTTTTTTGATACCGATTTCACATTTGGGCTAACTTTTATTGCGGCCGGACTTGATCCAGTGATTGTTGTGCTGTTGTTTTTGTGTTTTCCTGAATTGTTTAAAAAATTTCATCCACCCAGTCTCGATCAAGCCCGACCTGTGCCAACAAGATCCAACTCGAATGACCTAGCAAATTCGTCAACTGCAGCCAGTGTGGGATTCTTGGGAGGCCTGGTACCTGGGCTGACCACCATTGCCAGTTCATCATTTTACTACTACCTGGGCCGACTGTTTAAACTGCAGCCTCGGCAGCTAGTGGTAGGAACAGAAACTGCAAATGCAGTGGGTTCCATAAGTCAGGTTCTGCCAGTGTTGTATTTTGGAATCCCAATTCTGGCCAGCGAAGCATTGTTGCTGGCGTTGATGCAGAGTCGAGGATTTTCAATCTCTTTGTTCGATCTTTCGGCATTCTTTAGTTCGAGCGTTGGTTATTTTATTCTGGCCAACTTGGTTGCCCTGGCAGTGTGTCTGTTTGCTGCCAAAACTAAGTTTGTTCTGAATTTGTCACTACTCAACAAGATTGCCACAGTCTTGCTGATAGTGTCACTGGTCTTCTATGTACTGTTTAACGGTAATGTTGATATCAAACTTATGCAATTACTAATGTTGTTGCCGTTTGCATTACTGTTCGGCAAACTAGATACTACCCCAGTTGTTGTGGGGTTTTTGATTTCGCCGATGTTTTTTGAATCGGCGTCTAGAATTTTTTAAAAGGAAAAAGTATGAAAATTATTTCAACATGTTTAGCATTAATAATGTGGGCCTCGGCTGTGAATGCAAAAGAATTACACATTGTTTCAGCGGGATCGAAAACTGGATCTCTTACTATGCAGGCCACTGCCTATGCTAGTGATTTGGCCAACACTTACCAACTGCAGTTGTCAGCACCGGGAAATTTTTGTCAGGCGCTGACTCAGGTCAACTCTACTACGCCAACCATGTTTTTATGGGCCCACGACTTTGAAGCGGCTGTGCAATCAGGTCAGTGCCCAGTTAAACTGCCTGCAAACATGCAACCTATTAGATTCATCAAATCTTCAAGTTTGATATGTTCATTGACCAACGCTGATTCGATCTTTAAAGGCAACGCAAAAATTGCACATACGGTGCCCAAAAAAATGTTTTCAACAGTTATTTCAAACATAAACACAGCGTTTGGCACTGCACATCAAGGAGTCATGTTCAACGGAAGTGGGCAAGTACGTCTAGCCTTGCTCAACGGTGAAGTTGATTTGGCAATCTTAACAAACGAACATGCCGATGTAATCAGAAGCAAGGGAGGCTCGTGTAAATTTGTGCTAGACGACCAAAGCAACATGCCCGGAGTAGTTCCGTTACAACAGTTTAGTCAATCAGTCAAACTACGACATTCATTTAATACCATGGTCTACGCTGTCAACATGTCCAAAGCCCAGGCAGCTGAGTTGAAACGCAACATGCAACAAGCTCACAAAAATTGCAATAGTGCAATTGGTCAGTACACCAGGTGCGATTCCTTGTTGGATCTATCATGGGAAATTGACCAGAAAATACTGTCAAGATGGCAGGAGGATGTGGCTGATTTGATTGAATAAACGCATCGCTCTAAATTTGACCAATATTCACCCTTGTGCTATAATACAGCATAGGTTAACAAAACAGGAGCAGGCATGACAACCACTTACACTGTGCAAGAACTGGCCCAACGGTATGCCGAGGCCCTGGTAGAATTCCACGAGCTGGATCAGCATGTGCGAGCAGCCGGTGACAGCCCCTTGCGTCAAGATGTGTCAGCACGCCGTACAGCTCGCGACGCCATATATGATGCCCAGCAGGCCCTGGATGAGGCTTGCCAGCGTCAAGCACAGATGAACCATGCGTGATTTGACACAAATTTGCAGAAGTCGTACAATACAGTTTGTCAGCTAAATTCAACCACCGAAAGGAAACCCATGTCAGATAGTCGTACCGTAACCTCCGCCCAAGCTCGCAACAGTCTGTTGACAGCTTTCCGTGTCAAACGTCCGCTGTTCCTGTGGGGCCCTCCTGGCATTGGCAAAAGCGAACTGGTTGAAGGCATCACCCAGGAACTGAACGGTCTCATGATTGACTTGCGATTGGGCCAGATGGAACCCACTGACATTCGTGGCATTCCGTTCTACAACAAAGAAGTTGGCAAGATGGATTGGGCTCCCCCAATCGAACTGCCCGACGCCGAAACTGCCAAGCAATACCCTATTGTGGTGTTGTTTTTGGACGAGTTGAACTCAGCCGCTCCTAGTGTGCAAAGTGCCGCGTACCAGTTGATCTTGAACCGTCGCATTGGCAAATATGTGTTGCCTGACAACGTGGTCATGGTGGCTGCTGGCAACCGCGAAAGCGACAAAGGTGTCACATACCGCATGCCAACTCCGCTGGCCAACCGTTTCATTCACCAGGAAATGAAGGTGGACTTTGCCAGCTGGCAAGAGTGGGCTGTGAACAACCGTGTGCACAAGGACGTGGTTGGTTACTTGAGTTTTGCCAAGCAAGACCTGTATGACTTCGACGCCAAGAGTGCCAGCCGTGCCTTTGCTACTCCACGCTCTTGGAGCTTTGTGAGCCAGCTGTTAGATGACCGTGTGGATGACGAAACTCTGACCAACTTGGTTGCAGGTACTGTGGGCGAAGGCCTTGCTGTGAAGTTCATGGCACACCGCAAGATTGCCAGCCGCATGCCCAACCCTGCAGACATCTTGGCAGGCAAGGTCACCACCTTGGATGTGAAAGAAGTTTCGGCCATGTACAGCTTGGTGATCTCCATGTGCTACGAACTCAAGGCTGCTGTTGAGACCAAAGTGGAAGACAAAAAGTTCCACGAAATGGCCGACAACTTCCTGGGCTACATGATGAAGAACTTTGAAACTGAGTTGACTGTGATGGGTGCACGTATTGCGTTGACCACGTACAACTTGCCCTTCTTGCCAACCAAGATGAAGAACTTCGACGAGTTCCACCAGCGTTTTGGCAAATACATCCTGCAGGCTTCGGCCTGACCCGAAAGGGTTTAATGGAAAGGCTGTGTTTCTAGCACAGCCTTTTTTAATATGCGATATCACATAGTTCGACTTGACGCTAGATATTCCTATTCAAAGGATTTCAAATACATGCTGGAGTTTTCCAAAGACTCTTGGCTGGGAACTGGCGTATTGAATTTTGATCGTAGTCGGCGTTGGTTCAATCAAACGTTTGGCTGGAGCCAGGATGTGGAAACTAGATCTGCTGTGCTACGATCATCAGATTTTGAGGCCAGTGACTACAATTTCAAATGGGCCTACAGTGCCAAATATCGTGAGTATCGCATCTATGTGCAGGATGAAGCTGTGTTGAACTGGTTTGTTTTGAGTCACCCCAATGCGACATAGATTTGAATTTAGATCCCGTGACCTAGACGCCGCTGAGCGGGTCAAATGGTGCAGAGTCAATCTTGGAGCCAGAGGAGAGCGATGGGACTTTGCGGGCGGACTCTCAATCACCATCGTGATCCGTTCGGACGAGGATGCCGAAGCCTACAACAAAGTCTGGAGATTTTGGAATGTCCTTAAAGGTAACTGTAAAACAGAGACTCATCGTATTTCATAATCCCGGCGAGTGGAGCGACATCTACAGCAGGATTTTGCAGGAATATGGAATGGGAATGGCCATACGCCCTCGACTGCGGCGTGAACTGGGGTTTGTGTATCGGCATCATCGTGGACTAGTGCCCAACCCACACCCTCGCAAAAATGGGCCCACCATGCACTACGAGGACCAAGTGTGTTTGGATTTCTACTCAGATGCCGCACAATCCTGGTTTCAACTGCGATATTTGTAACTCAGGTATATAACACATGTCTTGGTATTTTTCTAGTGTTCTTGAGAACAAATCAGATTTTTTTGAATTCTTTGAATTTAATCAATATTCAATGCACCTAGTCGAACTTTGGGATCCATCGGTACATGTTGGCGGCGCTCATAAAATTCCCTGCAGCTTGATGGGATCAAGCAACACAAAGTTAGTAATTGATGCAAGTGAATTTATCAGTTTATTTGAATTTGATACTGATTCTCTAACGACATTTCTTCAAACCAATCGGGTCGTAATATATCAAAATATTGATTGCTTTGTCGAATTGACAAAGCGTCTGCGCATTGCGTTTGAAAATATTGACTCTAATATACCTAAAAATTGTTTACATGTTATTTTTGACGCGGTTCCGTCAACTGAATTTTATTTTTATTCGTTTAAAAATATCAATTTTACAGTGTTAACGCACAATCACTTTTTTAAACTTCCTAGGATACACAAAGCCAGCCTAGAAAAAAACAAAACCAGCAAAGATTTTCTGCTAACAACTATAAAAAAATCTAGTCGACCACACAGAGAACTATTGTGGAAACAATTGCAAGCGTATCCAGAATTAACGGTTAATTCAACAATTCTTTATAAAACTCGGCAAAAAAAATGGATAGGTCATCAGACCCATCAACATCAATGGTCAGACGGCCATCCAAGCATGGATCTATATCGAAACAACTACGTTGAATTGGTGCCTGAGACTCTTTACAAGCACGGATATTTTTTTACTGAAAAAACAATGAAACCCATTGCTACCAAGACGCCGTTTTTGATTGTTTCAACTTGTCACTATCTTAAATTTTTAAAACAACAAGGATTTAAAACTTTTGACAACTTGATTGACGAATCATATGATTCGTTTCCTCAAATTGAAGACCGAATTAGATCCCTTGTGCAAACAATGCACGACATATCGAAAAATGGTGCAGGCGATTTCTATCAGCAAGCCCAAGACACGCTGAACTATAATCATCAGCGACTGTTGGAAATATCTGGAGGTTGGCGATATTATCGTGATTTAGACTACCAAAGAATTATTGATAGTATGTGTTAGCTTGATTTGACCAAAATTCCCATTTGTGCTATAATACTTGTATAGCGTAACAAAACAGGAGCACCAAATGACTATCAAGCGTTTCAAACAGACCCAGCGTTTTCGTATTTGCTCCGGCACAGTTAGCTTCTATGCCACTGCCCGGCAAATCCGTTCCGGTGTTGGCGACTTTGTTAAGTTCAATGCTGCCACACAAAAGGCTCTGGATGCCCTGGAATTTTCCCGAGCTGATGCCCCAGCTGTGGGCCTGGCAGGCACCTGGGAAGGTATTCCTGTACAAATCAACGTGGCAGTTTGACACTAAATCACGATTGCTGTACAATATACACTTAGTCAACAAGGAACAACATGACCGCTTCCACTACCATTAACCGAAAGCAATCTGATCAGTTCAAGGATATCCTGGGTGCCACAGATCCCAAGCTGGACCGAGAAGTTCGCGAAAAACTGATCACTGCTCGAGTGGGCCTCCTGCTCCGTGCCAGTTTCTTTGGCAACTTGGCCACCCGTCTCAAGCTGGTCAATGCTGACACCTGGTGCCCTACTGCTGCCACTGACGGCCGTAACTTTTATTACAACAGCCGTTTCATCAACATGCTCCGTGCTAAGGAGATTGAGTTCTTGTTTGGCCACGAAGTCCTGCACTGTGTGTATGACCACTTTGGTCGCCGTGGTGATCGTGACCCGCAACTGTGGAACATTGCCAACGATTTCTGTGTGAACCAGGACTTGAAGGAACACAATGTTGGCGAGTTCATTACCACAGTGCCTTGCCTGTATGACAAAAAGTACAAGGGCATGAGTTCGGAAGAAATCTATGACCAGCTGTACGAAAACGCAGAAAAAGTCGACATCGGCAAACTGATCCAGCAACTGTTGGACGAGCACTTGGACGGCGACGGCGACCAAGACGGCGATGGTGACGGTGACAAGGACGGCAAAGGTGATGGGAAAGGCAAGGGTCGTCCCCGACTGAGCGAAGCCGACAAGCAGGCCATCCGTGACGAAATCAAAGAAGCTGTGTTGGCAGCGGCCGCTGCCAGCGACGGTGCCGGCAACTTGCCCGCAGGTGTCCGACGCCTGATCCAGGACTTGACTGAGCCCAAGATGAACTGGCGTGAACTGCTCCGCATGCAGTTGGAATCCACCATCAAGAGCGACTACACCTGGATGCGAGCCAGCCGCAAAGGTTGGCACATGGATGCAGTCATGCCCGGCATGAAACTGGATCCCATGATTGATATTGCTGTGGCAATCGACACTTCGGGTTCGATTGGTGCCGACATGCTCAAAGACTTCCTGAGTGAAATCCAGGGCATCATGGACTCGTTCCCAGCATATCGCATCCATGTGTTCTGCTTTGACACCGAAGTCCACAATCCTGCTCAATACAACAGTGACAACTTGGACCAGATCACTGACTACGAGCCTGGCGGTGGTGGCGGTACTGACTTCACTGCCATCTATGACTACTTGAAGGCGGAAGAAATCGAGCCCAAGCGACTGGTTGTGTTCACTGACGGCTACCCATTTGGTTCGTGGGGCGATGAAAACTACACTGACAAATGAAAGTGTATTTGCTGTATTACGACAATGACTATGGTGACCGTGAGAATTGGAACACATTCTACACACCATGTGAAGTTTTTGACAGTGCCGAAAAGCGTCAGGCTCGCATCGATGTTATCCAAGCACAAAGCGAAGATTACAAAGAAGATGATTCATTCCATACTGTGGATCTGGACATCATGTCTGACACTGAAATTCAGAAATGGAGTGAATAATGCCTACTGTGTATACAGAAGTGGAAGTGGATGTTGAACTGGACGACTTTGACGACGAGGACTTGATTGACGAACTGCAACGTCGGGGTCGCGGCTTCGAAGTTGACAGCAAAACACCAACTGAGTTGGTGGGTCGAATCCATCAACTGAGACGCAATGGTCATGATTATCAGCGTGAACTGGATGAGTTGATTTACGTGACCATTGGGAGAATTGCGTGAGTACCATAAGCACACTTAAAATGGATGTGTGGAAGTTCAGCACTATCTTTTTGATGGTGATACTGATCATCAGCTGGGTATGGATGATGATTGCTGGTATCATCAATGACTCGGCCATGGAGTCAGTTCGTGGTCAGCAGATGCAGGTGCGTGAACTTACCAACAAGATCATCACGCTGGAAATGCAAGTGCAGGATCTGCAGATTCGTAACAAGGCCTTGAACGAGCGTATTGAATCATTCAATACACTGCGTCAACGTGATGTTGAGTACCTGCAGAGTCAGATCAATCGTGCTACTATCAAACCAAATCGTTGAGGAGAAAGAATGAAAGTTTTAATTGTTATTGCGGCTGCTGTATCACTTACTGGCTGCGGGTGGTTTGATCGCTACGTGGTAGCCAACACAACTGGCTACAGTCGAACCTGCGTAGATGGTGTGATGTATCTTCAGTTCCCCAGCGGTGCTACACCGCAATACAACATTAATGGCAGTTTGAGAGGATGCAAATAATGTCAATTGGTATTTTGATTCGTGCCGCTTATGTTGCCCTGGGCATTGTGATCGGTGTTTGGTTGATTGTCGCAGGAGTGTTGGTATGATTGTGTTATCAATGATTGGGTTGGCTATCTTGGTAGGTGTAGCCGCAGTAGGTGCCTACTGGATGTTTAAAAATGTTAGTTTTAAATCTGTTGAAAAGGAAAATGAAAATGACTGAACGTGGTATGATTGGCATCATTGGTGCTGTGTTTGTGGGCTTGATTGTGTTGGTGGTCCTAGGTGGTAGTTTCTACACCATTGATGCAGGTGAGCGTGGTGTTATTCTACGCAACGGTAAAGTGGTGGGCACTGCTGAGCCTGGCTTGAGTTTCAAGTTGCCCATTGTGGACAGTGTGAAAGAAATCACTGTGCAGACCGAGGCGCGAGTGTATGAGAAGCTTATGGTTTACAGTCGAGATCAGCAAAGCGCCGAACTCTACATCTCTGTAAACTATCGACTGCCTGCTGATCAAGTGCAAACTATCTACACTGAGTACGGTGGCAAGGATGGTGTGCTGACTCGTATGCTGGATCGACAAGTGCCAGAAGAAGTCAAAAATGTGTTTGGCCGATTCAATGCTGTGACTGCTATTCAGGAACGTGAACGACTCAGTAAAGAAGTGCAGGAAGCAATTCAGCGGGCCACTACCAACCCTGTGTTGATTGTGGAAAGTGTGCAGATTGAGAACATTGACTTCTCCAAAGCCTATGAGGACAGCATCGAACAGCGTATGTTGGCCGAAGTTGAAGTGCAAAAAGTTCAACAAAACGCCCAGCGTGAAAAGGTGCAGGCCGAGATCCTTGTGATTCAAGCCAAGGCCGAAGCTGATGCCAAGAAACTGCAGGGCGATGCCGAAGCACATTCTATCAATGCACGTGGCCGAGCACTGGCTCAGAACCCAGCCCTGGTGGAACTGATTCAAGCTGAAAAGTGGAACGGTGTATTGCCAACCACTATGGTTCCTGGTCAGACTGTGCCATTCATCAACGTGAAGTAATCGGAAACAGCATATGAAAAGAGCGCTGATGTATATTGCACCCAGCGTTCTTTTCGCGCTGTGGATCTGGATCATTGTGCAGGGCATTGATGACATGACAGCCCAGGAACGCAACAATCATGCCATTGCTCGGCTCATGGCATGCGAGTATCGTGGCAGACTATGATTAGATTTAGCATTAGCATTGCTAACTGGCACTGGCCTTGTGAGTTCCGAAACATCTACAATCGTTCATGGGCAGTGAGCAAGAATCGTACACTGGAGATTCAGTTTGATCGCTACGATTACGAACTACTGGGCTTGAGTTTTGATCTGCGTTGTCGGGGTGGTGATCATGCTGGACCCAAGTTTGAAATCAACATCTTGGGCTGGTACTTCGGGATCAGCTTGCCTGACAACAGACATTGGGATTACGAAAAAGATAACTGGACACAGCATGGGCAATCAAACTGACTATTTCAATCGTGTAGGTTACCAGGCTACATACGACATCGGCGATCGTGTAATTGGCAAATGGAATGGTATTCCGTTCGTGGGCACAGTAGGCAACGATCGACTAATCATTGTCATTGTCAAGCACAATCAAGTGCGAAAACTGCCTCAAATCACCGACAAAAAATAACAGCCTGAGCCAGTGTGCGTTAAATATCTGTATGGAAAACGCACAACTTACCATTGCCGACATGGCTTCCTTAAAAAATCTACTCGAAGCTGCTGCCAATCGTGGCGCTTTCAAAGCAAACGAAATGAGCGCTGTGGGCGCCATTTACGACAAACTCTCAAGGTTTGTAGAGTTTACCACAGCCCAGTTGGCTGAACAACAAGCACAAGGAGAACAAAATGCTTAAACATATCGGACGTCACGGTGATCGCAAGGTCGCAATTTTATTCAGAGAGGTGCCTGGTGAAGACCACATGTGCTTGGTTGTGTATCCCGATACCCTGCCCACTCACATTCACAATTCAATCATGAGCACTCTAGAAAGTCTGCCTGGTCAAGCTGCACCCAATCTAGCAGATGTGTTGAGTCGCAATCTCTTGCCCGACGGTCGTGCTCAGCTGGAAGCTCTGCATCGTGAAGGCATGATAAAGAAGATCCCTAGTAATCAAGTGATTGTGACTCCCACTGCCACCAGCAATGTCAAGCTGGACGAAATGAATCAAATCATTCGCGAGATGGAAACAGGTGGTGCTGCTATGAAGCGACTGCAAGAGTTGGACAACAGCACCGGCTTTGTGGATCCTGCACAAAAACGCAAGGCCGAAGCAGAGTTCAAACGCAGCCAGGAACGTGGGCAGACACAGCCTGCAGTTGCTCCTTTGGTCAGTGGTGCTGACGGTGTGCTGGATGACAAAACTCTAGCTGGCAACATGCTGGCACAAGCCAAGCGCATGGAACAGGAAGCCAAGAGCATGATTTCCGAAGCAGCTCGTATGAAGAAAGATGCTCAACGCATGTTTCCCGGAGTCAAAACTGGCGATCAATCGCCTGCAGTGGTAGCTGTGGCAGAAACCGTTGTGGCCAAAACTCGCGGTCGCAAAAAGGCAGTGACTGCCGATGGCGTTCAGTGAAGAATTCCTTGCTATGTGGGAGCATATAATCGATGAGGTCCACAAAACTGAAATCCCTCTCGAATGTATCAAAAAAGTAGTGATCAAACTACATGGCAAGAAGCAACGAACAATAAATCTACAAACTCTACGACGCCAGGGACTAGACAGTGAAGAACTTGAAACTGTGCTGAGTCGGGCGCTCAGCGAACTTGGTGATCAAGTTCGCGACGTTGAATTCTTGGTTGACGTGAGCGCAGTGGCTGAACTGGTACAACCTGAAACTGACAAACTCTTAAACAATTTAAAATAACATGAATGTTCAACTTGTGTCCTACTCACAGCCAACTGAGGAATTTGCAAACCTGGGTGTCGACGATGCCCAGGAACTCATTGCCTATTGTGCCCGTGTGTCCAACCCTGCCAACCAGTTCAACACTGAAACAAGCGAACGACTCATCAAGTATCTGGTGCGACATGCCCACTGGAGTCCACTCGAAATGGTGTCAGCCTGTTGCGAAATCACCACCACCAGAGACATTGCCCGACAGATTCTACGTCACAGAAGTTTCAGCTTCCAAGAGTTCAGTCAGCGATATGCTGATCCTACAGCTGAACTTGATGAAGCGTTTGTGTTACGTGAGGCACGATTCCAGGACACCAAGAATCGACAAAACAGTGTAGAGCTGGACACCACAGACGAAGCACAGCGACTCTTGGCCATTGAATGGGAACGTGCTCAACAGCGTGTGCTGTTCAGTGTCAAACAAGAATACAAGTGGGCTATTGCCAATGGTATTGCCAAAGAACAGGCTCGTGCTGTGCTGCCTGAAGGTCTCACAGTGAGTCGCATGTACATGAACGGCACTTTGCGTAGCTGGATTCACTTTATTGAATTGCGAAGCGGCAACGGCACACAAAAAGAACACATGCTGATTGCTCGAGCCTGTGCCGAAGTCATTGCCAAAATCTTTCCCATGGCAACCGATCTAGTTGCAAAAACATGATCCACCTGCTATACTAAGGTATGGCAAACACACCGTATTTTGACACACCCACGCACTGGCAACCTGAACTTACAAAAATTGTAGACGGGCGCCCAGTGCGTTTTTCTGACGTGTGTGTGCATGAATTTCGTATAGGCGACGTAGAAGATCCTGCGATTGTTGCAGGTGGTCCCATGTGGGATTGGCAGCAGAGCGAGGTAGGACAATGGGTGATTGAACATGCAGTGGAAAAACCTTACTGGCACAAGGATCTTGATCCCAGCACCTACGGCTATCGCTTTCGCATAATGGCTCGACTCAGTGAGCAGGATCAAACTTTTTTTAAACTCAAGTGGAGAAAATAATGGCAAAGTTTTTGGTAACAGGCGGACATGGCCTAATTGGACACAATGTGGTACAACGACTGCAGACTCGTGGCGATAGTGTGGCAGTGATGGACACACATACCACATACGGTATCATTCCTCAAGAGGAAATTGATTACTTGGTTGCCGAGCGGCTCAAAAAGCTAGAGCCCCATGTGTTCTACTGTGATGACATTGTGGATGCTGCTGCTGTGGAATACATCGTGAACAAGGAAAAGCCTCAAGTGTTGATCCACATGGCCAGCTTTCCTAGACAAAAAGTTGTCAATGCCAATCCTGCTACGGGTGCAGATGTTATGATGAAGGGGTTGATCAATCTTTTGGAGAGTGCCAAAAAACACGGTGTTGAACGTTTTGTGTACATCTCCAGCAGTATGGTATATGGAGACTTTGAGGATCAGGTACTAGAGGACGACGACTGTGCTCCGCAAGGACAATACGGCATAATGAAACTGGCCGGCGAGTGGCTGGTCAAAGATTATGCACGCCGTACAGGTATGGAGTATGTGATTATCCGTCCCAGTGCTGTGTATGGACCCTTGGATGTGGAAGATCGTGTGGTGGCCAAGTTCATGATTGCTGCCATGCGTGGAGAAACCCTCCGAGTCAACGGTGCAGGAGAGACCCTGGACTTTACCTATGTGGATGATGCTGCAGATGGTATTGTGGCGTCGGCCACTCGTATCATGAGCCGCAACAGCACCTACAACATCACCAAGAGTCACAGTGTGAGCTTGTTGGAAGCTGCAGAAATGATTGTAGAGATCGTGGGCTCAGGCAAGATTGAGGTTTGCGACAAAGACGCAGACTTTCCCAGCCGCGGTGCACTCAACATTGATCGTGCCCGAACCATTCTAGGTTATGATCCCAAGGTGGATGTTCACGAAGGATTTGAAAAGTATTATGAGTGGATCAATAATTCCCTTTACTGGAATCCAAAGACAGTATAACAATCTCCGCGAGGAGATACTGGAAATCACAGACCGTGCACTCAGCACCGGTCAGTTGATGAGCGGCGGATGGACCAATCACTTTGAGGACTGGCTGGCCTATCGCAATCATGTGCAATATGCAGTGACTTGTCATTCGGGCACACAAGCACTGGAAATCATCGCAGGGTACTATCGAGAACAACGTGCAGATCATCCCTCAGTGCTGATTCCAGCCATGACCTACATTGCCACAGCCAATGCTTGGGCCAATGCAGGCTGGCGATTGCACATTGTGGATACTGATGCTTACGGGCTCATGAATCCTGCAAGTGTGCCCGCATCCCTAGAATTTCAAGCTGTGTGCAATGTAGGGCTGTATGGTGCTGCTGCCACTCAGTGGGACGAGCATCACAAACAGTATGTCTTGATTGAGGATGGGGCACAGCATTGGCTGGCAGACAACAGCCAACGTCGTGGTGCTGCTTGTGCCATCAGCTTTGATCCCACCAAGAACTTGGCCAACTATGGCAACGGTGGTGCTGTTGTTACCAATCGCATGGATCTGGCCAACTATGCTAGAGACTGGTGCACCAACGGACGTGACGGATACGGTGCTGAACATGTGACCAACAGCCGCATGAGCGAAGTTGATTGTGCGCAAATGATGATCAAGACCAAGTATATTGATCAATGGCAGCAACGTCGCAGAGAGATTGCTGAATACTGGATTGATCAGTTCCAAGATTCCCCTGTCCGTTGCTTGATTGATTCAAGCAATGTTGGACGACACTGTTTTCACAAGTTTGTGATTGATGTGGATCGACGTGATCAAATGCAGGTACGACTAGCTAATGCCGGTATCAGTACCAAAGTGCATTACACAAGACCCCTGCACGAAGAACCCAGGTATATCAACACTCTGGGGCCCAACATGTTGAGTGTGGCCAGTAGCCTGGCCCGCCGTTGTCTAAGTTTGCCTATCTATCCTGAACTAACAGATAGCGAAGTAGAGCATGTGGCTAGTCAGGTACTAGCCCACGTTTGACAAACACATAACTGGCCAGCCACGCCCAGTCATAACTCTTGCGTAGTTGTTCAAAGTCTCCATTTACTGAATCATAGTATTCTACTGCATCCTCGGCACCCAGCACACTCCATTGCCCGTGTTCCACTATGCCATTGGTATCAGGGTCCAACCATTGTTTGAGTCTGTATTGACTTTCTACATCTGTGCTGGCACACAATTTGAGCACTTCACGGAAAGCAGTGCGCCAGGCCATCCAGGGAGTATAACTGTAGTAGGCTGTACCTGACATCATGGGCACAACTTCATGTGCACTGTCCAAGGTAAAGTCTAGTCCGTGTCCTGAATTGGCCAATACCAAGTCCCGGTTGTAGGCAATCATGGCTTGGTGCCCATACTCTAATCCATTCACAGGATTACGTGCATGAAAGATATAGTGCTTGGGTTCTTGCATACGATCAGGTTGCCAGTACCAATCAAACTCAGGATTCACTGCCAATTTAGCAAACACTGCAAAAAACCAAGGAGTCGTGCTGGCACGGGCTGCTGCATGATATGCTGCCACACGACCATTAATGCCATCGACTCGATGCAATTGGTTCGGCCGATAATCCACAGCGCGGCTAACCATACCCCAGTTTGTTTCTGCGTTGGGTTCTCCGTTGCTGATGAACACAATGTCTAGAGGTCGGTCGCTGTGTGGTTTTCGTCGAGTTTTGTCAATGTAGGCATAATCATACAACTGTGTGCGAACATGCCCCTGTGCTGTTTTGGGCACAATCACTGCACTGGCACCGGTACTGAGCGGCACAATAGTCTTGGTTTCTTGCCGCCACAAGCTCACTGTGGGTAACTCAGCAGGCACATGTTCAACTGTAAACACGGCCAATGGCCCTGCCCAGTCAGTACGTTTTACAACATCTACGTGTGTATCGTCCTTGTGATATATCACAGGCATGCTACGGCGAGGAACTGAGATGCTGGGCACATAGTTAACATCATACCAATCCAGCAGGGCCTTTTTCTCTGCTGACTCGGCAAATGTAGGCACATGCATAAAAAATGTGTCCCCAAACTTTTGTTCGTTGCTGGCAAACACATGCAGCATTGTGCTCTGCCATGCTTCGGGGTGCCAAGAGAAATCAAATCCTGTGTAGTCGCAGATGCTGCTACACACCCATACGTATTCATGTTCCGTGCCAATACTTTTAGCCAAACGTATCAGTGTATCTCGATAGTTGTCAAAGTAGCGCACACGCCGTGTGGTGTTTTTAATTTTGCCAGCATGTTCATCCAGGTGATCAATTTCATAAATGGCTGTGGCCACACGGGTGGTACGACTTTTGATTTCACTCAGGTACTTGACTTCAGTGGCTCCGGGTACTGTGTATACTGGCCCGCCTGTCTTCTGGTGTTGCGTAGCAAACTGATAGATGTAGGCAGGTGCACCTGGATCTGGTTGCCAAGAGAAATCAAAGTCACTGACATCTAGTGTGTCTGGCACAGTCCAATGTTCCAGCGACGGAGTCAACTGAACACGCGGCCAAGTCACATACTTGCGTTCGGTTGCGCCCGGCACGCGATATTCTACGGTGGGCATTTTTTCTGCAGGCCACCATTGATTACCAAACACATAGATGTAAGGTGGATCTCCGGGATCTGGCACCCACGAGTAGTCCCAGTCACAATCAGGTATCACATCGTACCAGAGCCGATTGGGGTTCTTGGGCAGCGTAGCACAGGGAGTGTTCATGTACTTGCGTTCGGTAGCGCCTGGCACATGATATTCCACAGTGGGCATGACAGTGGCCGAATGCCACTGATTGCCAAACACATAGATGTAGGGCGGATCCATGGGATGTGGACGCCAGGACCAGTCAAAGCTATCAACATTGACACAGGTTTGCCAGTTGGCAGTGCTGGGCTCTAGCTGTGCTCGCGGTTGTGAAACGTATTTTGGGTCCACTGCGCTTGGCACACGATATTCTGGGCCGCCTTGATCATGATAGTTGGTGCCAAACACATACACATAGTCAGGCTCGGTGGGATCTGGATGCCAACTGTAGTCAAACTCAGACACCAGGTCACAGTTGTACCAGTGTTCACTGCTGGGCAGTCGCTGTATTACTGGGTCAGCATGATAGTTGGTGTCAGTATAGCCCTCACGGGGCACCAGGTATGTGCCCGAATCTTTCTGCCACTGACTGGCCCAAGCATGTCGTTGGCCAGCTTGCCACGGTACTGGCTCCCAAAGCCAATCCCAGCCACTGTAGTCCGATAAGTAGTTGACCACCCAAAAATAGCGTGTGCGGCAACGGTGGGCAGCATCTTGAATATCCACAGCTGGTTGTTCGTGCACAAACAAGTTTGGCTTTTTGCCTAGATAAAATACATCAAACATGATTAGAATAGACGAGATTTACAACAATACTATTTGGCCTTGGATCAAACATCAGCGACCTGGATTCAGAATGTTCATGTGCGACCCGTTTGGTCGAAGTGACCCAGACAGTGTAAAAAACTACGGCGATGATGATATGCACGAACACAATTATATATTCTTTTTTGATCAAGAGCCAATACATTTGAACATTCACACTGCCACATTCGACGAAGTGCGTAATGCAAGAAATCCTGACTTACACAATCAGTATCAAAATATTGGCGCCATATGCACTAGCGAACAAGATTCGGACACTGTGGACGCAGTATGTAAAAAATACAACTGGAAAAGCCTTTATTATTTCTTTCATGGATGGGCAGCGTTGGATTGGTACCGAGGATATGATCGCACTTTCCTAATACCGCCATGGCAAGAAAGAAACATTACCAAAACGTTTATTGCTCCCAATCGTATTGTGGCCGGCGAACGTCAACATCGACTAGAAATGCTGTACCATATATTCAAAAACGATATGGTGCACAATCATGTGAGTTGTCCAGCTGTATGCCCTGCCGAAAACATTGCGGTACAAGATGCTGTCAAGGCCCTGGCAAACAAATATCCTGATATTGAATCTGTGTTTGCTGCACAAAGCTTGCCTATCAACTTTGCTGGAGAAACTGATCATCCCATGCATAGCTGTTGGCTGAGTTTGTTTGACCAGAGTGCAGAAAGTTTGTTGTACCTGGTTACAGAAACAGTAGCTGCTGGCCGCAGACATCATCTAACTGAAAAAACATTCAAGCCCATTGCCCTGGGCATGCCGTTTGTGATTGTAGGCACCCAGGGCAGTCTTGAATATTTGCGCAGTTATGGTTTCCGCACTTTTGAGGGTATCTGGGACGAGAGTTACGACCAAGCACCTGACAATGTTCGCATTGAGCGTATTGCTAGTTTGTTGCAGAGTCTTGATCAGTTGCCAAAAAAGGCCAAGCAAGAACTATTTGAAGCTGCACATGAAGTAATCGAACACAACTGGAATCATTTCTACAAAGGTGGATTTGAAGCTGTGCTATGGGCCGAACTAAAGGACATGCTGAATGCCATTGAATCTAGTAGCTGATCGTATTGTGAAAGGACGCTTGTATCCGGCACTGACTCAGCACGAAGCCAGACCTTATACACAGGCATGGCGGGAGTTTGGGCAGCACTACCCTTACACTGTGCCACTGCGACTACAGGAATATTGCGATCATCATGGAGTCAAGCTTGGTGTATTTGGAATAGGCGATGCATTTCCCGAGGACTCTTTTTATCCAGTTGGGTTAGCATTTTTTAATTTTGAAATAGACTATTTTGATCTGTTAGCCGGCGCAGTAATACAATTGATCAAACGTCAGCAGTTACGGGTTTTATTTTATTATCACGAGGGAGACAATCCTGTTCGTATCAAACAACGTTTAGATTGGTTGGTTAAAAAACATCAACTGCCTGAACGGTGTTATGTGTTTGTGAGTGCAAACTCAGCTGCAGATGCTATTCCAGGATTTGTGTATTTTGCTGACTTTGAACTGTGGTATTATCAACGAAACATTGGGTTGCCTGCATTGCAAATACATTCGAACAATCGTGATAGAGAATTCACAGTGCTGAACCGGCTGCATAAAAGTTGGAGAGCCACAGCAATGGCCGATCTCCAGCGCATCGACATACTTGAAAACAGCTATTGGAGTTATTGCGAAACCGGCAACTTAGACTTGGACAATCCCATTGAGTTGGACAGCATACCTGGTCTTAGAACTGCAACTGAACAATTTCTCAAGCATGCACCTTATGTAAGCGACGACCTAGATCAATCTCGGCGCAATAACCACGCATTGTTGGAGCCTAAATATCATGCCAACAGCTACTGCAACATTGTGATGGAGACACATTTTGATGCTGATCAAAGTGGCGGCACATTTTTAACTGAAAAAACATTCAAACCTATCAAGCACGGTCAGCTGTTTTTTGTTGCAGGACCTGCTGGTAGTTTGGCAGCTCTTAGAGAGTTGGGTTATAGAACGTTTGACTCTGTGTTTGACACAACCTACGATACTGTTGTAGACAATACCCAACGCTGGTTGTTACTAAGGCAAGCTATAACACAGGCAAGATCTAGTGTTTCAGATCATTTTAAAAAAGCACAAGCTGACATCGAACACAATCAACATTTATTTGTCAGCCACAAGTCGCAGCGTTTAAATACCTTGATCGGAAAAATACATGAGCAACCTCGTTAATTCGTACACATCTTGGCAACCACTTGAAGAAGTTATTGTGGGCCGTGCCTATAGTCCTGACTATTTTGATTTCATCGACAACCCCCAGGTTCGCAATCAACTGCAGCAGATCCTGACTGAGACCGAAGAGGACCTTGACAATCTTGCTCGAACTATTGAACAGTACGGTAGCGTAGTAAAACGACCAGATCTTCCGGATCGAGATCAGTTTGTTTGGTGGCAGACCGAAGGACACGGCGCTCCGTTGCCACCACTAACTCCTAGAGATTGGCAGATTACGTTGGGCGATAAACTTTTGCGTGTATTGCCCATGTCCGGGCTTGACAATGTGTGCGCTGAGTATGAGGCACATCAGCCGGGCTCAGTGATAAATCCACACGGAAGTATCTGGGACAAAAATTGTATATTGAATGGTGCCAGTGCCAGCTGCATAGTGCGAGTAGGCCGAGATGTATTTTTTGATAACTCTGAATTCTTAAATCCAGAACAAAGTCGATGGATTGTAGATAATGTTCTAGGACCAGAATATAGAATACACGAGGCAATCACTGATGGGCACGGTGACGCGGTGTTTGCTATTCTTAAACCTGGTGTGTTGTTGTCTAGCAAACACGACGTCAATTTAAACTTTGATCAGGACTTTGCAGGCTGGGATGTTTGTAAAGTATGGGATTCAAGTATTTGGGCAGCAATGGAAGTGGGAAAGTTTAAATATGAAACAAGTCCCGGTGCATGGTACGTGCAAGGACAAACTCCTACTCCTGAATTTACTGAATTTGTGAATACATATCTAAACAAATGGACTGGCTTTGTGGCTGAAACTGTGTTTGATGTCAACTGCTTGGTTCTAGACGAAGAAAACGTTATCTTCAGTGCCTACAACAAGCCAGTGTTTGACTATTGTCGCAAGCATCGTATCAATCCTATTATCAGTGAGCTACGACACAGTTACTTCTGGGACGGTGGCATCAGCTGCTGTACACAAGACATTCGTCGTCGTGGTGGTTTAGAAACTTATCTTTAACTGCATACCCGGACTTTGTACTCGCGTTCAAATCTATCAGCGTCTGATCTTGTATTGACCATTGGTTCACCGCGAATGTTGAGACTGGTGTTTAACAACATAGGGCAACCGGTCATAACGTACCACTTTTCTAGTAGTTGTCTTATTCCAGATCCGTCCCGTGGCACAGTCTGTACACGACTAGTGCCGTCAGCATGAACGATAGCAGGGAAAAGCTCAGGATACCTGCAGCCAGCGACTGACTGCATATACCTATTGTGGTGCCAGCCAGGAGGCATAGCAAAGTAATCACCAGCCAACTCCTCCAGTATAACGGGAGCAAAGGGCCGAAACTTCTGTCTACGCTTGATCTCATTTACACGATCCTTTATATCTGGACCTCTTGGGTCCGCCAAGAGGCTTCTGTTGCCTAGAGCACGTGGGCCAAACTCTGCACGGCCACTGGCCACACCCACAATCTTGTTAGTAACAAGATGATCCAAAATACCATTGACAGGATAGTCGCCGCCGATATCATGACCCAAATAGGCATTGGTCCAATGTATCTTTCCTCCATGAGCCAGTGCTGCTGCACCCAGGCTTGAGCCAGCATCGCCAGGACAAGGCATAATCCATATGCGATCAAATTGTTCTCCTAGTCGTCGATTGGCACTACAGTTCAAGGCCACACCTCCCATGTATACCAAATTACGGCTCCACCCATGCCCTGCTGCACGAGCCATCACATTCATGATCAAGTCTTCTGCGAGATCTTGTGCACCAGCCGCAATGTCCATGTTGCCCACATGACTGAGATACTTGTGGCTCAGGCCTAAGTGCAAGTTTTCGCGGAATCTAATACGCCAAGCATCGTCCACAAGATCTTGCTGCATGAGTGCACTGAATCCTGATTCGCCATAGGCGGCCATACCCATCAAGATGTATTCTTCATCCAGGGGCTTGAGACCCACTCGATCAGTCATTGAGCTGTAGAATAACCCAATGCTGTGTGGATAACGTTGCGTCCACAGTCGTCGATATGTTGCCTTGCCAGTTGAATCATATTCAGCGGCCCATATGGTCACGGTGTCCCACTCGCCTATGGCATCAATTACCACCACTGTGGCACGATCAAACTCGCTGGTTTGAAATCCTGCTGCAGCGTGACTGAGATGATGACGATAGTGTTTTATCTTTTTACCACTGAGTCTATTGTGGCCCAACTGCTGCTCAAGCACTTGACATGTGGTGAATTTGTTCCACTCTATGCCCTGTCCACTGTAGAGCTGACGAGTTTGTTTCAGCCACGGAGTTTCGTAGTAGGCCACAGTGCCCACAGTGCTCATGTCTATTTCGTTCAGCAGCTTTAAAGAAATGTCAGCATCATTTTTCTTGCCGCTGTAACGTTCGCTATGACCAGCAAACAAAATTTCGCCTGCGGGCGAGATCACTGTGGCAGCAGCGTCATGAAAGCCAGCTGATATTCCTAGTATGTTGTTCATCTATAGATAAATGGATCTCGTTTACGTAACTCTTTGAGTTTTTTTCTGTAACGAATTTCTAGAGTGATTCTTGCCCATAGTCGTTTGATCCAGTTCATTTCAATATCCTTGTCTGTTGTTCTTGATAGTTAATATCGCTCCAGCGATAAGTGTAGGTAGCATCAGCATCTCGTGTGGAGATCTTGTACACATCCATATAGTTATTTAACTGCTGCCATATTTCTAGATAGTTAGTTGTACCAAAACTAGCTAGTAAATTTACTTGTCCCACTTTGGGATGACCAATTGTTAAACTTTTGTCTCGGGGATCGAATCCGTTGTCGATTAGCCAGGCACGAAATTCTGCCAATTGCTGTTGCTGCCACGGGTATGCACCCGGATCACGTGCCCACTCAATATCAAAATCTCCAGCAGCCAGTGTCTGACCACGCAATGTTGTGGTAGTGAGTTCGTCTACTCTGCTGTCTCTACCCTCGTCACAAAACACTTCCCAGTGATGCTTGCCTACAGCCTTGTTGACTCCCACATAGACTCCGCCTATGTGTCTGTTGATTGTTTCAATCCCAAACAGTTCAAAATCTTCTGCATCTAGTTCAAATCTGGGTGCCTGGAGCCAGCACATCAGCTGACTGGGACGTTGCCACTCTGGGGCAGTGTGCATTTTTCGGATGCTGAGTATTAGGCTTTCGTATTCATGGCATAACAAATTCAGTTGTCGGATATGCCAACGTGTGTCAACATCAGCTGCTGTATAGTGTGCGGACATGGCGTCAGCGGTGCCTTGAAGATCTTCAAAATATCGATGCAATTGATTCATGCGATCATGATCCAGTCGCCACTCAGCACCAACAGTATTGCCTACTGTGTAATGATCGTCAATTTGATAATCAATGTTGCTGCAATTTACGGCCTCTATACTTGCGTTGATTTGACTGCAAATGTATTCAGGTGTTCGATCACTTTGAGCAAATCCTAGAAAACAATAATTTTTTTCTAGATGATATTGCTCTTGAATCAGGCGATTAAGTGCATGCAACCACTTGCGCCCAAGACTGTTGTTGTACACATCGATCAGAACTGGTAATGTGTTACCGTGCTGATTTCTCAAAGTTATTACCACCTGATCAAGCAATTGATTTCCACCAGCCATGAATTTCCTTGTCTGCCGACAGTATGTCGCTCATAGTATATGTATCTTGTCTTATGTGTTCCAGTTGCAAAACTCGCGCCTTACCTTTGCTCAATGCTGCTTGATATGTATCAGGCCATTGTTCAGCAAATGTGGGACGTTGTTTTAGTTGAGTCAGTAGATCACGCATGACTGAGGTAGTGGAATCGGCAATCAACTGATCTAGTCTGTTGTGTAACAACTCTCGAGGCAATGCTAGCGGACTCAGCACAATATCTGGACTGAAACTGAACACTATTTTGGCCAGTAGTTCTACATCATACTCTTGTGCTAAACTTTGTATATTGTTGATTTCAAACATGCCCGGCAAGGTCAATGTAAAATCCAGTCTCATTTGTCTACGGTTGCGTTGGTGTTTGAGTCCTTGTTCGAAGTTGCTGCGGAACTGGTTGTAGTCAAGACCGGTCCTGATGTATTCGCCCACTGCACCTGTGCCGTCCAGGCTGGCACACACTTGCCAGTCGCGAAGATTGGACAGTATGTCTCGATACAAGTTGACACCGCGGTAGTTGACTCTCGAAAGATTGGTGTTGTATCGTGCATACACCTGTTGACCATCACCCAATTCAATGATGCGTTGCATGTAGCGCCAGTGCTGTTCATACATCAAGGGTTCGCCGCCAACCCAATACACTTCCTCTATGCTGTGTTGTTCCACTGCAGCAGCAAATTCTGCCTCGATCTGTGTGTCCTGGAACTGAGTTATTTGGGCTCGGACTTCGGGCAGTTGCCAGTTATTTTTTGGGTTATCCCAGTCGACCATGTCATGAGTTTTTTGTTCAGTCTCCCAGGCCGAGGATAACATGTCGCCACACATTCTGCACTTGAAGTTGCACAGGTTACTAAATCTATAGTCCCACGACACCGGCTGCATGGTTGTGGCGCCTGTGGCGTCTGTTGAGTCATACACTTGCTGCAATTTGTGGCCAAACAAGTGGCCAAAATAATCACGATAGACACTGGTGTTCAACAACTTGTTATTGCACACATCGCACTCAGGCAAGGTCTCTCCTGCCAGCATACGACGACGCACACTTCGCATGTGATCACTATTCCAGTGCTGTTCCAGTGTAACTGGAACATATCGGCCTGTGCCCGCAGCGGTGTCAATGTACTGGCGAAAGTTCTGTGCAGGTTCTCGGCTGGCACAACACATTCTGCGTTCAGTTTGTGGACTAAGGTATGTATGCGTCCAAGGTGCTAGGCACAGGGTTTCAGATTTTGACATATTCAATCAGTTCAGCCATTTCGGGACTGACTTGTGCAAAGTCTTGATCTCGTTTGCGATCTAGATCAGCAATTTTCATTCGCAACATCAACCCGTCAGTGCTTGCACCGTTGTTCATAAAGTCACGTATGCCCTGAAAATCTTTCACATAGCGTTCAGGAATTCGTGCAGCGTTTAAATAATTGTCAAGATCTTGTTTGACTTCGTCGGGCAAGGTAGCGATACTAAAGTACCAGGCATCGTGCATGATATTCCAGTACACAAAATCAAACTGCTGCGATGCAATCCAATTGGCCAGGCGATCAATGTATCTGATGTTGAATATGTTTACTGTGCTGCAGCATTGTAATTGAATATTGGCATGATTATTACGCAAAGAATGAAAACGTGCAACATTTTCTTCCACTTCCGACCACACAGCATTGGTACGCTGATATTCAAATCTCTCACCAATGTCGTCAATGCTGATAGCAATTTCTACAGTTTTAAAATGTTTCCAGATCTCCACTGCTTGTTCCGGGAAATGAGTGCCATTGGTATTGTAATGTATTTCCACTTGGTGTGCAATACCTCGATCTACCATGCCCTGCAGCATGCGAAAATGTTCTTGAATCATAAACGGCTCGCCCCCAGTGAATTCAATATAACGTATGTCGCCCAGCACAGTATCAATTTCTTTCCAAAACTGTGTGTTTTCTCTTGGCCACGCTCCGGCTCGCAGCATTTGATATGCATAGGTTTGTTTTTGTTCTTCTTGAGGAGTCCAAGCAATTTCTTCTGCAGCAAATTGACTGGAACTCCAGGAGCCACAGATACGACATTTTAAATTGCAAATGTTGCCCAGTTTGAGATCCAAAAACATCAAGGGTCGAGCGTCCGCAGTCCATCCCTGATCGGGCAGCATGTGCTTGAGTCTGTCCAGGGTATGCATACGTTTTGATGTGCGACCAGCACGTTCTTCATTCCAGCACTTGCGACAGGTCTGTGGCCGTTTGCCAGCAAGAAACTGCTCACGCAGCTCTTGCATAGAATTGCTGTTTTGAATATCTTTGAAGTCAGCAGTCAGTAAACTGAACTTTTCGCCTGTGTTGTCAAGTATTTCGTCATCGGCTAAACAGCATGGCCTTACTGTACCAATGGGACTGGCTTCTAAGCTAACCCACGGCAGTACGCAAAATTTATCGTGGGGTATGTTCATTTTAGTGCTTTCAATTCAGGAATTATATCCAAGATGTTTTCGTTACGAATAGCATCGAGCTCGTGTGTACGACGCCAAAATGTATCTATTAGATGAGTGTTGTCTGTAGCGTCCATGAATGTGATTGCACTTTCGAATCCTGTAGTAGCGCGGTGCAATGGATCTTGTGGACTTAACCATTCGATATGTTGTTGAAACTTTTCTTGCAACTGCTGTTTGTATTCAGCCGGTGCAATATCAATTCTATAGTGTGTGGGATCTTGCAAGATGTTTACATTTAGATCTTGTGCACGGATAAGACCCTGTTCAACCCAGGTGCGATGAAACTCAGGCAGATGATGTGCATTCATTATACTGAGTGTGGGGCTGATGTAAAAGTCTACCTCAGGACACATGGCCATCATGTCTCTACGATTCTGTTCAACCACAGCCCAGTCTGTGCCTTTGCGTATGTATTCAGCACGTGGACCCATATCGTCTAAGCTGGCGCCCACTGCAACTGAATCAAACTGTCGCCAGTATTCAAAAACTGACCGGCCTTTTAAGTCAGTATGTGTAAAGTTAGTATTGTAAATCAAGCGTACATCAAAACGTTGGCGACGCACCAGTTCATCCAAGATGCGGTAGTGTTCTTCCATCAGCAAGGGCTCGCCACCAGCAAAGTAGATCTGCTCCACATAGTCCAAGTGTGGTTCTAACTGCGACCACATGTCTGTTTCTGTACGGCCAGCATAGTTCAGCACTGTGTTGCGGGCTTTCCATTCAGGACCTGCCAGCTTGGCTTGATCTTGATACCACTGACTGCTGAAGATATGCCCGCAACTGCGACACTTGAGATTGCAGAGATTGCTGAAACGAATATCCCAGTAGGTCATTTCAAACGGATTCTCTTCCAATTTTTTAATATGATGGCCATGATGCTTGTTTGCACTGCGACGACCACTAAAAAATCCCGACTGTTCTTGTTCGTAGCAACGTGTGCAGGCTGCATGTGGAGTTTCAGTCAACATGGCTTCACGCAGATCTGTCATAGGCTGGTCCTGCCAAATTTCTTCTAGTGTGTTGGTGCGGCAGTTGCCCACTTGCCCTACACCCATTTCGGCATGACAGCAAGGGTATGCCTCACCAGTGGGGTATGCATGCAAGTGAATCCATGGGTAGATGCAGAATGTCTTAGATTCTTTCAGCAGGAATTGTTCACGTTCGGTTAGCTCAACCGGATGCACAAGATCACTGCTGTTGTAGTTGTAATTGGTCATGCCATGTTTTCATGTTGGGAAACGATGCGGCAAAATCCTTGCTGCGACGTTGGTCATACTGTGCGTAAAACTTGTGGAAATCGTTGTGCAGCTTGGGCAAGTCAAAAGCTTCCGAGTGCGGAGTTTTGACCACATCTAAGTAATCAATCAAGCGTTGAGTATGGTTGACCTCGTGTTCATGCAAGAAAGGGTTGGCTCGGTTCTTGTACATCCATTCTTGTAGTCGTACACGGTACTGATCTCGCAACTGATCACTTAACACAAGCGGAGATTGAAAGCTGGGGAATCTCAAGATGTTGAGCGTGAAGTTTACAGCATTACGTCCGTACAGACGTTTGAGATCCAGCATGAGATTCAAATGCGGTACTAGAGTGTCCAGGCACAAGGCATTGATTGTGCACATCACGTGCAGGGCCTTGATTCGGCCCGACTTCAGCAGTGTGTGTACATTTTGCAACCACTGGGTGTAATCAAGGCCATCACGAATGTATTCAGCTTGGACTCCTGTGGCTTCCATACTAGTATACACTTCCACATGCGGCAAGGACTCCACTGCTGAAACAAACTCTTGTAGTTTTTCTTGGCTGAATCCCAAGTTTGAATTGATAGCCAACTTGGTAGTACTACGTCCTTGATTTTGTTTAAACCAGTCAATCAGTTTCCAAGTATGGCCACTCATCAGCGGCTCTCCGCCGGTGATCCTTAGCTCTTGGAGTGTTTTGTGTAGGTCCGTTTCCCACCACTGGAAGAACGCTTCCACATAAGGATTAGTTTCATTGAAACTATAAAGTTGGCTACTATCATGAGTATGAGTAAAGTGATTCCTGCCGTCAGAAACCAGTCCAGTGTAGGCACCGTTGACACGTATATCACGAACCCAGGTACTACTAAAAGCAGGATTACAGTATGAACAAGCAAACTGACAAGTACGGTCAAAAGCGATCTCCAGGGTACGGAGTTCAACGTCCGAATCAGGGCTAGAATTTTTTGCTGCATGCAAAGCCTCTATAGGATAAATTTTTGATTTGTACACACGGTCGCTCACAGCGTCTCGACCCATGTCTTCAATCTTCCAGCAATATTCACAACCGGGTGGTCTTTCACCTTGTCGCATCATATCGCGGTCTAACTTCTTTTCAGGAGTATTGTGTATAAGCTTGGGATTTTCTTTCAGTAGCTCTACTGATGGTATTTTGTGTGCCGGCGGATGGTGACAGCTTGTGGTTTGCCCACTACCAAGCCATATTGTGGCGTTGTACCACTTGGCAGCACAAAAGCTGGAACTCAAGGGGTCTAGTACCTCTTGGCGAAAATCAAGGTCGTTCATTGATGTGTTTGTGTATAAATTGAGCAAATCGATCAGGAAATTTTTTGCGTACAGATAACCGCATTTCCGCAAGATGTTGCTGATTGTATTTACATACATTATAACACGCTGCCAGGAATTGATCAAGATCTTGTTTGCACAAATCTTCAACCACTTGAGCAATACGAGCAATGCGATCTTGACTGTTTTCTATCTGGTCAAAAGACTCGTCAATCACGTGACCGAATGTCTGAAAGCCCAGATTGTGCAGGTCTCGATAATACCCGCAATTGGCAGCAACAACAAACGGATGGCCCATTGCAATGGGTTTCCAAATTTTTTCAGTACGAAAGCTGTGCGGGTATTCAAATACTGTTTCAGTAACTAGACTAAAATAGGTGTCAACGTAAGGTTCGGCCTTGAGATATATCTCACCCCAGGTGTTGTCAAACAGTTGATTCTTTACAAAATGATCAGTGGCTGGCTGGTCAATATGTGTTTGATATTGGGCCAACTCGTATTTGGAATCAAGATATTTGACCGGGCGTATCAAACGCATTAAATCTTCATCGTTGTGCCATAGCTGAATACGTCGACTTGCTGAGTCTCTTGAGTCAAGGTTGGTCCATAAACATTGATCCAACAATCCTGACAACCTAAAGCTTTCCATGAGATATTTTCTATTGGGTCGTTGTCTCCCATTTAAAAACAAAAACTTATAAGGCTTGTTAGCAGTCGAGTACAAGTTGGCTGCTTGTTCAATTGCAGCTACGTTTTCATGGTAGTCAAGGACTTTGGGCAAAAAGCTGTCGTACTGTAAGCAAGGCCATTGGGCGTCCATATCTCCGCCACCGATCAACAAGATTTGGCCTTGTTTGATCAGGTCGGCCACTCCCAGCTGCTGGCATTGTCCTTTTAGAGTTTCTGATCCTTCGGCTGGATTGCTCAGTATCACATGACAATAATTGGTTTCTACCAAGTGACGTATTTTTTCTACGTTGAGTCGAAACTGCAAGCGGCCTATTAGGTATATTGCTCCAGGTACAGGATCGTGATTTTCAAAATTCCAAAAATCCTGGTCGCACCAAGGCTCAAGCAAATCATACACTTCACAAAAAGTGTCAAGTACTAGCTTATGTGTTCCTAGCATGGTACGCACACTCCTCCCACCATGCCTTCATGTCTGGAAATGTCTTCAGAAAGTTGGTATCACGACGGCGATCGTGCTCTGAAAAGAATCTGTAAAAGTCGGCCTTGAACACAGCGTGATCTTGACCTTGTGCTGATCGCATCCAGGTTATGTCTCGATCCAGTCTAGATAGTTCGTAGTCTTTGAATCCTTTGAACGGTTCTTCGGGTGTTTCGATTTGACGCACCATCCACGCCCATACTAATTCTAGTTTTTCAGCGTAACTCTCAGGCAGGATCTGTAAACTTTGCCAAGCAGGTGCTCGCAGCACAGGTGTATCAAACCACACACGTTGATATGTGTTGCTGTAGGTTTTTCTCAGACCCAGGATGCCAGCAAACAATTCAGCCAGAGTGGTCACACTCAGGTTGTTCATGGTCACAATAAAAGTAAGGCTGGAGTAATTGGGTACTTCAGTCAAGAACTGATTGACTCGATCCCATAAGAGTTCAAAGTCCATACCGTCACGAATGTACTCGGCCTGCGATCCCCAGGCGTCTAGACTCACATACTGCATGAAGTGTTCAAGGTTGCCCTCTTGGCACAGTTGCTTGACATATCCCAGGTACTTTTGCCATGACTTCTCATCCACACAAAAGTTTGACGTTACATTAAGATGCAGGTCAGGCTTGGGATTGGCCAACACATAATCAAATACTCGATAAGTGTTTCGATCCAGCAATGGTTCGCCGCCAGTCATACGGAAATGTTGCAATTGTGGGTACAGGTCAGGCCACCAAGACCAAAATGCATCTACATAAGGATTATACTCACGACCGGGTATAATGCGGCGATCACCACCAAAGTGATCCATGCTGTTGTGCGGCGTACTAGTGGGGTATGCTCCGTGTCGGGCCGCTTCATCGGCCCAGCTGCTGCTAAATTGAGGACTACAGTAGCTGCAACGTAGATTACAAGCATTATTAAAATTGACTTCAACATAGCTAGGAATAACATCATCTTCAGTTCCCTGTGAGTTTGTAATCTTTTCAAAGTCTACTGTAGCCCAGGGTTCACCTGACCTGTAGTGACGGTCGCTCAGCTTGTTCTGATCTTCCATGTTCCAGCAGTATTGACATTCTGCCGGTCGTTCGCCAGCCAGCATCATCTGCCGTTGTGCTTTTTTGTGCTCAGTATTGTGCAACGCACTGGGGTTGCGACCAATGTCTTCAATGTTGATCTTGTGCAAGGGCGGATGATAGCATGAGTTGTTCATGCCAGTCTGCAAGTGAAGGCTCACTTGTTTCCACTTGGCCAGACACAATGCAGGTCCAAGTTTGGCCTGCATTTCCTCGGCTGAACTCAAGAACCGGCTTTGATCGCCTTTGGACATTACCAACCTTCCCGCTTGCGGATCACATCTATTTCTCTTGTCATGATGCCTTGATTGTGCCAGTCGCTGCGATAATGCTGTTTGAAGAAACGGCTTTGTTCTGCTTCAAAAATTGCAACAGGTAAGCCCAGTTGATTGCCTAGATCTAGCCCGAGTAAATTGCTGATATATCTAGGCTCTGAATCTTTTACAGTAAGCCATAGTTCGGCCAATGCATCAAAGTCTTGTACCAGTCGATGATCCCATGCTGTCAGCATAGTCATGTAAGTACCTTGTCGGGCACCAGCAATGGCCCATTCTCCATACTTTGCATCTGTGCCGATGTTGTGCCAGATAGTCAAATGATCAAGATTTCTTTTGTGTACTCGATCTTGAAATTCTTCTAAACTTGGCTTTCGGCCTCGGTCCAAACACATCTTGACACCTTCGCGGAATCCTGCACGCCATGCTTGAAACGCCGAGCCATTGGGGTGTGTGGTTGAGTAGCAGTCATGCATAGCCCAGTATAGTGGATCAAAACAAAACTCTACTTCGGTTTCTGTGCGACCGTCAGTGGCTTCGTGAGTACGCATGTTTTGAACAAATGTTCGAGTCCACGAGCTTAGTCCACCATTGCCGTACATGAGTCCGTTTACTGCATTACGTGCACGCCAACGAAACACTGCCTGTTCATACTCAGGTGTGGAGAATGTCAGAGTTTGATTAAAAAAGGCAGGATCAGGAAGATTATCCCCATCAATCAAAATAAAACGCTCAGTTGTGCTAGCTTCGGCTGCAGCTTTGTGTGCGGAATCCGATCCTTTAACTCCGTCTACACGTCGGGCCCAAGGTACCATGTTTTTGATTTGTGCCCAGGTTTCTTCCTTGTTGGGCTCATCGTAGCTGAGATAAATGCAGTCTAGATCTGCAATGTCAATTTGATTCATATGTTTTCTTTTTCCAACGTTGTCCTTGATCAACGGCTACTATACTGACATCCCCAAGATGACACAGTGTGCCTGATTCAGAAGGTGTGAGCTTGTGAGCAACTTGCCAGGTCAGTTCTACCAGTTGTCCATTACGAACTCTTACACTCGAGTTGGCTCTTGTGTATTGTTCATGGTTAATTTCTATGTATGTACCTGGCAGATCTTCCATGCTGTAAAATAGCGGAACTCCTGATTCATCGTGATACAGTCGATAAAACACTGGTTTAGATTCGGTAGTAGAGTGTAGTATGCTCCAAAATTCTTCTGGAGTCATGGTTGCCACGCTTTCTCACAATAATGAAACGCACCCCACTGGGCCACAGTTTGTATTCTCAATGGATCAGTTTCCCATACCAATTCCTGTGTCCAGTTTTCAGTTTGAGTACCAGCATGATGTCGTTTCATGTGCACAATCTGCGGCGACCCAGGCACAGTCACACGCTCTACACCCATAATTTGTGCCGCCATGGCATACACCAAGTCAGTATCTGGTTGGTCAGGAGAAAACTTGATCAAAGTTCTGTATTGTGTCCAATGTGCAAATATATTTTTGATCAATCCAAAAAACTCCTTAGCAGTGTTGCTAAGTCTCCAGTATGTGATAGCATTATATACATCAGGCAAGTGATTGTTGTCAAACAGTCGGCGATATTGCCGTGCAGTGCTCTCTTGGTCTTGCCAGGTTCTGCAACCTGTGCTCAACACAACGTCACGAAGTCTAAAACAGGTCCACCAGTGTTCAATAGAGCTGGCAATCAACATGTCTGCTTCTAGCTTGATGGTTTCACGAAACGGACTCAGCTTGAACAGTTGGGCATCGTTGGCATAAGGATTCTCAATATTGGGTGCCAACTGTTGTACATGGTCAAACACAGGATCCTGGATTGCTTGATCTGTGACCAAGCATACCCTTGCGTGAGGGACATGTTGTTTGAGACTTTGACTCAAGCGGCGAGCACAAGCCACATAGTCAGTGTCGTTGGTATTCACAGCCATGATCACATAGCCTTGTGGCTCAAGAGTTGGCAATCATGTTCTCCAGGTGTTGTTTGCACATCACATGCATGTCTATACCGTTGAATGCCAAATACTTGGGTCGATCGTGATTGTCTTGGTAAGTCACTTCGTACATGTCAGATTCAACCTGTGTGATTGTGTGCCCAGGTAGTACAGCTAGTAAAGTCCAAGGAATTGAATCTACAGACTGTGTGTGGCCTGACACTATGCCCAAGGCAATGCTCAAGGCATAGTCGTTGCGATAAGTGGGTCGGTCAATATGATACAGATCTCGATAGTGCGACCAGTTGAGTCGCACCATGTTCATGCAATCAAAAATGTATTCAGCAGTAGAGGATCGACGAAACATCATGACTGTGGCCCAATACATGGGCATGGCAGGATGTCCAAACCAGTTGTTGCCTTGATAAAAATTGTGATCTCCGTCGACGCTGCTGGACCAACGGTGACAGGCAAACGCCTGTGGCATGGCCAGCACCTTCTTTAGTTCGTCTCCTGCTACCACATAGTCAGCATCTAGTACCAGTGTCTGATCCCAGGGTGACAAGGCATATGCATCCACACGACCTGCATTGTACCAGGTCACAGAGTGTCCGATATCGCCAAAATATCTAGTGCCACCTGATTCAGCACCGGCGGTGATTACTACATCAAAATTAGTTTTGACCAGGTCATGTTCAGGCACGTTGGTTACCACAGCTACCGGAATGCCAAGATGTCGACGGATGTTGGCAGCACTCCAGGCTGCCATACGCACATAGTCTGTGTGTTCGTTGTTGAAGGCAAAAATAAGTGCGCCAGTGGTCATCGTCGTTGATTGATTTGATCGTGCTCTACCAACCAGGCGTTCATTTGTTCTTGCCAGCGTTGTTGACTCAGAGCATATAACTCTTTGGTATCTACTTGCACTGGGTTCTCATACAAGTCTAGTAGTACTGCTTCTACACCAGGACAAGTCAGCAGCGTTGTTTGTAATTCAGGACCTGCTCGAAACATGCCGCCGCGATAGGCAAACAACATTCGAGCAGAGTATTTTTCTTTCAGCACACGACGGGCGGCCACATGATCAAATCTGGCTCGTGCATGAGCAACTAAATCTTCAGTATTCATGTGTGTATTGTACAGCAGACTGCTGCAAAAGTAAAGGGCCTGGTGGCCCTTTTGGTTATGTTGTGGTAGCAGCCACTGTGGGTGTGCCCCAGGATGCAGTTAGGTATGTGGTGCTTGGGGGGAAATAGGTCACAATGGTTGTGGGTGCTGTGCCTGGTGTTGCACCCGAACTAGCGGTTCCGCCTGAAATTGCGTCACCTTCGGGGTTACTCCAAGTTGTGGTAATTATCAGGGTGTCTGAACTGGCTCCTTTGGCAATGGCATGCTGAATAAAGTTGCTGGTATACGGTGCTGTGTCAGCAAACTGTTTGTACACAATGGTAGCAGCAGCGCCGGCAGTTAGATCATACCAGCCTGTTGTGGTCAACAAGATGTTGGGGGTTCCTGTGCCGCCAACCTTGGTTGTGCCAGTGTAGTTTGCAGCAGCGATGGTTTGGGTAGCTGTGCCGCCTGTGATAAAAATATCGCCGCACAAGGTGTTGGCTAGATCGTTCCATTCAGGGTCACCTGTGGCGCCGGTGGCAGTTTTTGACACGTCAATTTTGATTCGGCCGCCTGCGTTGAAGAAATAACGAGCAGCGTCAGCTGAGGCAAAAGTCACTGTGTTAACAAATGTGATAGTCCAGGTACCCGTGCCTGTTGCTGCAGTTTTTGAGTTGGTGCCAGTCCATCCTGTGAACTGTGTGCCATTGGCCACAGCGTTTTGTCGGTTGGCAGTGATGTTGGTCAAGTCTGTGTTGAGTGCAGCAAGAATTTCGATGGTGTTACCAGCAACCGGTGCTGATCGAGCAGTGATGGTGGTATTGGTTTGACTGCCCATTGAGGCAATGGTATTGACCAGGCTGGCCCATTGTGTAGCAGTAATTGAGCCTGCTGCTGCCACTGTGGCCAACGCACTCTGCCCCCATCCTGAGTCAGTTGAGCCTGTACTCCACACGTTGTTGACGTTGGCTCCGCTAGTGGTACTAACAAAACCATTGTAGTCTGTGGCTTCAATTAGCCCGCCTGATGAATATGCCATTTTGTATTCCTATTAGTTCTTGATTGTGACAATTGCTTCGATTGTACCCGATTCAGGGGTCAACTTGTCAACCAGACTTCGTCCAATCACGTTGAATGCTGTGATTTCACCAGGCAGTGCTGCTCTGGCAATACCATTGCCGGCACTGACCAGGCGATCGCCCTTGCGCACACGTCCAACAACCTTGACTGGCACCCGTCCAGTCATGGCCACCGCAGGGTGAGTGTCATCTTCTCCGGCACCACCGTTCATCATAAATGCAGGATTAGTTGAAATTACTCCAAACACCTGATCACTGAGTTCGCTTGTGGCTCGAGTAATTTCCATAGTACCGCCCAATTCAACCACAGTTCCTGGTTCCATAACTTCGTCAGCAGCAAAACGTTCTGCAACGTCAGCATACAAAGCCGTGGTTGCTGTAGCAAACACACGGTTGAAATAGTTAGCACTTGATCCAATATTGCCCACAGCATTGGTGCCTGACTTGGCAATACTGGGAGTTGTAAGACCGGTAAACACACCGCCTGTGGTAGTAAACACTGCCACGTTTGATGTTCCGGCTACATCAAAGTTGATGTTGCCGCCTGAAGTACCAATGTTGCCTTCCGAGGTGCCGTTAACAAACTTAGTAACTGCAACAGCAGCGCTCAGGCCCGTGAGTTGTGACCCGTTGCCAATGAAGAATGTGCCAGCCACGTTGCCAGCACTGGTGATGTTGCCCGATGCACTGACCAGTCCAACTGTTCGAATATTTCCGCCGACCACGTTGGCAGTAGAAGTAATTGTTCCTGCTGCAGTCACTAGGCCGGCAGTCACGATGTTGCCGCCAGTGATGTTGCCAGTAGCCACAACCTGTGCACCTGTATTTAGGTTGCCACCAGTGATGTTGCCAGTGACGCTGAGTGTGGTACCCACTGTGGCGGCATTGCTTACTGCAAATGTTCCTGATGCTCCCAGTGCACGAGCAACATCAAAATTGGTTCCACCTACGTTGGCTTGGATAACCAAGTTACCAGTTGAAATGTCACTTCTAATCAGTGCGTCGTTGTTGACGGTGCTGACGTTGAACACGTTGGCTGCACCCACAAACAAACCGGTATTGTTCAGTACTCGCAAGATACCACTGGTAGAAGTATTGGCAGTGGCTCGCATGAAGTCTGTTGAGTCTAGACTGTCCAGCAATTGTGCATTAGTAGCCGATCCGCCAAACACCGGTGATCCTGAATTATACAGTGTGATACCGTTAAAGATTGTGGGGAAAGTTGTGTTGACTGGAGCAGCCGGAGTAAAGCTAGCATCTTTGCTCACAATGGCCACTCGGGTGTTGTTGACATACAGGCTGGTCACAAAGTGCGGACTTGCACCCGAATCGTTTATGGTTTCAGGAATGGCACCTGCAGTGCCTTCGCTGCTGGAGAACGCAGGACCCACCACAATAAATGCTGCACCAGTGTATACTTTGACCTGCTGATTCACAGTATCATACCACAAATCGCCTTGCACATTGGAAACAGGAGCAGTGGCACTGGCAGTTGCAGCACTAATGGTTTTGAAAATAGTGCCATTATAAACTTTAAGCAGGTTGTTGGTTTTATCCCACCAAAGCTGACCAGTTAGGGGTGCGCTGGGTGCAGTGGTATTTGAACCGTTTTCCAACAAGTGGATAAAGTTTTCGTCCAAAAACTCACCGTAGCCGGCGTAGTTTTTGCCCACAAGTATCATGCTTGAGCTGGTGTTGACTGTGCCGTCTGCAATGGTTGCAAAAACGTTACCGTCGGTTAGATTGATTGTATCACATGAGTGATCAGTCTTAAATCGTTTGCTGCACCGTTCCAGGATTTAAGTCCCAGCTCGTCGAACACAAATTCACCGTTGAAGTTGGTTGAGTTATCAAATGCTTGCTGTTGAGGTGGTTCACCGTAGTCCAGCAAGCAAGTGACCAGTATATCAGTGTACACTGTGCCTGATGTGTGCAGCACAGTCATGCGGTTGTTTACTGGGTCTTGGTTGGCTGCACTCTGATCGTCCACAACTTTTTGGTAAGTTTGATTGTACAAGTCGGCATTTTGTCCAATGGTGTTTGGGGGCAAATAGGTGATAACGCCGGTGGGATCCACACTGCTGCCGCCGTTGCCAAACGCCATTTCGTAGATGTAACCCAAGTTTCTGTTGCTCAGGGTCTGTGCCATTGCAATCGAAATGTTTTCGTAGTGAATGGCATTTTTTTTGTCTACCAACACCTCACCAGTGTTGGGGTCATGGATTTTGATAAATCCTTCAATTTTTGCAAGTCCGGGCTCAATAATCATGCTCGCCCCTCCACATAAGTTTTTTGGGTCACTGGATCAAAAATTCGCATGTGCGCTTGTACCGAAATTGATCCAGTTTCGTTGGGTCTAGCGGGCTTTTGCTGAGCAGCAGGTTCCACTGGTTTAGTTGCCTGAGTGTTTGTCATCATGATCACTTATTTACCTTGTTTATAGACCACGCAAGAACCTTGCGGCTTCTGTATCGGTATCTTGCAATGCAACACCGTTACTAGGTGAATTTACCCCAGGTGCGTACCAAGTTACACCGCGACGTACTAAGATAGTAACTTCTACTCCTGCAGGTGGCAACAACAAGGGATCTACTGGATTTGAATCTGTTAAGAATTCCACGGCCACTGGGTCAAAATCAGTCACAATCCAACGATATTGAGATGTTGCAACAGTGTCAGAATATCGATACTGTCTGACTCCGCCCACATATACTTCAAGTGCTAGAATATCCGAACTGCTGTCTTGATATGCACTGTCAATGTCTATGCTTGGTGCATAATACACTGCAGTAGATCCATCACTCAGGGTAGTATCGCTTACAATGTAATCCTGGTATCTTTGATCCAACAAGTTGCCACGACCAAGATCAGTTATGTCGGTGCCAACAGCATGCGATGATGCAGCAGTTCCAGCAGTACCACGCAATAGGCTACTGATTTTGTTCAGCGACAAATCTCGCACACGATACATGATTCGTTCACCATCAATGATCACTACCCCAAAGATGCCCAAGTCTAAGTTGGGTTCGCTAAGGGCTGTCGCGTCTGCTACAAAAATTTCATCTGCAGTGGCAGTAACTGCCATGACCACTTGTGTAGTAGTAGAACTGGTGATACGATAAGTAGCCTGCACACCTCTCATGTCCTGGAATATACGGAATCCCATTTCTTCTGGTGTTACACTGTTGGTAAATTGGGTTACTGCAACCACCTGAGCCGGTCCTATTGCCCCTGTGGCCAATATCAAGAATCCGTTTTCTACTGTGTAATCTGCACCTTCAAACAGTCTTGCGCCGTCTAGTGTGACCCACAATCTGCTGGCCACAATGTCTGTGCGCTGTAGATCAAATTGATTGTTGGCCACAGATGTGCCAGTGGTAAAATCGTACGACCCCGGGGTGTTGTTGATCACCGCAGGATCATAGTCAGTACTGTCATAAGGCTCGTTGATCACCACACCAGATATTACAGGTCCAACAAACACCTGAGTAAGAATATTCTGTTGCGCAGTGTCGTTCCAGGTGGTGATTGCAAAAACGTCGCCCAAGTTAACGGTTGACGCTATCTGAATTTGATTTCCGGCCACAACATAATCAGCAATTGTACTAACTGAGATTAAAATTCTTGCTCCTGCAGCAGGCGGAGTTGCAAACACAACCTGTCGGCCTGGTGTGTTTGAACCAGTCCAGTTGGTCACACTAAAGTCACCAACAAATGCTCCAAGACTTTGTGTCTGAAGAACATTGTCAACCCATACCAAAATGTCAGTAGCTGGATCAATAATGCTTTGTTCATATCCTCCGCGTTGTGGTAGACCAAAACTCACACTGCTGTCGTCGCCAAACCATTCTATACCTTCAGCAGGTTGCAAACGTAGTCCATTGCGAGTCACAATCATGTTGGCTGAATTTGTACCTTCAAGGCTGTTGATTGCTGTAATGGTCTTGACAAGCACGGTAGCTGCATTGGCCACCACAGTCTGCACTTGAGGAGTACTCCAGGAATATTGTTCAGGTGTAGTAGTCCCAAGTGCTAACAAAGCAATACCATCGTTAAAGTTAAATGTTTGTCCAAAGGTAACCCGAGTTTCCAAAGTAGGTACAAATGCTAACCAATATGCTGCATCAGTTAGGCTGGTACCTACTGGTACCGTCTGTAGTGCTCGGTAATAGTTGCCAGCGTTTACTACCACAGTTAGTTTTTGGTAAGAACTCAGTATATTCCAGGCGGTTGCTTCAGCATACGGGACCCAGGACACAGTGTCAATCAACTGCCCATTTACAAACACAGCAACATCATATATTTCTGCATTGTTAACAGGAATTACAACTGTTGTCCCAACATCCACCCCAATATAGTTTGCACGATACAATTGGCTTCCACCGCCTGCTTCATAAACACTGATATTGATAGTATCACCGTTGGCAACTCCTGAACTAATTGTAATTGTTTGTGCGTTCCAATTTACCAGATAGTTGATATCTCTAGATAGATCAACACCTGTGTTCAGGTTGCTTACTAGAACCTGTACAGGATTTTCAACTACTCCAGCCCAACTGTATTCAGTGGCAATTGCCGGCTCGTAAGTGTAGCGAATGGTGCCGATCTCAAATCCGTGGCCGTCTAGACTCCAGTCACTACCCGGACGAGTAAACACTCGGAAGTCTAGAGTGTCAAATTCCGAACCGTTGACCAGCTCTTCAGGAGCGTGTCCTTCGTATGGTCCTATAAATTCGCCACCGTTGACATTGATGTCAGAGAAACGATTGCCCAGCGCTGTGTCAGTAAATTCGCTCTGATACTCTGCATCAATTGCATTGGTATTGCCCAAGAAGTATTCGCCGTAGACCTGTACACCAGGATAGTCAACTCCGTCAATCAACAGCGGCAGTTCTAGACCAGGAGAGTTAACTCCGGCCACATACAATCCCATGGTACGGTCAACACCACTAAGTCCAACCCCATTGTTGTAGGTTCCTGCATTGACCAATTGCCAATTTTCAAGGTCGAATGTTGGGCCCACAACTGCAGTACTATCGGTACTGGCAGCTTGCCACACACGGTCATCGTAGCGCACTAGATCACCATTTTGATAGATAGCGTTGGCATTCCATTCACTCAGACTTGGTACATATTGGCATCTGTCAAATTTCATTGTGGTACGGAATGTACGGACTGGACTATATGCCACTGAACCAGCTGGCACCACTGATTGGCTGTAATTTTGTGACTCTGCACTGCCCATTACAGCATACGCCCTGGCGTTGATTCCGTTGCCTCCCGAAAACACAATCTGCGGAGTGGCTCTGTATCCAACGCCTGGAGTGGTAATCACCACTCCAGACACTTGGCCAACACTGTTGATTGTTGCACGTCCTTGTGCTGGCTGAACAGCAGATCCAACAAAAGTCACCAATGGAGGTTCGTTGTAGCCTGATCCACCGTTGATGATCTGAATATCTATAATGTTCAACAGATAATTCTGGAACCAGGCGCTGTATGGCCAACTGGTCCACACTGTGCTAGATGCTGGTAGATCGCTCTGAGTGGTCAACTGTGCATTAAATGCAGTGCCCGAAGTGTAAGGCAACAACACCGGACTAGTGTATTCAGGAATTTCTAATGTGGTATTAAAATATGCAGGAACATCAAAGTCCACAACATCGCCACGGAAATCGTCAAAACCTGCGTACTTCAAGTTGAACTCTCGTATTTGTACATGATATGGCTTGACTTCTTGGATGTAGTCCTCCACAAACTCCTGGTTGTCACGAATATAGTTCTGATAAGGAACCAGATCCCGAATCCTATGATCCACGTCAATTAGACTGGTTTTGACCAGCCACTCGGGTGCCGAGAATTCGCTCAGTACATAGTTAAACATCAGGACCAGGGCTCGGTTGCGCTCGATTGCTAGATCATCAATGAACAGCTCTTGATTGATGGCCTGAATAATTTTTCTAGTTTCAATCACAGGTTCTTGATCATAATACTGTGCATCAAACACTTCAAGGTCAAATCCAAAACGGCCCAGCGCATAGTCCCACAATTCTGCAGAAAATTCAATAGTGCCATCCTGCAAGCCTACTCGTTCCCAGGATAGATTTGTAAGCAGATAAATTTCAAACTTTCCCTGGGCGTTGGCAGTCACTTTGACACTGGATCCAACTGGCACACTCAAGGTATCCAACTGGCTAAAACTAGTTACTTCAGTTATGATCTTGCTGCTGGCATTGTATCCAGGACGATACCAATCGATGTAGTTCCAGTAGTCCGGAGTGTTGAAGTTTTGTACTCTGGTCAAAACTGTTTCGCGAACACCCGCTTGAGTTTCACTCAGTTGCACAGTGTAGATAGTCCAAAGACCGCGATTGCGACTGTCTGTTTCTACCAGATACTTGTAGCCCAAGGGCACTGCGTAAATATTTTGGAATCCTAAAATTTCTAAATTAGCCACACGCAGATTCCATAAACCCGAGCTGGCGCTGGGCTCAGGTTCACTGGAGTTCAGCAAGTTGAATATGCGGCTTTCAGTAATAGTGTACTGCTTGAGCACAGCATTGGCTCTTGTCAAATAGTTACGCAGGGCTTCAAATCGATCCACAAACATGCTCTGTCGTGGACGGAACTGTACTCCGTATCGTTCAGCGGGGCTCAGGCCAAGGTCAGGCACTTGATTACCGAATGAGTCAACTCCACAAAAACTGTCTTGCAGTTTGCGGTACAGGTTGTTGCTGAGAAATCCATCGGCACGGTCTTGTGCAATCAGTTCGTATTCCACGTGCACGTTGTCAGTGGTCAGCTCGCGGTCAAACTCAATGTGCAGCACCGTGTCACTGGCCACAATAAAGTCGCCAGAATTATACAGGGCCACTGTGCTAGAATTGATTGGAGCCAAGTAAGGAATGCCACTGGCACGTGGGCTTTCAATATAGCTGGCCACGGTGCTGACTGGCAGAGTTTTGTTCAGTTTAGCAGATGTTGATGTGATTCCGCGTACCCAGAAATAGTAACGAGTAACAATAGTACCATCAAAACTCAAACTAGAATTTACTGTGTATCTAAGAGTGCTGAACACGGTGCCTTCGCCAGCATAGTTAGCTGGAGGAACGTCACTTTCTATCCACTGATAAACATCTACTGAGCTGCCCGGGAACAACTGCGCCCAGCGACGGCTGGCATACACAATATTGTCTTGGTTGGGATCAATGAATCTTACTGTACTAGTATCCCACCATACTTCACCTATTCGACCTGCTGCCCAAGTTGTTCCGCGTATGTTGGCTGGTCCAGCGTTGTATGACGCAGGATCAATTGCGCCAATATAATCAATATTCTGACGTGCGGCGCCCAGGATCTTGCCCTGTAGTGGATCCATAAAATCCAAGAATTCAGTTGTGGCACTAGTTATTTGATCATACAAGAACACTGAGTTCAGCAAGCGGATGTCAACCACTGGTTGTTGCACTGTGGTTGCTTGCCAAGCCAAAGCACGAGTAGCGTTTTCATACACAAACACACTGCCATAATCAGCGCCCGATGAGTCGCCAATGTCAGCAGTGGGCGATCCAATAGTTAGCACACCCGAAGTGTAATTTACTGCAGCGCCAAAATTAGCGTATGTGCTGACGTTGTTGGTATACAGTTGTGTTCCGAACACAAATTTTCCTGGATTAGACACAGTTGGAGTGCTGCTGGGCAAGAAATCAAATGTGTAAACTGCACCGCTTTGGACGATGTTGCTAAAGAATACTGTGCTGCCAATATCAAATATTGTTGAGCCTTGGTCAAACTCAATTTCAAAATACAATGATCCCTGTGGCGCACCTACCACAAGATTGATAGCCGACGTGTCAATGTTGACGCTGCTACCAAATCCAGCATAAGCTATCGGATTTGGACTTGTGATGTTTTGTGTCCAAACAAATGTGTCGAAGCCCAGTGTGGCAAACACACTGTTGACGCTGCCCGGTGCAACTTGAAGTTTGTTGCCTTCTGCAGCAGCAGCGGAATTCTTCACAGAAATACTCAAGAATCCACCTGAATTTACAGCAGCAACCACATTAGGAACGCCACTTTGAATTCCTGCAGGGATGCCATTGATTGCGTCTGCTAGTCCTTGGATTGTGGGGTTACTAGCCGGAACTGCTACATCAATATTGTTGACTCTAAGAGTATGTCCGGCAGTGAGAGCAGGATTGGCCACCGTGGCAGTGATTGTTCCGTAAGTTCTGCTCTGATTGACGTTGCGTTCAACCATACCGCCTTTGTAAATCTGCACGCTGCTCTGGGGTTCGCCCACATACAAGCTGCAATTGTACGCACATAGATCAACAGCAGTGCCGAAGTTTGAGAACTCTGCCACAGTGTTTTGTTCAATGACCTGTACCAACTCAAATTGATTGGTTTCAATTTCAATTGTATCACCAACTTCAAGGTCCTGTGCAATTGTGACTGTGCTGCCCGACACTGAGAACGTGCCTGCAGCCCCAACAACACTGTTGGTTTGATTTATCAATCTGGTATTGTTTACATAAACTGTCACAGGCGCAACTGGAGTTCCCAGCACCACATACGAGTTGCTGGAATCGTTGTTGCGAATAAATTTCTGCACGTTGCGATCAAACACGTACACCGCTCCTGCTTGCACTGCTGAATCAACAGTCTGATTGGGTGCACCAATCAATATCTGGCGGCCGTCTGTGGTGCAACTGACAGACTCACCAAATCTTGCACCCGCTGTGAGTCCTGCGGCAGTTATGGTGCTGACATATTCAAAATAACTTTGAGCATTGATCACTATCACTGCACCACTAGATGGCACTGTGACAAAGGTCAATTCCTGAGTGCTAGTGTTGAATGTGTAGTCAATGTTGGGGCGATACAAGTCGTTGTTGACTGTGACGCTGAAGGAGTCTATACTGGTAGCAGTGAAGAAGTTGACGCCAAGATCAAACACAGTTTCCAATGCAGGCGGAGTATATGCAATGTTGAACCCAGCCAGGCTGCCGCCAGTGCCAATGGCGGTCACAGTCAGCACTGCGTCATTCACGCCATCTGCGCCGCCGCCAAAGCTGCTGGCAGCAATGGTAATTGTGTCGCTGACTGTGTAGCCTGCACCAAAACTAGTAGCACCAATGCTGCCCAATTCGCCGCCGGGCTGACCAACTTCACCACGCAAACGAACAATAGTAAATTCAGCAGCTGATCCGCCGCCCGATGAAGAAGTCTGTGGCACGTCGTAATAAACTTGCGAATCCAATTGTTGTACAAAAATTCGCTGAATATCAACTAGTGTATCTAGTGCAGGGGCGGTAACCAATGTCACTTCAGTCAACAAACCATTCACTGTGTAATCAACGCCCAGGGTCAACACTAGGCCGTTCACAGTAACTTTAAGTTGAGTAGCTTGATCAATTTGAATAGCGTTGCTGATGTTATAGATTGTGGTGATGCCGTTGCCACGTGCTCTTACAAATTGATTTTGCCAATCTACCCGTCCGTATGCATGCACTTGATTTAGGCCAGGGGCACCAATATACATCCAGCGTTCGTCCTGACTCATGACCACACTGTGGCCAAATTCTCCGGCGCCTGGTGTGGTGGTTGTTGTGGTTCCTGGTTGTGTCAACAATTGCCACTGTGCAAAAGGAATCACACCTGGTACGCTCAGTGTTGGATCTTGATAGATCACCGCAGCATAACCGTTGTTGAATTCGCCGTTGGGTCCTAAGCTTGCACTAGCGCCGGCCACTGCCCAGGCTTGATCTCCAAAATCCACAGCATTTCCATATCCACGCACTCCTGTGGCATCCAAGGTCAATACTGCTGGGTCATTGCCGAGCGGACTCACTGGATTATATGTGTCTGAAAAACTGTTAACATACACATACACGCCACCACGTTGATTCAACGAACTGTCTCCAGGTGCTGAATATCCAGGACTGCCCACAAGAATGGCCAATTTATTGCTGGCCTGTGTCACACTTGCGCCAAACTGCTCATTTTGTTGAGCAGCATCAGGATCTGGGGTCAGAGTCAATGGATCTCCAAACACCTGTTGTTTTTCTAGAACACTCCAGGCGCCTGCTCCGTTGTTGTCAACCCATACTTTGGCATCTGATCTGATTTGGTTTGCATATGGCAAGTCAGCAATGTCACTGGCCTGTGCCACACGCATGGTTTTTAGTGTAAATCCAAGTCCTTCACCGTTGACCACTGTACGATCTCCTTCAAACTGGAACACAATGTTCACAGTGTTGAGATCTGGAGTACCGATTACTTGATACACTCCGTCAACTTCTTGGTCAAAGAACTTGATGATCAGTTTGTCGCCGATCACAAGATCGTGTTGTTTGCTAAAAATTGCACGACTGGTGCCGTTCAAGTTGTCACACACATGGTTCAGGGTACCTGGCACTGCCTGAGCACGATAGATATTCCAATCATATTCATTGACTTTGGCCACCCAAATTCTACTGTCAACCTGGATGATGTCTAGATTTTCATCTAGACTGTCGGCTTCATTGATATCAAATACGGTGATGTCAACATCATCAAGATTTACATAACCAGCAGTGGGCAACGCAATGTCAGTCGGCAATGATGTAGTGGTTGGTAAAATATCTGGAGATGTCAGTCGATAGCTTTGACGCCATACATCACTCAACAAAATTGTTTGATCAGCATCGCTGGTCTGTTGAGGCAGTGTGACTTGTATCAGGCTTGGATTTGCATTTAGCAAGGCACGATTTAATCTAAGTTCAAAGAAACTTCTGTTGGCATTGGCTCCATACACTGCTCGTTGCACGGCCCAGTTTTCATAGATATCATAGTCGGCTGCTTCTTTGCCAAAGTTGGCACCTCTGAACAATTCAGTACTCAAGGCAGTGCCTTTAGACCCCAGGAATTGTCGATACACATTGACCTGACTCACATCGTCAAGATTCAATGCTGCCATGTACTGACGAGGGCGGAATCCAATCAGTCCATAACTCAACAAATCATTGTCAGTTTCAATGTTGGCAACATTTATGTTGTAGCTGTTGACCAGTTGATTGGCTTTGTTGCTTAGGTTAGGCAGCAATCCAAATTCAGTCTGTATGTAGTCGCTTTGTGTCCAGTCGTTGAAGTTGAAGCTTATGCTGGGTTGCACAATGGTCAGGGCTGACCAGTACACATTTTTGTACTTGACAATTTCGCCTTTGCTGTAGGTTCGTGTACCAGTCCATTCTTCCACGTTGTCTTGATTTAGAATAAATCCTGGAGCATCCACACTGCCGTTCCAGTCAGTGCTGGTCATGGCAATCAGATTTAGTCTACTTTGTCGCGCACCGGTTGTGGGATCATAAATTAGGTCGCCAAACACACTTTGATTGTTCAACACAATCATGTGTTCGTAGGTGGTGTAATTTAGTTCAACAAAACTAATGGCATCGCTGTTTAGAGACTGCATGCTAAAGGTATTGCCCAACCGCACAATGTTTAGATTTCTTGCAGGAAATTCTTGACTGTTTTGCGTCAACACAGAATTTTCAATAGTTTGTGTCTTGATAGAATTAACTATGGCCTGTGGTTTGGTCACAGTGAGTCCTGAGGCCAGCGGATTCAAGTTAATGATGGCATCAGTGTCCCACCCTTGTTGGCTCCAGTACAAGAATTCGTTGACCATGCGAGGCCAATCAAGCACATAACCATTTGCTATGTCCGTGAATTGTAGACCCTGACGCTCTAGGAATTGGCCGTAGCTCAACAAAAAGTCTGCCACACTGGTTGCACTGCCAAACTCAAAACCGTATGGAACCTGCACCACTGAATCAGTGTAGAATGTTGGAACTTGCACGGTTATGCCACCGCTGCTGTAGGTTTGCAAACGACCAGTGGCTCGACTTTCCAGTATGTTAAAATATGGCTGGATAACGCTGTAGCCGTTGACTGCAAATCCGCCTGCGGCAGTTCGTTGTATTGTGACACTGCTGTAGGTCACACGATCAAAAGGCTGATTCTTATACAGCAAGATATCATAGCTTTCGTCGGGTATCAACAACGCAGTGTTTTGACTGTTGGGACTAGACTTTTCTGTATACAGCTTGATGTATTGTTTGTCGCTGAAACTGGCCATACGATAGCACAGTCGCACGTCAAGACTCTTGAGATCAGCTGTGAGATCTGCTGTGGAGTTCAGACCGGTAAGTCTATTGTAATCCACAATCCAGTTGACAAAACTGGCTTTGCTTACTCCATTGCCGTAGACTTCAATGCCATTGGCGTCCAGTCTAAAACGATTGTTGTACAGGTACTGTTGATAATCTTCGTTGTACTTGTAAAGATCTCGGTCTGCAAACAATGCAAAGAATTTGGCTGGACGTGTCAGGGCCAACACCCGCATGACTGCAAACGGATAGCTAGAACTATTCCACCATGACGCTTCTACAGGGCCACCATCGCCCACTACCCACGATTTTTGGAACTGAGTCTCATTGAACGTGCCCATGATGCTTTGTGCTGGACTCAGTAATTCACCTTCTGTTCCAGTTGGCAGCACATTCAGCAGGCCAGGTCGAACATAGCCCACAGCAGTGTAAGGAGCAACAGGATCAGCCACACGTCCGGCTGCAATATCATCCCACAACACCAAGTTGTCACGAGTATACGGTGCAGGACCATAACGATCATTCCACCAGGTGGGACGAATACTCAGCCCCAGCATCTCCCAAGGAGTATATTCTGGTTGTTGTGTATCATAAGTGTAACGATAAATGCCTCTCCAGGCTCCCAACATATTTTCATTGTTGAGTTTGTTTTGTGCACTGCTGTAGTTCCAGGTAAAAGAATTATCAGCACTGTACTGTTGCACTTTGTAATCCAGCTTGTTCCAGCCACAATAGCTCAAAAAGTCCTGGCTCAAAATGTTGTTGATTTCCTGGAAGCTGTACCCGGTGCTGCGGAATTGACCTGGCATTACGTCATTCATGTTCAACGGAACTGGATTACCATCCAGCTTAAGGTTGTTGTAGATTCTGGTTTCAAATTCTAGCAACACATCGTCTCGGATGTCGCCAAATAGCGGCGTAGTACTGCCATCGTGGCCACGAATAGCTTCAATGGTACCAGTACTTGATTTTTGCAACACACGTCCTGGTTCATAAGCTGGATACAAGCCCATCTTGGTTGGAGTATTTGGTATAAAACTTCCGTAAGTGGCAGCATACTCATTGATTGTGAGTGTGTCTCCAATGGCCAATGGGGTGGTCAATGTAATCCGTGGTCCGTCAGTGGCCACTACATAATCCACGCCCCGAGTGAGCAATTGAGAATTTTTATACACCAATAGTCCAAGATAGTTGGCCGAAGTGTAGTTGTAGACCTGCACAGTATCAAAAGTGTTGCCTGTGATAAAACTCACAGTGTAGGTGTTGCTGGCCACTGTGACGCCACTAGGAATCATGTCGCTCCAGTAGAATGGCTGGCTATCAATTTTGCCCAGGGTCACATCTTGAATTGCGGTGTCTAATATTTCTGCAGTGTTGCGGAATCCAATGTTTTGATTCAACACTGCATCCAACATCTGAGCTTTGAACTTGATGTATTCTCTACTGTTGTATTGCAGGGCATTAAAAATGTTGTATTCTTCACTGCGCAAGAAATATCCAGCCAGGGTCAATGGTGCACTTTGCTGCAAAATAACCAGACCAAAAGGAACAACATTGCCCAGATCTCTGAGATTGTTGGCACCATTTATTGCTCCTGTAAGCCCAGGCAAGTTTTCGCAGATGCTTTGATAGTGCGAACGAACAGTGCCCAGAGTAAACAATTCTGAGTTCTCGTTCAACGGATTTGATTCAAGATTTATTGGCACCTGATAAAATGCCACTTGGCTTGTTTGATTGCTTAGAACCAGCACCTCAATTACATCGTCAACAGCATAGGTTTTTTTCAATGTAATAGTTGTACTGTCAGCAGTGGTGGTATAGGTGTAGGTCGAATCGTCCTGGAACACCGAACCAACATAGATTTTAATAACTGGAACAGCAATAGATGTTTGAGATTGTGCTGCTACGTCTAGTTTGAGTGTTGTTCCTGAGTAGTTGAATTTAAACTGTTGATATATTTGGCTGGTAACTGCTGCAGTTTGCCATCCAATTAATTTTTCAAATTCTGTGCGTGTTTCATATTCTCGCACTGAGCCAGTGTCTAAGCCAAGTGTGACACTAGCATTGTCTTCAACATACAAAAATGTATCTTTGTACAGATTGTTTTCAAACACAATATCACCAACGTTGTTGATGTTGAGATACTGCAAAGGAAATTGTAGTACAGGATCTAGTATGTTGGTGTCGCCCACTGCGTAACTAAACAACTTGCTGCCTGCAAATGTTGTGCTGGGATATTTAACATTGTTGCCAAAACTAACTTCTGCAGCGTCGTACACATTGTAAAGTGGTGCTTGTTGTATGCCAGTTTTTTGCTGCGATTGTGCCCAGATCAGACCATCAAACCAATAAGTTTTTCCAGCAGTGTTGTTTCCTGACAATACCACAGTAGATTGATCAGTCAGTACTTCACCGTCGGGTGCCAGAGTCAAATTGATAATTGGTTGAGGGATCAATGGCGCTACAGAATCAGGCGTAATAAAACTTACTTGATAAATTTTGTTGCGAACATCAGCATCGGTATCTGCTGCAAAAATAACTCGCGATCCCTCAACCAATGCATAACCATTCACAGTGTAAGCAGTAGATCCATCAATGTTGCTGAATGCATCAGTTTCAACAAAATCAATCACATCCACTGGCTGCTTGCCTTGTGTGCCCATGTTCCATAAACGAATGCCTGGCCGGAATTGAATAATTGGACGCTTGGCTCGATAGTTGTTGTCCAGTACCACCGGAGTGTTGTTGTACTCAGCTGTGGCATTGATCACATCAATGTGGAACCAGCGGTTGCTACGGCTCCAGGCATTTAGATCCAGTGCTGCACGATCAATGGTTATGTAATCAGTCTGATCTGGCTCTACTGCCAGCGTACCTGAATCTGAATCTTGTGCATAAGTTTCAGGCACAATAAAATCAGATACTGGCAACAATTCAATGGCAGTGCCTACTCCCGAAACATAGTACTCTCTGTTGCTGATAGTTGTGGCCACGTTGGGAAATGCATCACGGCCCGTTTCTAGTGCCACCACTGGGCCGCCTGGGGACAACGACACAGTGAATTTTAGTCCGTTGGCTGCAAAAGATCTCACATAGTACACAGTTCCTGGTACTAAACCGCCCAGGGTCGGTGCTGAGAATACAATTTGTTGATTTACATACAAGTCAGTGGTATCAGTAACTGCTGTTATATAATTTGTGCCACTTTCAGTAGCCGAATACGACAACAAACTGGGCCCAGATCTGTATATTTCAGGAGAAACTGCACCAGTAAATCTTACCTTAAGACCGTTGCTGAGTGTTACTCCATTGGGTGCAGTGTAAGAAGTTTTTCCAATTATTTCGTCAACAAACAGTGTTTGTGCTGCTGACTGGTCGATCAATTTGATTTGGCCAAAAATTTCAGGGTCAGTTCCGTCTTGGTAATACAAGATGTCTTGTGCTGCAGTCAACAAAGGAATACGAACAAATGTACCGGTATTGTCTTTGTACCACTGGGTGCTGCTGTATTCAGTACCATACCGAATGGTAAATTTTGTTAGGTCAGCAATGTCTTGAATTTTGCTCAGTTGAATGTAGTTGGTACCCGAATTGTTTACATAGCTGATCTGCCACAACTGTGTTCGTTGGTTAACAGGAATTTCGGTTGTTTGATCATACGGCAAACTATCGTAGCTGCCCGGTAAGCCGTTGTTGGCGGCACCAGCAGGAAGAGGATCAAACAATGTGGTGCGTATCCACCCACCTTCAACTGAACTCACCGCAGGGTTGATCACGTTGGGATTGGTAAAGATCAACGTGCGGCCATTCAAATTGGTAATACCATCAATGCCGCCGTATTCGGCCACAAACGCATTGACTGAGCGATTGTTGATTTGATCAAATTTTAGTTCAGTTATTAAATCAACATTGTTGATGCTGCTGAGATTGTAGTAAAAACTCTGCGATGTTTTGTACGGTACGTTGAACACAACTGTGCCAAGATCTTGACCGTTGTTGCTGACTCCAAACACATCTCTTGAACTGATATTGGGAGTAGACGGCAACACTCCTGCAACACCCGGGGCTGATTGAATCCAAAAGCCAGGGCCAGTGCCCGGTGTACCGTTGACGATTCTCAGTTGACCCTGCATGTTGGCCTGATTTTCTGCAGCATAGTACAGTAGGTCAGGCGCATCTTCAGGTACCACAAACGTCACAAGACCGCTGTTGGATCCGTTGCGAGTAACTCCTGAGTTGTAGGTTTCTCCTTTGCCCAGTGTAGGTGCAGTTTTGATCCAGAACGGAAAAGCTCCTGTCAAGTTCAAGTTGAACACATAGGTGTTGCCGCGGGCCAGGGTCAGTGTGGGATTGCTCTGTGCATCGATGGTGTATGCAGAAGTTCCGGCATTTCGTACTCGATAGTTAACAGTTTCTTTTGCATTTTGTGACGTTTGAAAAGTATAGCTGCCGCCACGTACCAGTTCAATTGTGGGATTTTCTCCCGACACGCCGCCAAAGGTATACACACCGTTTTGTCGGGTGACTGGAAAGTTGGCCTGGGTAGGAATACCAACTGATGCCACATCGACTGCAGCAGGCCCATCAGGGATCCAGAAATACTGGCTGAAGTTTACAAAAGTATCAAAATCTACAAATGGATCCCAGCTATAATATTCGCTGTTGTACAGTCTATCTGGTCGTGATGCAATGCCGCCTTGTAGACCAATGGCATCATTGATGCCTGGATATGTGATGACGTCTCTTACGCGGTCAGTGTCGGGCTCTAGACTGACAACTCCTGGTTCCAGTTGATAGTCAGTTCGAGTTTTGTTAGATTCAATTACATAGCGATCGTTGGGATTCACGCCGGGGCCCACTGAGCGACCTATCAGACCCTGAGTTTTTTTAAATTTTGGTTCCTGAATCAGCTGATCCAGCGTGGCTGCAAGAAACTGCTTGTTGGCATCAGTTTGAAAAATTTCTGGTAAAAAGTCAACACTACGTACTGTTGCCATTAGATAACTCCACTTCCGGGTGCAGTACGCAAGTTGGTACTGGTCAATGCGTCGATCACATCGATGTTGTCAATGGTGGCGCCATTGACAAAAATTTCGTTTGGTGTGCTACGAATTTCGTACAAATCACCAAAGCTTTTTTGAGGGTTTAAAGGAACAAGTACCACACTGCTGATTATAGTTCCTAGTTCTCGGTGCAGATATGCTGCCAGTTCAGAGAAGTAGAATGTGTCACCAAAGTTCCATTTGTCTATGGAAAAATACGTGTTCATGGATGCTACAACTGAACTCTTGATTTCGCTAGCACTAGCAGTCGAATTGCTGGCACGAATTACTCAGCATTTTGTAATCTTGCAGTCCTTGATATGCCGTGCTAAGTTCATCAATAGAAGGCACAGCAGGTTCAATCACAGTGCCTGTGGTGTCTCGAATCCAATTTTGATATGCAGTATAGTAGGACTGAGTGACCACATACAGGTCAATAATGTTGGTGGTGCCTGGATCAATTCTGCTGCTGAGAGGACTGTTGTGACGGTACTGATAGTATAGGCTTTGTCGACCAGTTCTGGCAATCCAGCCAGGGGCTGCTACTAGTGTTCTAACTCCAGTAGTGTTAATGCTCAGCTCGTAGAACAATGCAGCATCGTATGCATAAAATATCTGCCCTGGTGACCATTCACTTTTGACCAATTCAATATCGTCTAGTGTGGCGTAGTCGCTGTTGACTCGCCCTGGTTCAGCCAACAAGTAACGTTGTAGGTTATCAAAATCCACAGTCTGTTCCAGGAATATCAACTTTTGAGTAGGGTCCACGTTAGGTGCCACAATCTCATCAAAGAAATCTGGGTTGTCAGGCACACCGTCATTGTCACTGTCCCGGAATCCCACCAAGACCTGGAAGTCATCTACATAGCCGTCGCTTTCTACTGGCTGGCCAGTAATGGTCACAGGAATGTCGCCAGGCAAGTTTTCAGTTGAATCGGGCTGAGTGTTCACCGCCAGCACGTTCACAAAGTCCTTGATCACAGTGCCTGTGCGACTGTCGTAGATCTGTTGGTCGTCAAAGAAGAAAAATCTTGTTTGCAGCACTGATCCAAAGTTGTAGGCCAGGCCACGGAAGCTGATGGTGTAGTTTTGATTTTCTGTCACAAACTGCACCATCCACGACGCATCGCTGTTGGTGCCTGCTGTGGATCCTGCGTTGGCAAGACTGAATGCAGCGTCTTGAGCCAGATTGGTACTGGTGATTAGATACCAAGTGTAGGGAGTACCTGTAATGTTGCCGTCGTTGTCGTAGCCAATGCCAAAGTTACGATACAACAAAATTTGTTCGGCCATGGCCTGTTCTAGACTCAAGGGCAGGTCTGTAACAAACAGCGGAATAATAGTGTCCACTATTGCACCAGTGGGCACAAAGTTGTTGATGGTGATTGGTCCAGTTCCTGAACTTAGGTTGCCAACACCGCCGTTGTATCCGTCTAGAATGATCTGCTGTGGGCTGGCCCAGATTATAGTTCGCTCGTTGGCACGACCCGGGGTACCCGGCTGCAGTCGATTGTTGGCGTCAAAGTAATAGCCCGCTGGCGCAATAAATTTAATCAACGCATTGGGCACTATGTATTTGAATACTGTGCTGGTACTGCTGCCCACTGGAATTGGTGTTCCTGCAGCGTTTTTAAAATATCCAGTGGTTTCGTTGGCCAGGGTTGTGCTTTGTTGCCAAGTAGATCCAGCTGTGAGTCCAACATTGACCAACTCTCTCGGAAAGTTGGCATAGTAAAACTGCTGGATAGTGCTTTCAGTCAGCTGAGGTTGTACTTGATTGGTAATGGCGTCGGCAATTTCGTTGCGGTTTACCCAGCTGAACAAAATAGTAGGAACAATACTTTGTCGCCACAGGGCACCGTCACTGCCAAATGTGTTGGTACTGGAGTATTTGCCGGTGTTGTCCACTAGATCAAGATAGCGACTGGTACCAATGCTTGCACGATTCAAAGCCTTACTTTTTAAAATACTGTTGTACTGAGTGTAGGGAAACAGGTTGTAGTCTTCGCCGTTGACCATGCGGTTTTGTGTGTAGTAACGAGCAGGCGCACGTTGCTTGATGTCAGCAATATTTTCTCTGGCTTGACTGTTGCTTACAGGTTGTGTGATGCCACAGGTAAACGTGATAGTTTCAAGATTGCCATTGCGACTGATGTAACTGATGGGAATGGTCACTGCCTGCATCTCTTCAGGGTTGATGATATACTGCAGGCCGTTTGAGGCACGTACATAGGCTCTGAATGTGCCCACAGGAATTTCTGAGAACACGCCATCGCCAAACACCATGGTAATCTGGTCATTGGTTCTGGAGTTGACTGTGTAAATGGAGCGCAGGCTGGTGCCCAATTGTTCAGCAGCAGCTGAGTAAATGTTTTCAGTGTATTCCCACTCTCGATTGATGTTGCCCACGTTGTCTAGCTGGAACAGCCAACGGTCTTCGTTGTTGACCCCCTCAATGTTGATGTTTACTGTGCGATTGCTGATGCGCTCAGGCAAGTTAAAATCTTGGTTCTGCAGCACGCCTTGTTTGAACATAAAGAAGTATCCAGTATTGGCGCTTTGGAAGCCCAGGCTGTCGTTACGGAACAAGATGTTGAATGGCTGGTTGGATCTAGGACTAGGTTCATACAGGTAATCTTCGCCTACTGATGTAGACGACATTGCTTCAAATGGCATGGTAACACCATCCACTGTGGCAGTGTAAGGCACAATTGGCAAAAATCCCTGTACTAGGTTAATGGCATACTCGTCTGTACGTACACCCAAGATAGTGTTGCGGTTGCCCGGACGGCCCACACGCTGTGAATCTACCAAGGCTGCATTCAACACTGCAGTAAATTGCTCTTGCCAATCAGGATTGGTAGGATCGGCCCAGTTGATGGTGAAGTTAGAAAGGTTCACACCCTGATAATCGATCACGTTTTCTGTTGTGGTCACAGAAAACACTTTGAGCAGGCCCTGTGCCGCTGTGTTGCGTTTGGCAGTGTAGCTGACCAGATTAGCCAGACGTGTGACTGAGTCACGACGTTCTGCTGTATCCAAGTAGTTTTCACGTGTGTTGAGATCAGTACGAAAAGCCAGGGCTTGACCCATGAATGCAATCACATCCAGCAGCGCAATAAATTCACTGCTTTCAATGTAGTCATTGAATGTTTCAGGATAGTACAACCGCAAGTAATCTACAAAACTCTTGCGTAGGGTTTCAAAGTCGTAGCTTTGGAAGTCTGCTTCTCGGTAGGTTTGATAGATCTGTTTCCAGTCTTCAACGCCAAAAATTGCTGTTTGTCTTGTGGTTGTTGCCATTCTAGTAAGCCTCGTGTTTTATTTATCGAGACTAAAAACGGCTCAGTTATACGTAGGTGGCGTTGCGCTGCTCAAGATCAAAAAAGATACTGAGTCGTTCAGCGTCAGTGCTGGGCACAACCTGAAGTTCAATTTGAATTAATATGCCATTACCCTGGGGAAATACCTGTGTACTGTTGATGTAGATTCTAGGGTCGCCGCCGGCCACACGCTGGATTTCTTGTTCAATGTTTCGTGCTACAGCTTCCAGTTGCGGCTCAAACAAAAAGTCCCACAGCACTGTGCCGTATCCCGGTCGTCCAGGCAACTGACCCTGGCGTATGTTGAATGCATTCAAGAGGTCACGCTTGATCAATTCAAATCCTGTGAGAGTGAATTTTTTGAACTGACCTTGTGTGTTAAATCCAATGAATGTTTGTGCCATATGGTTATTTATTCGCCGCCGCCGTCCTCAATCTTCTTAGCCAATTCTTTTATCCGCGTGTTGAGCGCAACAGCGTTGGTAACCAATTCACGAGTTTCAGCCCCCAGGCGCTTGGCTGTTGCTGCAAACGTTTGATTGATGTCTTTGGGTGCCGAATCAAACAATGTGTTGAACTGTCTAATCAATGGAAGAACTGTGGAGTTATACTTTTCTCTCACTTGCGATCGCTCGTTGCTCACAGCCTCCCACTCCTGAGCAGTGATGGTCTGTCGACTTTCGAGACTTGCAACGTTTCCAAGCAATCTTATGGCTGCTTGATTAGTAGTGGCTACGCCTTCAGTGATTTGTGTACTAAGGCTCTTCAATGTTGCAGTAGTTTCTTCATCTTGGCCAGGCACAGGCTCTGCTGGTCCGTAGTTGGGGGCAGGTATCTTGGGATTGCCTAGTACTCTGGTTATTGCAGCATTGACAGTGTCTCTGTTGACTGTGTTGGCAGTGGGAACCGGCACTGTTTCAGCTTTGAAAATTGGAGGTATTTTTGCTTGCAATGCTGCTGCCCAGCCACCAGCCTTGATGTTGCGTGTAAGCTCGTTGGCTAGATCCGCACCAATGCCCGGAAGGTTCTTGAGCAGGTCCACAGCAGCAAGAGGATCTTTGGCTGCGTTCACAATAGATCCTGCTGCACCTGCTGCACTCAACAGATCTGCAGGAATTCCAAATGCCTTGAGGGCATCAAGACCTTTTTTCATTAGATCTTGTTGTATCAGTCCTTGTTTCACAAGATTGTTCAAAATATCTTGCACTCCTGTGATTGCATCTTTGCCGGTAAATGCAGCTGGGCTTTGGAGCAGGTCTGTTATGGACGAAGCCCCGTCTGCTACAAATTTGGCCATGCCAGGCTTCAGGATACCGGCAGCTTCTAGTTGTGCCGGAGTCAGGCCAAATTCGCCCAGGCCTTTGGCATCAGTCACAATGGTTCCAGTCTGGTCCACCAGCTTTCGAACCTGTGCAAGCACTGCTGTGACATCAGGCACAGTCAAGGGACCAATCTGTGCTACCCCAGATATTTGCGTGGCAAAATCAGCAAAGTTTATCTCGTTGACCACTGGCGCATTGGCAAGAATTCCATTTATTGTGTTGATGGCAGTGGCAGCGCCACCGGTCACAACAGAGGCCACACCTGATGCAGATACAGCAGCACCCACTGCACCTGTTAGTCCGCTGGCCACATCAGCTAGACTACCGCCGAGTGCACCGCCTGCTGCACCCAGCGCACTTTGCAGTGCGTCGCCAACTCCGGATTGTGCCTGAGTCAGCAAAGCTTGTGCACTGGCCAGGCCCTGTGCTGCCTGTGTGGCCGCGCTGAGGACCATGCCGGGCTTTAGTCCAACCAGGCTGCCTGTTTCGGCCTGTTTGTCAAACACCGCCTTGGCCTGCTCAAGGCTAAAGCCGGGTGGTGCTTTGACTTCAAACGGTTTGCCGTTGGGCAAAGTAAAGTTAAATGTTGCCATGTTATTTTGCTATAATTTCCACGCCAGGTGGCACAGGTTCGGCACCTGGAGGAGGCGTTGGAGGGCCTGCCTCAAATTCTGTTTCCACATCCACTCCCAGATTGTGATAGGGATAGGGTTCGTGACTGGTTACTCGACTGCAGACGCTTTCTAGGTTGGCAAAATCCACCTGCCATCCTTTGGAGGTACTGAATCTTGTGTCGTCGACCTTGGTTTTGACAATGGGGTTGGGCGCAGTTATTGTGGGTGCTGCAGGACCATTAAGATCAATCACATCGCTCTTGAGTTTTAGGCTTTGGCCACCTGCCCATGATCCACCTTTGCTGTCCAAGGCAAGAGTACCGTCTGATTTGACCGCCACAGTTGTTTTGCTGTACAAGGTCAGATCTGTTTGCGACTGCATGACCAAAGTAGTGACGCTTTCAATCTCCATGGCTTCTTTGCTTTTCATTTTGAGATTGCGGCCCGCATACATGTTGATGTCACGATCAGCATGCAAGTTGATGTCACCGTTGGTTCGCAGGTTGATACTGTTGGTACTGAACACATCCACTGTGCCTTCCACACCAAATTCCAGCCATGTTTGTCCGTTGGCATGAATGATGTAAAAGAAGTTGCCAGTATCACTCATGGTGATTTGATGGCCTTTGGTAGTCCTAAGTCGGATCATGGCGTTGTCGCCTTCCAGGTTGCCATCGTCCATGACCAAGCTGTGGCCGCCCACACGCCCAATTACCCGGGCTTCTTCGGGTTTGATTGATCCGTCGTTGAGTTTTTTGCGTATGTCATTGGGCTTCATTCCCCCCTGAAAAATTGGCAAGCCCGGTGTTGATATTCCAAAACAAGAACTGGGAGTCTCTCGCTGACTACTGGATGTAATAGTTCCGCGTTCGATGTCGTCAATCAGGCCCTGCTGGAACAGTCCTTGTGCGACATAACTGTGTACTGGCTTGATCTGATCGTAAAATCTTGGATCATTGTAGATGGCTTCATTGTTGATGTTGATTTCGGTCACAGGTAGTCTAGTGGCTTTGTCAAAATATGCCTGTTGATTTTTATTGTCTGATTCAAATCTAGTGCTAGACGCTGCACCAGCAGGAACTTGACTGCCCAGGCCATCTTCGGGAATGACCCCAATGTAGTAGCCTTGGCTGCGGTCGCCGTTGAGAAAAACACACACCACTGTGACCCCGATATCAGGTGGCGTAAACCACATGCCGTAACTGTTGGCGTTGCCCGGATATTTGCCAATTTCGTTGTTGATACCGGTTGCAGTATTGATTGGAGTAGATCCAAAGAAAGAGGGCATGTAGCTCACTGTGGTCCATTTGGATTCGTCTTGCATTGCCTCAGGACCACCATCAGCAAATGCTTCAATGAACACTCGTAGTCGTCCTGCACGAGTGGGATCCACTGTGCTCATGACCAAGCCTGTGAATGGGCCAAATTCAGCAGGAACGCCGCCACGATCCTGTTTGAAATTCTTTGGACGTCCTCTACTGCGCTGTACGTTTTCTGTCATTGTTGTTCCTTAACTTTCTTTGGCAATTTGTTGATTGGCAGGATTAGTAGGGCTGGTGGGACCGGTATTATCAGCAATCTTAGGAGGAGTTGATCCAACAGCAGTGGGTGGACCTATCACCGTGCCCGATGAGTCAGTTGCAGGAGGTGCAGCGCCTGCAGGAGTTTGTTGGTTGGTTCCTGATCCTGACACTCCAGTGTTGGCTAAATTTGGTGCAGTTGCTGCACCTGCTCCGCCTGTACTTACGCTTGGCTGCCGAACGGCGGCAGAATTTTGTGCTGCACCCAGAGTTGGGGCTGATCCTGCGTTGGCAAGTCGCTGTGTTTCTGCGGCACTTTGGTTTGATGAAGGGCTGCTTGATGCAGACGGTCTGGTGGTACCGGGTTGTATTACCTGAGCTTGACGCTGTGTTTCTGCAGGACTCTGATTGGGATCATTTGCGCCTGGTGCAGTGCTACTGGCCGCTGCAGCTGGATTGGCTGCATTGGTTTTGTTGGGAATTGTAAAATTATACAATGTACCTTCAAGAGTTTGTTCAAATCTTCCACTCTTGAATTCACTTAGTACTTTTGTGCACAGATACACTCGACTCTGCAGTGCTGTGCGATTGTTGTATTTTTTCTGTGTTTCGCTGTAGGGATCGGCCAGGCCGGTGCTGATGTCATAATCTTCGGGACGCTGCCAATTGATCTCAAACAACACATCTTGGTTGTCAAATGCAATACTGCCATCAGGCATGAATCCTGTTTTAAGTGCTTCGCCACCAAACATTTCGTCAGTGACTGTTCTAAAATTACTGCCTTGCATGATCCAGGCAGGATCGCCCACAATTTTTATTTTGGTTGTTGCCAAATCGGCAGGAGAATACAGCACTTCTGCTGCGTTGGCGCCAATCTCATTGACTTTGCCGTCGCTGCCTGCACTGGATTCAGTGCTGCGCGGAGCATAGTTGTAGGTAATAATATTGGCCAGGCTGGCAGTTTGTGCAGCAGCTACCTTGCTGGCATTGCTGGCTTCTTTGTCACTGCCACTTAGAGTCACTTGATACAATGCGTTGAGAGTTTCTTGATATTCAAGCACAGCCGTGTTTTCACCTGTGAACCAGTAGGGATAACTTTTGTGCACACCAGTAAACTTGCTGATTGGAAAATATTTGCTGGTTACATTTTTTACTTCTCTAGCAGCAACACTGTAGATAATACGATAGGCGCGATCATTTCGCTTGGGATCTAGTTCGCTGATGGGTTCAGACGTCATGGCAATGGTGTACCATTTCAGTGGTTTGTTTCGAGAATTGGGATTGGCAGTTTGGCTTCCGTCGGGATTGATCACTACCAAGGCTTGGTCGCGAATATAACTGCTGTTACGTATGGTCAGGTCAATGGCCTGCAACATTTGCTGACCAGCGGTGATGCTAAAACTCCTACTCACCATGTCCACAGATGTCTTGCCTTGGTCCAGCGACTTGGGATCATTTTTTCCTGCCGCAGTGAGACGTTTGTCTACTTTGGCATTGGGCAATTGTAGCGTAGCATCTCGAATTTTGTCAGCGTCGGGTCCAACAAATCTGATCACATATTCGTCAGCATAGGTATAGATTCCATCTTTGACTAACTTGGCCTGAAACTCGTTCATGGCCCCTGCAAGACCAGCAGTGATAGTGGTCTTGTTTGTTGGAGCGGCACTGGCTTTGGCCGGTGCGGGTGTGGATGCAGATGCCGGCTGTGATGCACCTGATCCTGCACTAGCAAGGCGTCGGTCTTCGGCTGAGCTTTGATTTGTGGATGCAGAAGTGGATGCAGATGGTGTGGTAGATGCTCCAGGTGCTGCTGCTGGTGCACCAGTACTTGAATATTTGGCTGCACTACCTAGCAATCCTCCCACTGTGCTGTCCACCAACTGCACATCATAAGGAATGGTACCACGCGATGCATAACCTGCAATCTGTTGTCCAATAGGCACGCACTCCCAGTCATAGCTGACCAATTTGGATCCAACTCCCCATTTGATGTTAGATATCCTGAAAGGAATGAATTTTTCAATTATGGCAGCAGGATCGCTGGTGCCTTCTTGATCTGTCTTGCTGCGAACTTGTTCAAGTTTGCCTTCTGAATCATAACCGTAAAATCGCATGACCATGAGATAAGTGGCTGTTGCATAGTTGACTCTGCCGTCAGCTCCAGTTGGTGCTGAATTGGCCACTGCATCATACAATCTGTCCAGCAAGGTAATGCCGTTGGGTTCGACCAGGGTAAATTTCATGGTAGAAACGTTGTGGGCCGCACCTGTGCCTTTACCTGGCGGCAAAGTTTCAAAAGATATACTGTCGATGTAAAAATCGTTGTCAAAGAAAGGATTTCGGCCGCCGTCGGGTTGGGCAGCAGCTGACGTTCCGTCGCCATCTTGACCATCTATTCCTTGTCCGCCACCTGAACTTAGTCCCTGTGTTGGTGGTGGTCTGAGGCCACCCACGTTGTTGGCTGCTCCGCCGCTTTGAAACAACAATTGATAACCATCAATTTTTTTGTTAGCAGCGTTTAGTAATCGAACATACTGCTGCTCGGTCAATAGATATACAGATGCTGAATAACTGTAGCTAGCATAATTGTCCAGCACGTTGGGGCGTGGTTTAACGTTGGGCCCTACTGTGTCGTTGGCGTTGACTGCTGCTTGTGGTGCAGGGGTAGCTGCATCATCTTTGGGTGCAGCCACACCTGGGTTGACTACTGCTGCGCCCGGTGTGGTCACAGCACCTATGCCCGTAGGCGGTGCGGCAACGGGTTTGCCGCTGTTGCTTTCTGTGGTTATGGCCTGTGTTTGTTCCGTTGTCTTGGGTGCAGCATCTGTTCCAGTTTCCACAGGCGGTGTGACTCGGCCATCAGTGCCTGGTGCAACAGTTTGCGGAGGAACAGCATTGGGTCCTGCGGGTGCATCGTCCGAGACTGTTTGACCAGCAGTGGCCGGAGGTGCTGGTTGTGGGGCAGGTTCATTTGCTACTGCGGCCTCTGCTGCAACTAATTCTGCTTGTAGTTCTGCAAGTCTCGCGGTTGCTCTGTTTAAATTAGTTTGGGCAGTACCACGCTGTAATGCTGTTAGATTAGGTTCTTGCAGTCGTTCCTGAAATGCACGGATATTTTCTTGAGTTTCCTCAATTTCGCTCCTCAAACGATTTACTTCAAGTTGTGCTGGTGTGGCCATTGATCAGTATCCCAGTGCTGTTTTTAAGGTAGCTACCTTGGGCAGAAATATTGTAGTGCCTGCTGCAAAATCCAGGGGTGGTGCTTGCAGTGTGTTGGGATTGCGTTGATAAAACACCCACCACAGTGCAGCAGTGCCGTACAGGTCAAATGCCAAGAGATCAGGCCTGTACTGATATGTGAGATTTATAACAAATGTTCGGTCGTCATCTTCTTTGGGTATGGGTCTGTTGACCATAACATCAAGAAAAAACTGACTGTAGCCTGTGTCGAAATACGGGCTTGTTGCATCATATTGTGGCATTACCAGAATCCTCCTTTGATTAGGTCACCGTTGGCAAAGCCTTTGAGACTGAACTGTTTGCTGACCTGACTGCGTGTTTGCACCGGAATCAACGTGATGTCAATGTCCATTTTGGTTGGCACATAGTTGGCCAGTTGTGTGTTATTGACGCTGGCCACCACCGACGATGGCGCCGGAGGAGTTGCAGTAAAATTTGCCAGGCCAGCATTCAGCAGCCGATTGCCTGTGGCACCAAGCCCAGCTGCACTGGAAGGTGAACTGGCTGTGCGTCGACTCAGCAGATCAGTGCCATAGTTGTTGACACTGGTAGCACGTATGTAGTCCACACTGTCAGGCAAGTTGTAGGCAAAGCTTGTGACCACACAAGGATGTCCGTAAAACTGATTCATTCCAAATCCGCTGAGATATACCAAGGGAGGCGGTGTTCCTCGTTCGTCATCTTTGCCGTAGAACATCTTGGTCACACTGCGGAAAAAATGTATCACTGCCAAGAGGTAGTTGGCTTCGTTGGTATCTTGTGCAGTGAATATACCACGAATTTGCAAGTCATCCACTCGGGAATTTTTGTAGTACACCCCGCGATAGTTTGAGTGCACCAGATCATACTGCTCATAATTGGCCTTGTAACTGGTGTTGATTGCAGGAGTGTAGGGGAATATCACACCGTTGGTATAATACAACGGATCTAGTATTCCCCGTTGTCCCTCTGGCTGATTGTAAAGATAGTTGGATGAAGGTGCCAACTGCAGTCGCACTCGCCAATCAGCACTGCCTTCTTTTTTGTACACACTGTTCAGCGTGGCCTGATTGATGGTGTTGACTTTGGCTGCTTCTTGTTCCAGTGCTGCAAGGGCGTCAGCACCATCTGGGTCTTCTGCTGCAGCAGCTTCAGCAGCCGCACTACTTTCTTCATCCAGTGCAGCCACTGCTCCAGTTGGATCATCAATAGCTGCTTGAGCTTGTTCTTCTGTGGCAAAACCTGTTTGTTGAAACTCGCCCGGTGGGTCGGCCCAGACGCCATATGATCCTGTTTCAGAGTCCCATACCGTTGACAATGTAGGAGCCACCGGAGAAGGCGCAGTGACTTGCACTTGCTCTTCAGCTTCTGCTTCCTCAAACAATGCAGCTGATTCAGCGTCGGTCAGTGGCACTGACAGCCTGTGCTTCAGCGTCGCCGCCTTCTTCAATTGCACTTCTTGGCACAGGAGCCGGTGCAGGAGTTATTATTTCTGCTCGCTGTTGTGGGTCCAGCAGTCCTAGGCCTGCTCCGATGTTTTCTACTGCACCAGGTGCATTGGCTGCAGGAACTGGGGCTGGGGCAATTTCAGCAGCATTGGCCCGGGCATTGACAGCAACATCATCTGCAGTAGAAGCTTGTACACCTTGAGCTGGCAACGATGATTGGAACTGATCTCTGTTGGAGGTATTGAATCTAATAGAGCCGTCTAGTTTTTCTATATTGCTAGATGTCTGGCTAGCGGCAACTCTTGCGTCAGATTCAGCTTGATCAGCCAGGCGAGCTTGACGTTGTAGTGCCGCCACCTGTTCGGCAGAGGCGCCAGAATTTTGTGCCCGCTGTGCCGCGAGTTCAGCATCAATTCTTGCCGTTTCAGCTTTGGCCAGTTGTTCTTGTTGAATCCGAAGAATTGTTTCTTGACCAGCTTTTTCTTGCTGTTTCTGCTGAATAGCTGCATTGTACTGATCAATTTGTTGTTGGGTCGACATGTGATAATATTCCTGTACGTTATTTACCGTGTTTTTTAACGGCCCAGTTTAACCTTGAGGTTGACATGTGTTGTAAATATGCTACAATAACACATACTGGAGACACCGTCACCTATGACAACTACCCTGACCAAAACGCCTGCTCGCGTGAACTATCTCAACAACCGCGACATACTGAAAGAAATTCATGCCAGCAAAAATACCTACTGCTGGTACCGAGATCGAGCACTAGATCATCAATACGACATAATTTTGCCCAGTCTAGACCGGATCAATCAACGTACTATTGTAGAAGCACGCAAGTCGCGTGCTGACCGTATCAAACGTGAAACTGGTGAAATAATTGATCAGAAAAAAATTCCCAATACAGATCTAGTGTTCCGCATTACTGCATGGGACCATATTCCCAAAGCACCCAAAAAGATTACCAAGGCTGAGGCTAAAAAGCGCAAACTGGAAGAAATCCTAGATCTAGACGATGCACAAGAGGACGATCCCTTAGCAGGGCTAATCGACGAACCTGTGTTGGACCTGAATCATGTGCGTTTAAACTTTCCACCGTTTGAGCACTATAGAATTGACGAAAACAAAACCCCATTCATTGTGGGTCGCAGTCATTGGCAGGGAGATCTTGAAACTGGAGAATTCTGCCGCGAACACGGCACTATGACCCGCAAGCTGGCCACCATGTTCATGAAGCTGTGCGAACGCTATGCCACACGAAGCAACTGGAGAGGATACACCTACAATGAAGAAATGCGCGGACAAGCCCTGCTGCAACTCAGTCAAATTGGGCTGCAGTTCGACGAATCAAAATCGCAGAACCCTTTTGCGTATTATACTGCCGCTATTACCAATAGCTTTACTCGTATCCTGAACATTGAGAAGAAAAATCAAAACATTCGCGATGACATTTTAGAAATCAACGGACTTAATCCTTCATGGACTCGGCAAAATTCTGGTGCCAAAAGCATGGCGGCCATGTCCGGACCGGTTGTGTCTAGTCTAGATGAGTAGTACAATCAGTAGATGAGTAATCTATTTAAAAAAGCCGCAGTCTTTACTGACATCCATTTTGGTCTCAAGAGCAACAGCACACTGCACAACGAAGACTGTTTGTCTTTTGTAAAATGGGCTACTGAAAAGGCAAAACAACAAGGTTGTGAAACCTGTTTGTTCCTGGGTGACTGGCACAACCATCGTGCGTCTATCAACATTGTGACCTTGAACTACAGTTTGCGAGCGCTGGAGCACATGAATGACAACTTTGAACAGGTTTATTTCATTCCGGGCAATCACGACCTATACTATCGCGACAAACGTGACATTCAGAGTGTGGAGTTTGCCAGGCATTTGCCTCGTGTGACCATCTGTAATGATTGGTTCACAGATGGCGGGGTGACCATTGCTCCCTGGCTGTGTGGCGATGATCACAAACGCTTGACCGCCATGAGTGGTCAGTATCTGTTTGGTCACTTTGAACTGCCGGGCTATCTCATGAACGCCATGATAGCCATGCCCGATCATGGTGCAATCCAGCGTGATGATCTTGGCGGCTTTGGTCATGTGTTTACTGGGCACTTTCACAAACGTCAGACCAAAAAGAACATCACCTACATCGGCAACTGTTTCCCTCACAACTATGCTGACGCCGGAGACGACGAACGTGGCATGATGATCCTGGAGTGGGGACAAGAGCCTGAGTATCATGCTTGGCCCGATCAGCCCACTTATCGCGTGTACGGCTTGGCCAACTTGATTGATAATGCAGCTGATATTCTTCGGCCCAAGATGCATGTGCGTGTGAACTTGGATATTGACATTTCATACGAAGAAGCCAACTACATTAAAGAAACATTTATCCGTCAGTACAATCTACGAGAAATGAGCTTGAATCCCACCAAGCGAGGCGATGTTGAGACCGACGCGGCGCCAGGCGAAATCAAGTTTGAATCAGTAGATCAAATTGTAACTGATCAGATCACCAACATTGAGTCAGAGTTTTACGATTCCAAACTGTTGCTGCAGATTTACCAGAACCTGTGATTCACACTATGAATCTGTATAAGAAAAATAACACTTATGGAGAGCTCAAATCTGTAGTGCTAGGCAGTTACTACTATCCTGATTATTTTAAGTACATAAAAAATTCAGCGGTTCGAGAGCCACTGATGAAAATTGCCGAAGAGATAAATCAGGATCTTGATCAATTTGAAAATTTTTTAAAAACAAAAAATGTCAAGGTAATACGTCCAACGTTACCTGGTGTAGATCAATTTAACGGTTACATAGAGACGCATCAACAATTACCGACTCCCCCATTACAACCTAGAAACAATCATTCAGTAATTGGCAACGAACTGTACAAATTAGATTGTGCGGTGCCAGAAATTGATCAATGCCTGTTGCAATACAATGCAACCACGGTTGATTTATTAACAAAAAATAAAGAATTTTATCAAAAATCTATACAATCTAATTCAGATTGTTTTCATAATGGGACATGGTTTTCAAAACAAAAATATCAAGAATTAGCTGGACCCGACTGGCCCCAATTTGAGCACTATGTTCAGGGAGCAGTTGCGTCCTTATCGCACATACAACAAGAAATAGATTCGTTTCAGTCAGTGTTAAAGTATAACAATCGAGATTTTGGCCCGCTTCTGGGCCCTAATATTTTTCCAACAGATCAGGGAATTGTTGTAGATTCGAATGAATATTGCAATTATGCTGGCTGGGCATCTGAGAATATAACTGACCAAAAACCCTACATATCTATTAGTACAGGTGCCGGTCATACAGATGGTTGTTTCATTGTGCTAGGACATAATACTATTCTAGGTATAGATCTGCTGATTAATTATAAAAAATATTTTCCTGGATACACAGTAATTCCAGTGCCTGATAAGAATTATATGGATCATGTGCAATCATTTTCACAGATGAAATCATTGGTTGGTGGTAGGTGGTGGGTAGATGGTGCTGAACACAACTTTGATTTTATTAATTTTGTAGAAAACTACTGTTCAGCCTGGACAGGCTATGTCCAAGAAACTGTGTTTGATGTCAACGTATTTGCAATAGACCCTGACACTGTGTGTGTTTCTAATGCCAATCAGTCAATTATAGATCAACTGCACTGTCGTGGAATCAATGCAGTAGTAATTCCTTGGCGTCATAGATTTTTTGTTGACGGTGGACTTCACTGTATTACATTAGATCTTTATAGAGAGTAACATGTACAACAATAAAAATATCTATTGTGTATGGTACCCCAGCGGAGGATTCGGTCATTTTATTAATACTGTCCTAACACATTACGGCACTGATTTTGTTAGACCAATCAACCCTGGGTATCAATTTTCTGCCACGGGCAACAGTCACCTCAATGAATTAGTGGCTCCAAAGTTTTCGTTCAATCCAAATGATTATGAATTTGACTTTGGGGAAACTACTAAACAATACTCTGTGTTGGTTGACAATGGCATCAACGATGAATCAAAGAATTTTATCACCACATTTCCTCAGGCCAAAATAATAAAAGTGTGCTACAGCACAATTACTTGGCCGGTTGTGGCATCAACTGCAATACACAAAGCCATGAAGTCTAATTTTGATTCGGAACTTGCAGTTGACCAACTTGGGTGGTCAGGCTCAAGCAACTGGGCCCAACGAGAAAAATATTTTTTATTTCTTGCTGCTCACCATCATCGCATGATGTGGAAACCCGAAACAGACTATTATAATCTTTTGGTCGACGACATGCTGAACTACAATGTTTTTTATAGCCGGCTTAGTGAGTTTGGAATCGAGTTAACAGATTTTTCAAAGCTCTGGGACTCATGGTACAAACATAATCAGAAATACATTTTTCCAGTTGTTTTTGCTAAAAAAGTTATGGATGCGATCGATCAGAACCAAAGTATAGATATATCACATTGCCAAGATCTCTGGACTCAAGCTGTGGTAAACTATTTTATCTGGGATAGATTTAATTACACAGTGCCAGCAAACGATTTTGCTAACTGGTTCACTAACACAGATCAAATCATTGCCTTGTTGGCACAACAACATGCATCAGCTTGATCGTTTGGATATCATGATTGCGTATTCGTGCAATCTTGCGTGTCAAGGGTGCATCAGTATCAGCGACCAACCAAGAGATGGTATTGAACCTTATGAGAACATAGTTGCACAAATTGATCAATGGAAATCTGTTATTAGTCCAGCAGTGATTGCTATTTTTGGTGGTGAGCCATGTTTGCATCCAAAGCTGATTGAAATTTGTAAACATGTTAGAGCTGCATGGCCCAACACTGTTATACGTCTGATTACCAATGGCTATTTGCTAGATAACTTTGATGCTGACCACTGGTTTGAACTAGGAACAGTTGAAATACAAGTAAGCGTTCATAGAAAAGATCACGAACATGTGTTGAATCAAAAAATTAAAAATATCTTGGTAAAGCGTAAACCATGGACAGTCTCAATAAATCAAGAAGACCATCAGCACAAACAGATCCAATGGCAACACAAGTCTATATCTATATACAAAAGTATTTTTAAAGATTTCGTAGTGCCGTATCAACACAACAACAATCAAATACTTCCATGGAATAGCGATCCGGCTGCTGCTCATAAAATTTGCGGAGCTCCAAATACTCCAATTTTATACAAAGGTAAATTATACAAGTGCCCGGCGGTGGCCAATGCTATTGATATTACTAAACAAAATTGGTTTAAATATCGGGCCGTAGGATCCAATGATGACCTGAATAATTTTATTGATAGCATTGGCGTTCCTGAGCCAGTGTGTGGACAATGTCCTAATCAGTTGCAGGCTGTAGTCGTTGATCATTTTGATCGGAAAAATGTTGTTGTCAAACAAAAAAATATTAACTAGTGGCTGTGGCGTTAGCTGGAGTGGTCAGAGCAAAAAAACCTGGGTCAACGTACTTAAAACTCTCGGAGGAAACATTGTTGATGTAGGCGGTCCTGCAGTCAGCAACCAATGGGTACTAGATCGTGCAATTGAACATATGACTCAGACTAACAACATTACTCATGCAATAATTCAATTAACCAGTTTGGGCAAACTTGATGTTGAAGTAGATCAAGAAAGAATAAATGAATTAGTAACTCCCGACTCTTTAAGAAATTTTGTCATACAAGGAGTTTGGCCTAGTAGTGTTAGCCTAGAGCACCAATCAAAAAAACTTTGGGATAAATGGTTATCAAGTCCTAGCTTGGAATTACAAAGTATCTGTTGCAAACTAGTATTGTTAGCTCACTGGTGCAGCAGCCACAACATTGAACTAGTAGTATTCCAGGGCTACACTTTGCCATGGAATGACATTCAGAAATCTCAACTGTGCAGTATTCTCAATTTTGACATTGATCCTGCTGTCCCTGAATATCATGCATCAGATTTTTATCAATGGCATGATTATAGCAAACAGAATACGGTGCCTTGTTTGGAATTTCAAATTGAGTTGGCCCACAGAGTTAGCAAAAAAATTGACTCAGTTTTACATGATCGAGTGACGCTGGCTCGGCAGCAGTACTTTTCTAAGTATCATCCTGGATGATTGTCAAAATCTTTTACTTTTGCACACAATGTTGCTATAATAAAAGACCTATTGGAGCCAAAGATTGATCAATCTTAAAAAACTAACTGTTCGAAATTTTATGAGTGTGGGCAATGCCACACAAGGCATCAACTTTGATCGCAATGACCTAACTCTAGTGCTGGGTGAGAATCTAGACTTAGGCGGTGATGGTAGTCGCAACGGCACAGGTAAGACCACAATCATCAATGCGCTGAGTTATGCCTTATATGGCAATGCACTCAGCAACATTCGCAAGGATAACTTAGTAAACAAGACCAACAGCAAAGGCATGTTGGTGAGCCTAGACTTTGCAGTAGGCACACAAGAATACAGAATTGAGCGTGGTCGTAAACCCAACGTGCTCAAGTTTTACGTCAACAACGAAGACCTCAGTGCCACAGACGATGCACAAGGTGACAGTCGCGAAACCCAGGAAGCAATCGAACGAATCCTGGGCATGAGTCACGACATGTTCAAACACATTCTGGCCTTAAACACCTATACTGAACCGTTCTTGAGTTTGAAAGCCAATGATCAGCGTACCATCATCGAGCAGTTGCTGGGTATCACTCAGTTGAGCGAACGTGCTGATCGTATTCGCGAGCTCAACCGCGAAACCAAAGAATCAATCACTCAAGAAGAAATGCGTATTCGGGCCGAGCAAGAGGCTAACAAACGAATTGAAGAACAGATTGAAAGTCTCAAACGCAGACAAGTATTGTGGCAGAAGAAATACGACAGTGATCTTGCGTACTTGGTTTCACAGTATGACGATCTCATGAGAATTGATATTGCAGTTGAACTGGCAGCACATCAGGCATTAGCTGTGTGGTCCGAAAAGAAAACTCAGTACGATGCACAAATCAAGCTGCTGGCTGCTCAACGTGTGTGGCGTCAGACACAGACCAAGGATGTTGAGACCATGCAAACTGAGTATGCTAGACTCAGTCATGTGGATATTGCTGCAGAACTGCAAGCACATGCTGACCTAACAGCGCACACTCAGCAGAGCCAACTCCGAATTGCGTATGACCACAAAGTCGAAAGCTTGCGCAAAGAGATCACAAAAGAAGACAAAAATTACAACAAGTTGTTGGCTGAAGTTGCCACACTACAAGAACACCGATGTTATGCATGTGGTCAAGATTTTCACGATGACCAACACACCAGTGTTTTGGCCAGCAAGGTAGAATTACATGCTGCTAGCAAGAATACCCTAGATGATTTACGGTCGCAGCTGGACGAGCTAGTGGCCAATCCTGTTGTTGTAGGGGACCGGCCCACAACACACTACTCAACTGAAGCTGAAGCAATTCGTCACTCCAGCGAACTGGACAATATTCAAGCCAAGATCCAAGCACGGCAGAACGAAACTGATCCTTATACGGAACACTTGAGTGCAGAGCCTGTGAGTGATCCAGGTGCTGCTCCTGTCACACACTATGACACTGAGGCTGCTGCTGTCAAGCACTCCACAATGGTCAATAGTTTACTTCAACAGATCACTACCAAGCATGGCGAAACTGATCCTTACGGTGAGCAGATCATTGACATGCAAGTGCAAGCCTTGAAAGAAATCACTTACGAACGTCTCAACGAACTGGTACGACTGCAAGAGCATCAGGACTTTTTGCTCAAGCTGCTGACTTCAAAAGATAGCTTTATTCGTAAAAAGATCATTGACCAGAACTTGAGCTATCTCAACAGCAGACTCACACACTACCTGGATCGCATTGGCCTGCCGCACACTGTGACATTCCAGAATGACCTCACTGTGATGATCGAAGAACTGGGCCGCGAGCTGGACTTTGACAACCTAAGTCGTGGTGAACGTAATCGCTTGATTCTCAGCATGAGCTGGGCATTCCGTGACGTATTCGAAAGCCTGTACCAACCCATCAACTTGTTGTTTATCGACGAACTGATTGATTCGGGCTTGGACACAGCTGGTATGGAAAGCTCATTGAGTATTCTTAAACAAATGAGTCGAGAACGCAACAAGAGCGTGTGGCTGGTGAGTCACCGTGATGAACTGGCTGGCCGTGTGGAAAACATTTTGCGAGTGGTCAAAGAAAACGGCTTTACTAGTTATGACTCAGCTGACATTTGAAAGGTGTTGACCCTGTATGGAAATCAAAGCATCAATGTTAAAAACATATAAAATCTCCATTGCCAACGTTGATCATGCGTGTTTGTTGGTCAATGACCAGGTGTGCACACCAACCGACAAAGATAACTGGGCGGTCGAAGTCAATGACCAGTCAATTGTTAAAATAACATATGATTCAGGAACTCCTGTACTTAGAGTAAATAATTTTTTAATAAATCACTGGCTTGCTGATGTAGTAGCTTTGCCAGGATCTATTGAATTTTGCCCAGGGTTAAATTTTTCTGAAAAATATAACCACAAAGACAAACAAGGAAGATTAATGAGTCTCAACAATGTATCTGACCAAGTGCTAGACAGAAATGTCGGGAGAGGCTATCATGAATCTCTAGTGCAAGAACTCAAAAAATTACTTGATGAAAAACGCAATATTTTTTAACTTGCCCCTGACCGAAACTGGAATTCCACCGGCTAGTGTGGCCGCACTGGCTCCTGTTTTTAAATCAAACAACATCAATTTGGTACTTAAAGACGTCAACATTGATATTGTTGATTCAATCGATTCAGTGTTTTATGACACCTTCTGGGACTGGTGCCAACGTACCACTACATTAACTGCTGACAATAAACTCAAATTGATCAACTGGATTGACGTGTACCTTGATTCTGTAGAACCAAGTACTGACTTATTTGCAATCAGCGTGTTCAGTATCTACAGTGTTAGTTTTGCTACAATTTTTCTAGAAAGACTAAAAATTAAGTTTCCCAATACGCCGCTGCTGGTAGGCGGCAATGGTGTCAGCAGCAATTTGGGAACAGAAACACATAACAAAACATACGGAGAATTTTTGCTAGCCCATGACATGGCTGACAATGTTATTTTTGGAGAAGGAGAAATTGCACTAGATCATTTTTTAAAAAATCTAACTTATCCTGGTATCAACAAAAATAATCCTGTACAAATTGAAAATTTAGATCTGCTGCCGGCTTCAGATTTTAGCATGGTAAACTTTGATCAATATCATAGTCGGCGTTTGCTGATCACTGGCAGCAGAGGGTGTGTGCGAAAATGTACGTTTTGTGACATTGAGAATACCTGGCCTAAATTTCAACATCGAAGCCCTGAAAACATACTCAACGAAATAATAAAAAACAAACTAGAATACGGAATCAGCCAATTTGAATTTACAGACAGCCTGATAAATGGCAGCATAAGTTCCTGGATCAAATTTAACGAACTGTTGGCCAATGCCAAACAAAAAGATCGAGACCTACAAGATATAACATATTCAGGACAATTTATCTGCAGACAAGAATCAAGTCATCCCAAACTGATGTATGAGTTGATGCACCATGCTGGAGCAACTCAGTTGACTGTGGGAATTGAAAGTTTCAGTGAAAAGATTAGAAATCTAATGAAAAAAAAGTTTTCTAACAAAGCAATTGACTACCATCTAGAACAGTGCGGCTACTGGGGGATTCCAAATATATTTTTGATGATTGTTGGGTATCCTGGCGAGACTGCTGATGATCATCAGCAAAACATTGATGCATTGTACAAATATCAAACATTTTCGGACATGGGAACCATATTCATGATGAGATGGGGTTTTACCATGCACATATATCAGGACACACAGTTGTACAAACAAAAAAATGAGCTAGGGTTAATTCTCAATGACAATGTAGAAATTGATGGATTTTATACCTGGGTAAGCAGTTTTGATTTGTCACTCGATATTGTTGAAAGAATTCGACGACGTGTTGAATTGCATGAATTGTCATACAATCTTGGATACAGCCAACCAAATACCTATAGTGAACTGAATAGTTTAAAAAGTTTACTGAAGTCGTATGACTCAACCACGACTAAAAAATTAATTCAGATGCGCACCAAATGACCATTTCTACACTCAATGCCAATCAAGAAATCTTGTTAAAATGGGATCACTGGCACATAGAGCCGTCGAGTATCTGTGCAATAAAATGCCCAAGATGCCCAAGAGCAGAAGTACCCGACAGCTTGTTAAATCGACAATTGGATCTGAGTTTTTTTAAAAATCAAATTGGTGTTGACATTGTTCGACAAATTAAAAAAATAACATTTTGCGGAAATGATGGTGATCCCATTTACTGTCGAGAATTTTTAGAAATTATTAAATGGATCAAAGATGTACATCCCAGCATCCAGTTAACCATCATAACCAATGGCAGCTATAAAAATGCAGCATGGTGGAATGAACTAGCACTCACGCTGGACAGCAAAGATCACATGCACTGGAGTATTGACGGATGGGATCAACAGTCAAATCAGCAATACAGAATCAATTCAAACTGGGATTCTATCATTAGTGGAATCAAGTCATTTAATTCTGTCAACACAGACACATACAAAACTTGGGCAGCGATTGGTTTTAAATTCAACGAACACAGCATACAAGAAATAAAAAGTTTGGCAAAATCATTAAAATTTGATCAGTTTCAATTGACCAAGAGCACTAAATTTGGGTCAAAGTACCCAGCAGCATACGGAACCAACGATGTGCTGGAGCCCAGTGATAAAAATTTAATCAGTGTAGATTTTCGTTTTGAACGCCAACTTGAATCATTCGGCGACAAAACACACCCAGACACAAAAATTAAAAAAATCTTTTTGCATCGAGCCAATGATTTAAAAAATACTGATCATTCAGCCATTTGTTTCATTGGCAACAAAGGGGTATTTTTAAACAGTCGCGGGGAATTTTATCCCTGTTGTTGGACTGCCAACCGTTATGAACACAATCAAGCATGGCAAGGAAAATTCAATCTGAATCAGAGATCTTTTAAAGAAATTTTGAATGATTCTTTCTGGACCACTGAATTTTTAAAATTTGACAATTTAGAATGTAAAACCAAATGCACCAAACAAAAACTCAATGATCTGCAGCACACAACAGAATGGTAGAAATTAATAGCATTCGTGAATTTTATGATAACTACAACGGCAACAACTTTAAAACACAATGACATGGCTTTATCAATCTCAACTGGTGGAAACACTACCCGAAGATTGTGTGGGCTTTGTATACTTAATCACCAATAATCTATCTGGACGCAAGTACATAGGCAAAAAACTAGCAAAATTTAGCCGGACCACTCTCAAAACAGTCAAGCAAAAAAACGGCATCAAAAAGAAAAAGAAAGTTCGCAGCAAGGTCGATTCAGACTGGCGCGAGTACTACGGTTCTAGCCCGGAACTTTCTCGAGACATTGAACTATTAGGCACCGAAAACTTTACCAGACAAATACTTTACTATTGCAAAAGCAAGGCAGAATGCAGTTATGTTGAAGCCCGCGAACAGTTTGCAAGGCAAGTATTAGAATCACAAGATTATTACAACGGCCATATACAAGTAAGAGTACATGGCTCTCATATCATAAACCGAATTTAAAGCAGTCGACGGCTTGCACAGGCCAATCACGTGTGCTCTTGACCTGGATCACGGATCTCAGGGATGGAAGTCTTGCCGCTGCAGCAAGCACTCAGCAACTATCCTTGACCGGACGACGATCGCCAAATGCTGCGGTTTTGCTGTTTGAAGATGAATAAAAAGCCAAAAAGACGCATGAGTAATCATGCACGTTTGTACGCATGTTAGCGTATGTGGTACAAACCGCCGTTGTGATAAAGACGCAGCTCGAGGTACAGGACAACCGCCTCTGCAATGCTGTAACGCTAAGTGACTTGCCCGACTCGGATGAAGTTTCTTTGCCCTGTGCGGGCAAAGTGTGACCATAAGATCTGGATGAAGCATTTAATCGCTTCGCTCTTGAAACAGTTGATTAACGAGCGACAGCGAAGTTAATAGATGTGCGTAGCACATCTTGACAGTTAGAACTGATCTGGCCAATCTCTAAACAATGCATGTTGAATAGTTGAACAATCCACAAACTGATTGAATGAGCGATGTTTGTCTTCGAGTTCACCTTCAAGTGGTGCTACTCGTTTGAATGCTGAATCCATCTGTGCCATGTCTCTAAACTCCATCAGGATCATAAATTCTGGCATGTCTGCGATGCTACGAAATCCCATCTTGCAGCGTGTGATTCTGTAGGTTTCCATGCGTCCTTCACTCACCAAGTGATCAAAGAATCCCTTCATGTTGTTGACCCAGTCAAGATCAGAAATGTCGCCAGCCTTGTTGGCCCAAATTGTATATACATCCATAATTTACTCCGCGGGTCCCAGTAGTTCGAACCCATCTATTTCCTGTTTGTACAAGTGTGCTTGCTCAAGGTACAGGTATTCAAACCCCCGAGCACGATAAATGGCACACTCTGTTTTCATTGTTTCTATGCCTAGCCGTAACCGTGGATTATGATAATTCCAGGCAAACTGGTCACACAAGGCATTACAGTCGTCAAAGCGTCTGATCAGGCTCCAAGCCACCAGTTGATCTTGATCGTAGTAGCCTATCACGTCGGCCATGGGATCTGTATATCTGCTGTGAAACATGGGCATGACACTGGCAAAACGTTTGTGATTGCAGTACTGCCTGTAAATTTGGTCCAACTGATCAAGTGTATGTGGATCTCTATCCACAATGTATCGCCAGGTCACTGTGGGTGTGTACAGGGTCTTGGCCAAATTGATTCTAGCAAACTGGTAGCTCATGCTCTGGGATCCTGCCGATGTTCAAACAACTGCTGCAGGTACTCTTCTGGCCAGGCGTGATAGAAACCCTTGTTGGCCATCATGCGAGCTTTGACATCAAGGTCACTGAGACTTTGGCACATGGCCAGGGCCCATGTACCTTGGTTCATACAGACGCCATTCACTATCTCTGGATCATCAGGATGATCCTCTAACACAATCATGTCAGCAGCCAGCAAGAAATCTTGATTGGCAGCACTTAGCCTGGGCTCAAAACATTCTCGAGTCCAGGCCACAGGATCGTACGCAAAAATTACCACTTGTGCGCTGCCGAGCCCTTGTGCAGCCAGTGCTTCAAGATCAAAGTAAGGATCAGTGCCCAGTCGTATGTCCACTTGATTGTTGAGTCTGGCTCTGCGAGCATAGGGGCACGGGCTCCAGTTGCCCAGGGCCGGATGTGGTACTTCAAGAAAATTTTCAGACCAGGCAAGTATATCCTGTTTGACTTGTTGTAAATCCATTAGAAGAAAGGTAGTTTGCTGTTTTTGGTAGTCTCAAGGTTGTCTTTGATCAATTCACTTACTAAAGATCTTTCTTGAAAACTCATTTGCATTATGTCGTTGTAGGTGGCACCACCTCGCATGTACCAGGCCATTTTGAGGCTTTGCTGTCTAATTGAATCTGCCTCCTTGTCCATGCGCTCAATCATGGCAGAAATTTCCTCAGAGTTTGAGGTTAGGAGGCGTCCTCGAAAAAACTGGTCTGGTCCATGGTCAACTGCTGTTGGTACTTGTGTTGACAACTTGAACATTCAATGTTGAGTGGTTCTATGTCGCTGACTTGACGCAGCGCAATGATGTGATCTTTTAATCGATTAAACAGCTTGCGATCACAGTTGGCCACAAACTCATGAATGTATTCAATTTCAGTTACCAGTGCCTGCGGTGTGCGGATGCTGGCAATGCTCCATTTGAGTGCATCAATTGTGAGTTCTGTAATTTTACCTAGAGTTTTGTTGAATTCAACAATTTTTTCATCGTCTGACAGATCACTCAGTTGAATGGCCTGGATAGTTTTTTGCTGCTCAAACTGTTGTTGATTGCTGATGTTCTGTGCATGATAATTCATGGGATGGAAGCTGATCACAAGATCTCCGTGTTCCAGAGTTTTATGAAAATCACCAGTTTTGAGTTTGTCCAGTATCTGCCGTAGATCCAATCCATATTCTGAATCTGTGTTGCAAGATGGACAAGTTGTGGTCATCTCCATTTCGTGTCCGTAGCTGGCAATGCGAATGGCCACCAGTGCAGCATTTAGATCAGTGGTGGGCATTTTCCAAGCATCGCGGATGGCAGGAATACAACTTTGAATCACACTGACCACAGCTTGGCCGTTGTACAGGGCATCTGGGGTGCGATATGTGATCTCGTCAATGGCTGTCATGGGAAATACCGGCAGTTCTTGATTGCTGGGCATGTCTAAACTGCCATCTGGCCAAAACTCTCCCCCGGACGGTAGTCGCAGGTAAATGGCTGGCTGTCTAAAAAATTGTTTCAACGGGTTCGCAGATTGGTTCATAAATCACCTATAAATATAAGCTACTTATGGGCACAATTAATGGCTAACGAAAATTTAGACTTACGAGAGTTACAAGAATCTATTAGAGAACTATCTGAATCTTTGGGTTCGTTGTCGGGTGTTACCGCACAGGCATCTGGCGCTGGAACTGCCATAGCAGGTCTAACTACCACAGCCAACAGTTCTGCAGGAGCAGAACGGGCCAAAGCAAAAGTACTAGAAGCAGCATCCAAGAGCACCAGAGACGGACTGACTTCTTTGGCCAAAGCAGCAGGAGCAGCTGGTGCTGCCATGTACAACGGCCAAAAAGGTGCGTCGGCTTTTAATGACACTATAGATCAAGGTGCCAATGCACTAAAAGCGTTTGGTGCTGCGTTGATGCTGCTGGGCGGCCCAATTGGACTGGTGGCAGGCGGCCTGATGATGTTGGTTGGCTCAGGAGCCAAACTGGTCAAAACCATCAATCAGCAGAGCGATGCTGTGTACAAAGGATTCCAGGATCTTTCTAGATCAGGAGGTGCTGCCAGCGACGGCATGACTGGCTTGTTTGCGGATGTACAAAAACTGGGTCTGGGATTTCAGGACCTGGGAACACTCACAGCTCTTGTAGGCGAAAGCAGCAAAGAACTTGCACTGTTTGGTGGCAGTGTGTCACAGGGTCGCAAACAGTTTGCCAACATGGGCCAGGCCATGGCACCGTTCCGCGAAAGCTTGATGAATGCTGGCATGACCCAGGAAGAAATCAATGCTGCCAGCATGGGATACCTGCGTTTGCAAACCAGAATTGGACAAACACAAAACAAAACAGCTGATGAATTGGCCAACGGTGCAAGAAAGTACTTGATTGAACAAGATGCTTTGACCAAGCTCACAGGCATGACTCGCAAGGAGCAGGAAGACGCACGTGAAGAAATTCGCAGCCAAGAAAGATTTGCTGCTGTGTTGATGGAAATGCGAGCCAAAGGTCAGCACAAAGAAGCACAAGAACTTGAAGATTCATATTTGATTCTCAAGAGCCAGAGCAAAGAAGCAGCACAGGGTTTTGCTGACGTATCAACAGGCATGCTCACAACCGAAGCAGCACAAAAAAGTTATCTTGCAACTCAGGGTGAGAGCATGCGAACCGCTGAGCGTATCAAAGCCGGCGAACTGACTGCAGCTCAAGGCGCACAGCGAGTTGCGGCTGCACACGGTGCAAATGCTGATGCCATGGGCGCATCACTAGGCAAGATGGGAGTTTATAATCAGACATTTGGTGACCTAGCAGCAGACCTGCGCCTCAAAGGCATGAGCGAAGGCGACATTGAAGAAAAACTGAAAAAAATCAAACAAGATCAGATTGATCAAGGTGTTACTGGTAAGAAAGCAGCAGATGGTGCACAACAGGCACAGACCGACATGCGCATAAGCCAGCAAAAATCCATGTTGGCACTTCAGGCCATGATTGATCAGGGAGTTGCGCCGGTGACATCAGTAATGGCAACCCTGGCAAAAGTTGTAGAACATGTTACCCTGGGCCTTACCAAGCTGTTGAATATGCTGGGCATGGGTCCAGAGAAAGAAAAAACCAAAGAAGAAAAAGAAACAAACGAAGCTTTAGAAAAACGCAAACGCGAGGTCATGGATGCAGAATGGAAAGTGGTCAATGCCAAAGGCGAGTACGATAAAAAAATAGCAGCAGCAGAACTCAAGGCAGCCAAATCCAAACTTCAGGATGCTGAAGTAGCACAAAAATACACCAAAGATCGTGCTTCGGGCAAAACAATGCCAAGCAATGCTGGTGCTGATGAGTTTGGTGGCGCTGGTGCCAGCATTGTTGGAGCAGACGAAGATGTAGCCCCCGGGGTAAAGCGAGGACTTGCAGCCGCAAGTAGTGGGGCAGCAGCAGCTTCTAAAGTAACCGGCGGCGCATCGTCGGGCAAGACGGGAGCTAATAATCAGCCATCAGGCGGACCCAGTGCACCTTCAGAAGTTGAGGGTTCCCAAGGGCCTGTCTCAACTGCTAAAGCAGCAGATGTTTTGGAATTTACTGCAAGATCAGGCAGTTCCAGTGCTTTTGAAGCATTGGACAACAAAATCAAAGCTGCTACAATAGCAGCAGCAGAAGAATACTACAAGACCACAGGAAAAAAATTCATAATCAACAGTGCCAAGCGAGATCCTGCTGATCAAGAACGACTGTGGAATGAAAGTGTAGCAGCTGGACGTCCAGGCAAAGGTCCCACAGGCATGGCAGTGGCCCAGCCCGGTCGGAGTCCGCACGAAAAAGGTCTTGCAGTCGACATACAAAACTACAACGATCCTGCTGCAGTAGCAGCCATGAATCGTCGAGGTCTCACGCAAAAAGTTCCTGGGGATCCTGTGCACTTTTCGTTCGGCGACGGGGGCATTGCAACAGGTCCCAAGTCTGGATATCCAGCAACCCTGCACGGAACTGAAGCAGTAATTCCATTGAAAAATGGATCAGTGCCAGTGAGTTTGAGCATGGCTGACAGTGCAAACATGTTTGGTAAAAATTCTGGGGATGCAGCTGGACAAATGAGTGGTGGACTGGCAGCATTGAAAAACATGGCGTTGAATCTAGGTGGAAACAACCAGAATCTGGGCCTGGCCGAAATTACCAACAAAATGTTGCCAGACATTGGCAATGATATTGGTGAAAAAATTAAAGAAATCAGCAAGAATTCTGAATCAACTACTACATCGATCATCGGGCAAATGACCAAAGATCTAAAGCAATCGTTCACTGATGCAATCAAAAATATTGTTCCTCAAGATTCAGGATTCAGTTCCAAGCAACTGGAGTTGATGTCTGCCATGATACAAGAACAAAAAGCCAGCAACAGCATCCAGGAAAAGTTACTGCGTGCTGCAGCCAGCTAACGGTAAATAAACAACTATGGCAGATAAAAATTCTCAAGGCTGGAAGAAGTACTTCAAGGTAGCAGATACTTCGGGACAACTGAGCCCTATATCGGGCAAAAATCAATACGGCCTAGACGGCTACCCCAAAAATGACGGAACCAACAGTGTAGCACAGGCAGACTTTGTGTTTCGCAACTATGCCAGCCGACTGCCCGAAGTGTATTCAGGACACCCCAACCGTATTGAACGCTACAATCAGTACGAGAACATGGACATGGATTCAGAAATCAATGCTTGCCTGGACATCATTGCTGAGTTCTCAACACAGTTGAGTGAGACCAACGGCACCCCGTTTGAAGTCAAGTACAACGACACTCCTACAGATCACGAAATTGGCATCATCAAAAAGCAGTTGCAGCAGTGGGTCAAGCTGAACAAGCTGGACCAACGTGCGTTCAAACTGTTCCGCAACACCATCAAGTATGGCGATCAGATATTTGTGCGTGATCCCGAAACATTTGAAATGATGTGGGTAGACATGAGCAAAGTGGCCCGAGTGATTGTGAACGAATCAGAAGGCAAGAGACCTGAACAGTATGTGATTCGTGACATCAACCCCAACTTTCAAAACATGACTGTGGCGGCCAAGACCACCACAGACTACATGACCAACCCCATTACAGGCTCGATCTCGGGTGCATCCAACTACACTATGCCCAACGGCGGCAGCGGTGGTGGCGTGGGCAACAGTCGCTTTACACAGGCACAAAACGAAGTGTGCTTGGATGCCAAGCATGTGGTTCACCTGAGCCTGAACGAAGGCCTGGATGTGTTTTGGCCGTTTGGTCGTAGTGTGCTGGAACAGATTTTCATGGTGTACAAGCAGAAACAACTGCTGGAAGATGCTGTGTTGATCTATCGTGTGCAACGTGCTCCAGAGCGGCGAATCTTCAAAATTGATGTGGGCAACATGCCTTCGCATTTGGCCATGGCGTTTGTGGAACGTGTCAAAAACGAAATGCATCAGCGGCGGATTCCTACCACCACAGGTGGCGGCAACAACATGATGGACAGCAGTTACAATCCACTTTCAATCAACGAAGATTACTTTTTCCCACAGGGACAAGACGGTCGTGGAAGCAGTGTAGAAACATTGCCGGGCGGTCAGAATCTTGGCGAAATTGATGACTTGAAGTATTTCAACAACAAAATGGCTCGTGGTTTGCGTGTGCCGTCGAGCTACTTGCCCACAGGCCCAGACGACTCAGACCGTGTGACCAGCGACGGTAAAGTGGGTACAGCCTTGATCCAAGAGTATCGTTTTAACCAGTACTGTGAACGCCTGCAGGCCTTGATTGCGCAGAAAATGGACGACGAGTTCAAGATGTTCTTGAAGTGGCGTGGATTTAGCATTGACTCTGGCCTGTTTGCACTGCGGTTTAATCCACCACAGAACTTTGCTAGTTACCGTCAAAGCGAACTAGACAACACCAGAATTCAAGCATTTCAGGGTCTGGAGCCCTTGCCCTACATGTCAAAACGTTTTATGCTGGAACGCTTCTTGGGCTTGACTGAAGAAGAAATCAAGAAAAACGAAGAGTTGTGGCGCGAAGAGCGTGACGATCCACAGATGCAGCCCACCACTGGACAAGACCTACGTAGTGTAGGTATCACTCCTGGTGCACTGGAAACTGACATTGCCACAGGCGAAGAAATTGGTGCCATGGAACCTGCTGGGGCACTAGGCGGGGACATAGGCGGCGCAGCAGCACCTGGTGTGGCCCCTGGTGGTGCTGGAGCTCCGCCTACTGCAGCACCACCAGCAGCATAAATAACTGTATGATTCTGCAAGAATTTTTCAACAAAGAGCCTGAAGCCTACCAGGACGTAGCGCAAGACAACAGCCAGCCACAGCTGGGTGACTTGCGTAAGACCCACTTGACCTTGCGGCAACTGAACAAACTGCGAAAAATGAATGATGTTCGCACAGTTGAATACAAAGAAAAACTCAAACTGGTGCGTCAGCAATACGCACCGCCAGCACAGCCTGCCATGTGATTTTTGTCTGACCTGACAATTTATCACCATTTTTGCATCTAAAAGCACCAAGTTTTTGCCTCCTGTGTAAATAACATTACACTTTACCTAACAGGAGTTTCTTTATGAACAAATTTGAACAGTTGATCGAATACGTGATCAATGATGAAGAGCAAAAAGCTCGTGCCTTGTTTCACGACATCGTTGTGGGCAAAAGCCGCGAGATTTACGAGAACTTGATGGCTGAAGAAGCCGAAGAGGATCTTGACGAAAGCATGGAAGAAGTCGATGAAGACGCCATGGGCGGCGACGCTGCTGATGACTTGATCGACGACGTAGAAGCCGAAGAGCAAGACGACATGAGCATGGAAGCCGAAGGCGACGACATGGGCGACGAAGACATGGGCGACGAAGACATGGGCGACGACATGGGCAGCGAAGAAGGTCTTGAAGACCGCGTGATGGATCTGGAAGACAAACTGGACGAACTCATGGCTGAGTTTGAAGGCCTCATGAGCGGCGACGACATGGGCGGCGACGGCGACGGTTTTGGTCCAGACGAAGGCGGAGACGCTATCGAAATGGACGACACAGAAGAAATGATGCCTGAAATGGGCAACTATGGCATGATGGAGAACGTGAGTCTCAAAGCAGCCCCCAAGCCAGTGACTGCTGAAGAAGGCGGTGTCAACAAGAAGTCCACAGTGGCTGCAAATGCAGGCGCAAAAGGTCCTGTTGGCAGCACAGTCCGGCCTGTGAGCACAACCGGTGCTGAAGCACAAGGTCGTTCTGCTCCCCCAACCAAGGACTTGATTGGCCGAGTTGGTAACACACCAGCTCAAGGCACACAAAAGCCCAGCGCAGCCACCAAGCCCAAACTAGGCCAAGAAGGCGGCATCAACAACAAGTCTATTGTACCCGGCAAGCACAACTAAAATGACTTACCTAAAAGAACAACTTACCTTCCACCAAGCCAACATTCAGGTTCTTGAAGAAGCTGATGTCAGCGGGGGTAAGAACCTGTATCTCAAAGGTATTTGTATTGAAGGTAACAAACGCAACGCCAATGACCGAATATATCCCCTGCACGAAATAACTCGTGCAGTCACTACCATCAACCAACAGATCAAGGAAGGTAATTCCGTGTTGGGTGAAGTGGACCACCCGGATGATTTAAAAATCAACCTTGATCGGGTTTGCCACAGTGTTGACGGTATGTGGATGGAAGGTGATGCCGGACACGGCAAACTCAGAATCTTGCCCACCCCCATGGGTGACTTGATCAAGACTTTGCTGCAATCTGGAGTCAAACTCGGAGTGTCAAGCCGCGGCAGCGGCAACGTTGACGATAGAACAGGACATGTAAGTGACTTTGAAATAGTCACTATAGATGTGGTTGCCCAACCCAGCGCACCAAATGCTTATCCCAAAGCAATCTACGAAGGTATGATGAACATGAAATATGGTCACAGATTACTGGAGATTGCTAAAGATGCTGGTCAGGACAACAAAGTGCAGAAATACTTGAAAAGCGAAGTGATTCGACTGATCAAGGATCTGAAAATCTAAGGAGAATCTACTAATGTTAGATGCAATCAAACCATTGCTAGATAGCGACTTGATCAACGAGGAAACTCGTACCGAGATTACCGAAGCCTGGGAAGCCAAGCTGACAGAAGCTCGCGAACAAGCCCGTGCAGAACTACGTGAAGAGTTTGCACAACGCTATGAGCACGACAAAACAGTCATGGTTGAAGCCCTGGATAGAATGGTAACAGAAGGACTCCAAGCAGAACTTCAACAAGTAGCAGCTGAAAAGCAGGCCTTGGCTGAAGACCGCGTAAAGTTTCAAGGCCGCATGAAAGAAAGCGCCACAAAGTTCAACAACTTTATGGTGACCAAGCTGGCTGAAGAAATTGGCGAACTGCGTCGAGACCGTAAGATGCACAGTGAAGGACTAGAAAAACTAGAAAACTTCATGGTGCATGCTCTGGCTCGTGAAATTCAAGAATTTGCTCAAGACAAGCGTGACGTGGTGGAAACCAAAGTGCGCTTGGTCCGTGAAGCACGTAGCAAACTTGAAACTCTCAAAGCACGTTTCGTAAAAGAAAGTGCTGAGAAAATGAGCCGCGCTGTTAGCAGTCATCTCAAGGCCGAACTGACACAACTGCAAGAAGACATCAAAGTTGCTCGTGAGAACAATTTTGGTCGTCGTATCTTTGAAGCGTATGCAGCAGAATTTGGTGCCACTCACTTGAATGAGAACGCCGAAGTTCGCAAGCTCAGCAGCCTGCTACAACACAAAGACAAACAGTTGGCAGAAGCCATCAAACTCACCGAACGAGCCAAAGTCGTTGTTGAGTCTAAAGAACGTGAAATACGTATGATCCGCGAATCCAATGAGCGTGAAAGCACAATGGAAATGTTGCTGGCTCCCCTAAACCGGGACAAAGCAGAAGTCATGCGTAATTTACTGGAGAGCGTACAAACATCCCGTTTGAAGAACGCCTTCGAAAAGTATCTACCAGCTGTGTTGGAAGATCGATCTGTGAAAGCTGCCAAAGTGATCACTGAATCGGTTACCGAAGTAACTGGGGATAAATCTGTTCCAAGTAGTCAGCAGGAAGACCGCGAAGCCAAAAGCAACGTGATCGACCTCAAGCGCCTGGCAGGGTTATAATTAATTTTATAGGAGACTTAAATGTCACAAGAACTATTAGAAAGCCGCTGGGGCGAGACCAAAGAAGCATTGCTCGAAGGTCTGAACGGTACCAAGCGCAACAGCATGGGTGTTATCCTTGAAAACACTCGCAAGTACCTGAAGGAAAACGCTTCCGCAGGTAGCACAGCAGCAGGTAACATTGCTACTTTGAACCGCGTGATTCTTCCAGTTATCCGTCGTGTTATGCCTACCGTTATTGCTAACGAGTTGGTTGGCGTTCAGCCCATGACCGGACCAGTTGGTCAGATCCACACTCTGCGTGTTCGCTACGCACAAAGCTTGACTGACAACTCAGCAGCTCAAACCAGCGTCAGCGCTGGTGAAGAAGCCTTGAGCCCATTCAAGATTGCACAAGCCTACTCCACAGTTCCTGGCACAGCCACCACAGCCACTAGCTACAACGGTGCTGCCACAGCTACCATGGAAGGCACAGGCGGTAAGCAAATTTCCGTACAGATCTTGAAGCAAGCTGTTGAAGCCAAGACCCGTAAGTTGCAAGCTCGTTGGACCTTTGAATCGGCCCAAGACGCACAAGCCATGCACGGTATCGACGTTGAAGCTGAAATCATGGCTGCTCTGGCACAAGAAATCACAGCTGAAATTGACCAAGAGATCCTGTTGAGCCTGCGTAGTCTGGCTGCTACAGAGTTCACTTACAACCAAGCTACTGTTTCTGGTACTGCTACATTCGTTGGTGACGAACACGC